TTCTTTGCGGCCGACTTCCGGCTGCTTTTTGTATTTGGTATCAAAAGGTCGTTCTACAGGGTGTGCCAGTAGAATAACTCGGTAAGTTATGAAAAATATACTTAAAGGCATATATATACTCTACCCGTATATGTTATGTATATTGTTTTGGGTAGTAATAATTTGTTTTTTATGTTACATAAGATTTACAACTACTTCGGTATGGATGGATTGCTTCATATAATTTGCAGCATAATCATCGTAAGATTTTCTGACTTATTTCTTCCTTTGTGGACAGCTGCGTTGATTGCGGCCGTTATCGGAGTCTCCAAGGAAATAATTTGGGACAAACTTTTGAAGAAAGGAACATTCGACAAGAAAGATATGATAGCGGATGCAATAGGTATTGCAATCGGATGTCTGTAGCTCGCATTATAAAAAAACAGTATTCATAGATGAAAAAGATTTTATATGACAACTGGATAGCCCGCACATTCCTCTGGGGTGATTACGACACCATTACGCTGGCCGCATGGGTCTGTACGAAATACAAGAATAAGAAGGAGATGCCACAGAGAATCAGGAATCATGAATGCACCCACGCACGTCAATGGGTGGAGTGCATGATAGTCAGCGGAGTAATCATCTGGGCACTGGTGATTTTTTCCGGAATATCTTCCTGGTGGTTCTGCATTTCCTTCCTCATGTTTTACGCACTTTATGTGCTGGAATATCTCGTAAAGCTCATGTTTTTTGGCAGAGAGGCATACAACCGGATCAGTTTTGAAAAGGAAGCTTACGAAAACCAGTATGATGACAATTACCTGGAGAATGTCGGCTATTTCGGATGGATAAGGTATCTTTTTAATTAAGTTCCCACACGTGAAAAGAATGAGAGACTGCATTTCATATACAGTCTCTCATTCTTTTTCAATCATCGAAATAACATAGATATTTTTCAAAGCTGGTATAGCTCTTATGACCTGAAGCACGCATGATTTCGAGAGGTCTGAATCCGCGCAGCACGTTTATAGTGATAAACGAGCGTCTGCTTGTGTGTGAGGATACAAGTTTCCATTTCGGGAAGAATGCCGTTTCAATCAGTCCGTTTACCTTTGTCTCCCTCTTAATCTCCTCACAGAACTCTCCGCCTATATGTCGTAACAGTTGTTTCAGGTATTTGTCATAACATGATATGTCGGTCTTTACCGGGGCTGAATAATCATATTTTTCAAGAATGCGGTAAGTAGTATTCCTGTCTATTGACATTTTCTCTATGTCTACGTATGCCATCATTCCGGTCTTCTGCTGAATCTGTCTGAAAATGTTTCTGTCAAAACATTTCCTTTCTATCCTTACCATATCCGAAAAACGCTGTCCTAGATTGCAGCTAAGCACAAACATATCCTTTACACGCTGCATGTGAGAAACATATTGCTTTCTCCTTGAAATGGAGCTTACGTCAAAATGATATATGTGGCTTATTTCATCGGCGGTAAGCGCAATCTGCTCATGGCAGTAGCTTGGAATTTTCAGCATATCGTAGGTGTCTGATATGCGGGCCCTGTGTCTTGCCGACCATTCCACAGAGGTCTTTAGCTGGCTGCACACGGTTTTTACGGTAGAGAGGGAAAGCTTTCTTTCTTTCGTAAGGAAGGAAATAAAATAAGTCCAGAAAAGTTCATTTACCTGTGAAGGGGAAATTGTACATCCAAAAAGTTTCTGGATGTAGTTTAGGTTGAAAAGAAGACATGAGAAATGTTTTCCGTATCCTTCAGAAAGACGATTCTTCACGCGGATCATTTGTTCAATACATTCAATCAATGAGCAGCCCGACAAATCCAGCTCAAAACCGGACGCGGAACTTCGAAGGAAGTCAGAAAATTCCTGACACCTTTGCTTTGTACTGGCAGAGGTTAACATAACATGTATTTTTAAAATTGGCTCCCCTAAAATAGAAAAAATATTTGAGATTGGCAATAAAAAGTATTATGTTTGTAATGGAATACATTTACATGTATTTAAAATTGGCTTGAAGGGCGGAGCAAAGTGTTGCACATCCGTCCTTCTTTTTATTGTTTTAAAGTGTAAATAAGCATTGAATTGTCAAAAAAACATATCCGTTTTATTCGGATATAAATATTTTTTGTAATTTAGCGGCGTGATAGGGAAAACAGGGATTCCCTTCTTCGATGAGAGTTTTATCAACACACACAGAAAGGAGACAAGCGATTGTCTCCTTTCTTGTTTTTGTCTGCCGAGAAACCGTCGTTTTTTTTGTCCTTCATTCTCCAATGTGCTCTTCGTAACTTTGTATTGAAACAAAAACCAAATGTTTAACTAAAAACGACGACAAAATGAAAAAGATGATTTTATTGTTTGCAATGCTGATCTCTGCAGTGACCGTTTTTGCACAGGGAGCTGTAACCTCTGAACCTTCTACTGCCGGATTCGTAATCGACCTGGGCACGTTTACCGGAATCGTAGCACTTATTTCGGCCATCGTGACACAGATCCTGAAAGTCATTCCTGCCATTTCAGAAAGCAAGTTCGCAAAAATCGGTGTGAGCGTGGCGGTAGGTATGGTGGTGTGCGTGCTGGCATGGGCGCTTCAGCTTACTCCTCTGCTCGAAGGATACCAATGGTGGGGAACGCTTATTTACGGACTGGCTGCCGGCCTTAGCGGATGCGGTTTCTACGATGTGGTAAAAGCTATTGCCGCTCTTTTTAAGGATAATACGGAAGAGATGGAATAACAGGAAATCGGAAGGAGGCACGGAATGGACGCAGAAATGGTGACGGCCATAAGCGCAGCTGTAGTTTCCGTGGGTACCTTGATTTTTACTCAGTACAACAAAATGACGCAGAAGTATCGTGACAAGATGAACGATATGAAGTTGGAACGGTACAAGCAGGAAACCGAACGTCTTAGCTTCAAGCGAAGCGAGAACACGGCAAAGGTATTCGGCGAACTGTGGAAGGTGCTCTACGAGACAAAGGCCGACAGGGTGTACATCGTACAGCCGCACCCGCTGGGTAACTCAGCCTTCCTTTCCATCTATTTCGAAGTGAAACGCAAGGGGGTGTCGGGCATGAAAGACAACGTGCAGCGGCTCCCTATGAGCGAAATGGCAGTATTCAGCAGAGGTTTGGCAGAAAACCTTTTTCTCTGCTATACGGATATAGACTCTCAAGTGAAGGACAAGATGGCCAAATCCCTGTTTATAACCAATGGCTGTCGCGCCGTAGCCATAAAGAGGCTGAACAGCGCTTCCGACTGGGTAGGAAACATCTTCTGCGAGTTTACCGACGAAATGGAGGTAAGTGAGGAACAAGCCCACAAGGTGCTGCACGATGCAGCGGTGAACATACAGTTCATTCTTCCGGAATACCGGGAGAATCCCTATAAATAGAGTTACAAACCAAAAACACAACACAAACAATGGACGAAATCAGTTTTAAGAAGGCAGCGGAAGGATATGTGGCCGAATATACTTCCGAAGGACGTACAATGGTGCAGATTCAGGGTGTGAAAAGCGGAAGGCTTTCAATCTCCCAGTTTATTGACACCATGGAACCCGTCGCAATGGATACGGTGAATTTCTCAAATTCAGTAATTGAAATCAATGTACCTGCCGGCATGAAGGTACGGCTTCTGAGCGATGTGGAGGTGAAAAAAGTAAAGGCATTGGTCATCAAGGATACCGCAGCAGCCGGCGGTGGAGGAGGTGGTGAAAGCTATGTGCTCCCGAAAGCCAGCGACTCTGCTTTGGGAGGAATCCAGACCGGCTATTCTGAAAGCAGCAAGAATTATGCTGTAAGAGTAGATGGCAGCGGGAAAGCCTATGTAACAGTAAACTGGACCGATACAACTTATACAAATGCCACATCAGGAACACCAGGTTTGGTAAAACAGGGTGCCCATGTAACAGATGCTACAGGTTCGGAAGATGCACATACCGTACTGAACAAGCTGATTGACGAGCTTGAAAAGGCCGGGGTTCTGGCTTCTGCATAACCACAGTCACAACACAAAAACTAAACTAGACACGACATGAAAATCTGGATTGATAACGGTCATGGTGCAGACACCAATGGGAAGCAGTCGCCCGACGGACGGTTGCGCGAATATGCCTATGCACGCGACATTGCACGCCGCGTGGTGGATGCGCTGAAGAAGAAAGGGATCGACGCGCAGCTGCTCGTTCCGGAAGAGGAAGATATTTCGCTTCAGGAACGGTGCGCACGCGCCAACCGGGTGAAAGACAGCATCCTGGTATCCGTCCATTGTAACGCTGCCGGAAGCGGCACGCAGTGGATGACCGCACGCGGATGGGAGGCATGGACCAGCGTAGGTCAGACCAAGGCCGACAAACTGGCCGAATGTCTGTATCAGAGTGCGGAGCAGGTGCTGAAAGGCATGAAGATTCGCAAGGACACCGCCGACGGCGACAGCGACAAGGAAAGCGGTTTCTATATTCTGAAGCACACCGTATGCCCGGCTGTGCTGACTGAAAACCTTTTCCAGGACAATCGCGAAGATGTGGACTTCCTTCTGTCGGATGAAGGCCGCCAGAAGATTGTCACGCTGCATGTGCAGGGAATCTGTAAATATCTGGGCGTATGAAACAGCTTCCGTGGATACTGGTAGGCTTGCTGTCGGCCGCGCTCCTCTTTTCGCTTTTCTTCCGTGGATGCGCGTCGCCGCAGTCTGGTCAGGGTGATACCGTATGGCTTCCCGTCAGGGTAGATACGATACGCGACACGGCAGTTGCTCCTCCCGTGTCAGAGCGTCCCGCAGGAACAGACACCGCACGCCTTCCGGTATATCGTCCGCAGAAACCGTCCGGGCCAGCTTCCATCCCGGACAGCATAGCGGACACGGTTACGGTTGTTTCTGATTCGCTTTCTACAGGGAAAGACAGCGTGGACGTGATTATACCTCTCACAGAGAAGGAATACCGCACGGACGACTACCGGCTAGTCATTTCAGGGTACCGCCCGGAACTGGTGTCGGCAGAGTTTTACCGACGCACACAGACGGGGGTGGTAAATGCACCGGCACCTAAAAAAAAGAGGTGGGGGATAGGACTGAGCGCCGGATACGGGATAGGAATTTCCGGAAAGATGGAGCCTGTTCTGGCATTCACCATTACTTACAACCTGCTGCAATGGTAGCGGCAGGTTGTTTCTTTAAACACAAGAGAAAAACACAGGGCAGACGTGCCCGATAAACAAAGAAACGATGAGCAAGAGTGAGATTTTTAACACCATCCTCCGCATGGTATCGGAGGAAACGGAGATACCGTCCGCACAGATTCTTTCCGGAAGGAAGGACACAGAGACGGTAGATGCACGCTATCTGCTGGTGCATTTCCTTTTTCAGAGCGGATTGAATCCGTCGTATATTGCTGCACGAATCGGAAAGACGGAGCGTGCCGTCAACCAGATTCATACCAATTTCGACCAGCGTCTCAGCACACAGAAAATATTCAGAATAAGTTGCGAAAGAATCAGGAAGAGGTTAGGAAACAACTCATTCCCAGAGTAATGCTTCGTCCGTACCTTTGTCATGTCGGGAAATAGTTCACGACACAACACAAACACAAAACAGTATGACAATCAAAGGTATGGATGGCCAGAGTTACAACGTAACCGGCCAGGGACAAGGTAATTTCAACACTGTGGGTGCAGCAGCAGGTATCGCATCATTTTTGGGTATCAACGGTGGTAACATCCTGGGTCGCAATGGCTGGGGATGGAACGCAGAAGGCGTATGTTCAGACAACATGCCCGTAAGCCGTTATGAGTTGAACATGGTTGAACAACTGAACGCAAAGGATTCAGAAATCGCTTTGCTGAAGGCTGACAAGTACACTGACCAGAAGATCGTGGAAGCCTATAAGGACTTGCAGGGTCAGATCAAGGAACTTTCAGTGGAAGTTCGCTCCAACAAGGACGCTCAGACCGCTGTCAACATGCAACAGGCCGTTTACAACGGTACCAACACCGCTACTCTGCAGTGCATGCAGAACAGCATCGCCGCATTGCAGGCTATCACCAAGACATACATTCCGTCAAGCAACGTATGTCAGGATGGATGCTGCGGATGTCCGTCTGCCCAGTAACCCCAAACTGGCCCCGGGGGAGGACCGTCCGGTCTTCCCCTTCCTTTTGATTTTCAAGCACTGTAGAAAAAACTCAAACACGCAGCACAATGACAAACGCACAGATTCTGACCGCTGTCATCCTGAAATGGGGTGAGCCGGTCATTCCGGTTATGATGGGCAATATGCTCAACGGTATTTCTGCCGGTATGCTTCCGGTGGAGAAGTTATTCAAGTCAATCGGACTGGCAGGTCCCGGATGGCAGATTTCCAATGAAATCAATTCGCTGGCAGCCGTAGGCGGCACAAAACTGATCCGTCCGTTCCTTGAAAAATTTGTATCCCGCATTCCGGACGATATGATTCCGGAACTGGCTCACGGTTATGTAGATTCTGCCATCCAGCAGGGAAAGCTATCTGTTATCGACGGATTCTTCACTTTTGACCGCGATGACCTGGTGGAACTGAAGAAATACCTGGACTGCAACCTTCCGTATCAGAAGCCGGAAGAATATGTGGTAAAAATACCGCAGGCACAGCCGTCGCAGCCACAACCGCAGCCTGCACCAAAGAATGAAACACGAGAAAAAGAAGAGAAATAAGTGCCGAATACAGGCGGCCTGGTGTCCTGTAAAAGATATATAACACAAACACAACACAACTATGATTCAGTCAATTACTTTGTCTGGAGTTCCGACAGATACCGCTCAGCCACTGACGGTAAACATCACTAAGAAACTGCGTCAGGCTTATTGCGTGAACAACGGCGTTCAACCTACTGCTACCGTCGTATTCAGTGTAGCAAGCGTCACAAACAACAACACGCAGAACATTGCGCTTATCAACGCAGCTGTAACTCTGACCTACACTCCGAAAAACGGATGTGCAGCAAAGACTATTCAGTGGACCGAACAGTTTACAGTAACCTTCATCGGTGCGGCAAATACAGCCCCTACCAGTGTGGTAGCTACAGCTTTAGTTCCGCAGGTATTCTCTTACAATGAGAACGGTTGCGGTTGCTCTGCTTGCGGCGCACTGATTGCAGTCCCGGTCACGATTACTGCTACCTTTCCCGCTTAACGAAGTTCAGGCAGCCGCGTTTAGCGCTTTCAGTCTGGCATCTGCCGATGAACCCGTAAAAAAGCGAAGGAAAAGGAAAAATGTTTGAGTGGCTTCCCGTCCGCGAGGGCGGGAAGTTTTGAAGAAACTAATTTAAAAATATCGAGATATGGATAGAGAACAAATGATCTCCCGTTACGAGGAGCTGTATGATAAGATGAAGGACAGCAAGGACGTGAAGAATATGAAAATATTTGGCGAAGCTGCTACCTATTATTTCAAGGAAATGGCAAAGATGCACCCGGAAATGGCTATGAACTGGTTGAGCCACCTCGAAGCAATGTGCTGGGATAACTTTTTGTCGGAAACAGAGGCCGTGAATATCGGTAAGACCATGGTCAACGAAGATGGTTTGAAAGGATTCCACTGGGGGCATGACACTTTCGTGGCTGCCGTGAAACAACTCGGAGGAGTTCCCGAAGAAAAACCTTCGTACAACTCGTATGCACTTTGTGTCACAGCAAACATGATTTACAGCGACATGGCATACAGCATCGCTGAAGACATGGGATACAAGACACCTGCCGAAGTGCCGAACGAAAAGATGGCCCTTTCATGCTACAAGAAAGCTGTGGCCTACCTGAAAGACAAGGACAAGAACTTTCAGGTGCGCCGTTACTTCAAGAAGCGCATGTACGGAGAGCCGGCAGCCATGTAACAGCCGCATAGAAGAAAAGCTGGACCTTCTTATCCGGATGGTAGCTCAACTTGACGGGATAAGAGGATTTGGCTCTAATGTGCTGGCAAATGTGGTGGGCGATATAATTATGAGAAAAAGATGATGTAGTTTGTCTTTCCACCCTATATGAATGAAAATGCAGCCTGGGTTTTGTCGTTTCTTCCCCGGCTGCATTGTTTTTTAATTATCAGTAAATTATATCATTGTCTGACAAAATTTACATTTCCAAAGTTAGTGTATCCTCCGTCAAAATAAATAAGCCATTCCCCAGAAGGGCTTGTTTCGTGTCTCATATTGACCATGTTTTCGGGAGGGCAAAGTGCGCTGTGAGGAGGTATTTCACCATTGTCGTAAAACCAGTAGAAATATATTTCATCTCTTGAAATGTTTGTATAATAATAACCTTGTGCTGAATATGTGTTTCTAACTGTTCCTGAATCCTTATAACTCCATTCCACACTCCATTCTGCTGTCCCTATTTCGTTGTCAAATGTAAGGGTATGAACAGCTCTGTATTTCTGTCCACCATATTGATAATCTATGCCGGCTTTAAACGTATGACCTATCATTTCTTCCTGTAGAAGATTGCTTACTTCTTTGTTTTCCATAACTTTATTTTCACCTTCCTGGTTGGTAAAATAAAGCTTGTTTCCTGAGAAATTTATGTTATATATAAATGAAGGTGCGTCGTCTGGCATTGAGCCGGTTTCATCATCGCATACTATGATTACATTCCCATCTTCATCTATTTTCCATTTTGCAACAGACATCATTTCAGGTCTATCATATTTCCTGTAACTGTTTCTTTCCATCCATTCAAAATAGCCGTCTGTGCGAAATCTGATTGCTTCATCATCATCGGATATAAAATATCCATTCGTTAGTTTCTCAGATAGCGTGTTCTGTGTCGTTTCTTCTGTGCCTTCGTCCTTTGAGCAACTGAAAAATAGAACGCAAGCAATAAGCATTGTTAAAATTTTTTTCATACACTAATTAATTTTTATTTCAAGCAAATGTAACTATAAGCATAAAATAAAAATATGATTATGAGATGAAAATTTTAAAAGTGCTGATTTTCGGAGGAAAAATGAAAAAACAAAACAATTTTAAACGTGAGTCGCATTAAAATTGTTAGCGTATGGGCAAAAAAAATTAGCTCTTCTTTCTCAGATTGACTTCCACATCGAGCAAGCCACCGCAATAAGGGCAGACGCTTGCACCTGATTCTTTCCGTACTTCTTCCGGACTGGCAAAGAGTTGCCACATGGGGACCTCAAGGGCTTCTGCTATTTTTTCAAGTGTTTCCATTTTAGGAGACATCTTTCCATTTACGATGTTGTATAATGCAGGAAGGCTTATTCCTACTTTATCTATTATGGATTTTACTTTTATTCCTTTCAAATCACATATTTCTTTTATTCTGTAATTCATATATAACGTATAGGTTTATTTAATTTGAAGCAAAATTAGGCATTGATTTTAATATATAAACTAATACTTCACTTAAATGATGTTAATATATATCACTTATTTATTGTTTAAGTTGTAATATATGTACCATTACTATATATTTGCGCCACACAAATAAACAAATAGTATATATGACACAGAAATTCAACAAATCCGAAATCATGAAAGCTGCTCACAGAATCCGCAACCATTCATGGAACTGCACCATGAGCCAGGCATTAAAAGAAGCATGGCGCAGAGCAAAGAAAGAAGCCGCACAGCGTGAGGAATCAGAAAAGCGAATGGCTTCCATGAAAAGCAGCAAGGCCGACCAGCGCAATGCACGCATGTATCAGCACGTGGTTTTCGGTAAGAATGACTGGGCCATGGATTACGGACGCAAATACAGATATTAATAACCTTATAAATATAGAATATGAATTATGAAGAAAAAACCAGCATCGGAACTCCGGATAATGGCTTCGGAGTTTATTCACCGCAAACTGAGCGGTGCGCCATTCGTATCAGTGAATTATTCGGAAGATGGAGCGACAGCATTTTGCGTGTGGCCGGATGGTGTAAGGGAATATTTGTACGTGGACTACGCCGACCTAATGCCACAAAGCCAGCACGAGCGTGCGATGGCGTACATACGCGGAGTAAGGTAAAAGGAAAGAAACTCTGGTACATTCATGTGATAACCTTTGCAAGCATGGCGGTTTTTATTCCTTGCGTTGTGTTTTCGGGATTTATTCCTGCTGTGGCAAAAGTTATTCTCATAGTTCCTTTGGGACTATTCACTGCATGGTGCATGCTTGTATCTTTTGTCCGCATAATGCAGGGTGTGACAGGGTGCACAGATTTGGATAAAATGGAAAATGAATTTAAAGGCGAGGATTAGTAATTATGGAAGAAGTGTTGAATAGTGAACTGGTGTTTGTGGGTGATAATAACGAAGCTTTGACAGACACATATAAAGTAGCTGAGGTTTTCGGAAAAGAACATAACAAGGTATGCCGTGATATAAATAACCTTGGATGTTCATCTGATTTTCAAAACGCCAATTTTGGCGTTTCGTTCATTATCAGAGACTTACCAAACGGAGGGCATAAAAAAGAAAAGTATTACACCATGACCAAGGACGGATTCACTTTCCTTGTCATGGGATATACGGGAGCCAAGGCAGCCCGGTTTAAGGAAGCCTACATTTCGGCCTTCAACCGAATGGAGAAAAAACTCCGTGAGCAGGTCACGAAACCGCAGCAGGACGATATAGACGTGAGCAAGTACGGAAGGAAGGAACTTGCCCAGCTTCTGATAGAAAGCGACGAGGAGCTGGGAGATGCGCTTGAACATCTTGAACGAAAGAAAGAAGAGGTGGCCGTGCTAAAGTACCGTCTGGAGCAGATGGAGAAATGCAGTGAAGAAAGCCTTCATGTATCAATTCCCTCAGCTTTTCCGAAGGGAAAAGAGCAAAGCAGCCTTTTGAAGCGGGTTGAGCGTCTGGAAAAGATTGTGTCCGCATTTGCAGGCGATGTGGAAGGATTGAAGGAGTGGAAGAAGGAGGATGTATCGGACATGTACTACAAGCCTGAATTTTACAAAAAGTATCCCGAGTGTATATACATAAGCAGCCCCGTGCTTACGCCTTCGGTCATGTACCGTGCCATGGATATGGAGGACCTGCGGATACGTCTGTGGAAAGAGCTTAGCATAGAAATATCCCCTTTTTCGCTATTGCAGTTCCTTTATGAGCACAAGTTCCTTCAGGCAAAAGAGCAAGAGCGAATGAAACCCACGGAGTTTTCACGTATGCACGGATACGCATACGCAATGGAACCTGACAAGGACGAGGAAAGCGGTATCCTTACTTACCGTCCGCTTTTCACCGAGGCGGGATTTCTCCGGATAATGGAAACCATAAAGATGGAAGGAGTGCAGCCATGAAAAGAGAAGAAAGGTTACGAATAGCCAGGATGGTGGCCGCATTGCCTGAAGTTCCGCTTCTTCCGTCAGCGGTGCAACCCGTAGCGGAATGCGCAAAGCTGCCATGCAGGGATAATCCGATTCCGTTTCTTACGGCAAGGGAAATAAGGATTCACCACCGCGATGCGATGCTTGTGCGGCAGATGGCAAGACTTATAAGCCGAGAGCACGGCATACTGGTACGCTCGGCACAGGTTTTTGATTTTCTTCGCCGTGAAGGGTGGCTGCTTTCGTCGCCGGAATGCTACAACGCCCCTTCCGAGGAAAGCACACGGCGCGGGTTGATGCTTGCCGCACATTCGGGAGCAACGGGAGCGGGGCTAAAATACTACACACCTTACATTACACGTGAAGGATACGAGTTCTTTTCACGCATCATCATTCAGAAAGGAGGACATTTATGAACAAGTGCGAAGCAAGAAAAGCAATAGACGGCTATTTTGGAGAAGTAAGACACAGCATTATGTTTACCAGCACCCGGAAAGGCGTGCTGGCCTATGTGGAATATGAGGACTTCATGCCCGAACACACCGTGCGACGTGAACTGGAAAGTCTGCTCGGCAGCGGTTATCTGGTCAGTGTGAAACGCGAGTGCTCGCGCTCACTTTTCAAGGAGATTCTGGACTTTCTTTCGTCCGACACGAGCGGCCAGAAAACCCTTCTTATGATGATGGGAAACTACGTTTCTGCGCACCCACTCCACAATAGCCTGTAGGGCCACTCAAAACAAATGCAGCAAACCACTTGAGAGGTTTGCTGCATATCGCTCGAGAGGTTTGCCGCAAACCACTTTAGAGGTTGCTGGCGAATTTTTTGTCCTTCATTTCCACATTCCGGGTGCCTAACTTTGAGGAAAACAAACACAAAGACATGGCAAATAGTTTAGGTACCAGACTGGCTAGAATCGACGTGCTTATCGGAGGTGCGGATCAGGCTCGCAAAAAAATCGAGGAGATGCGCAAGGAATGGGAAGAACTTGACAAGGTAATCCAGGAGGCGCAGCGGAATATGGAAATGTCCGTTGATACGGTAGATTATGACAAGAATAAAAAGATATATGAGGATGCTTTAAAGAAGCAGAAACAACTTCAGAAGTCAATCACTGAATCTGAACGAAATGTTAATACTGTACAGAAATACCTTACAGATATTTCCGGGCAGACTCTGCGTAATTTGAATAACGCCCAAAGGGGATTGAGGGATATGTTGCTTGGTGTTAATCCGAAAGACCTTAAAACGCTCAATACAGTTCGCGATTACATCAAACAGATAGCCGACGAAATCCAGCGCCGGAAAGGGAACCTTGTAGAGTTTTCCGACATCATCGGAGATATTGGCAATGTGAGCGACAAGTCGCTTGGCATGGCCAAACAGCGCTTACAGGAACTTATATCATCTACTCGCCTAAACACGCAGGAAATTCAGAAATACCGTGAACAGCTTGCTCAGGTTGAAGCGGAAGAAACTCGTCGTGTCTCACAGCGTGCTCAAACCACACTAGGGAAAGTCCAGACCGGCACATTCGATGGCACAATATCACAGACAAAAGAAGCCATCAAGTTGCTTGAACAATACAAGCAGCAGTTAAAGACAAGCGACACAAAGGGAGTAAAGGAGGTAGAATCGGCCATCAATTCACTTAATGAGAAACTGAAACAATCATCTGCCGAATTTACTTCACTGGAAGATGCGCTTGATAAAGCTGAAACGGTTGGTCAAGGTACGTTCGACGGTACATACGAAGACCTTGAGAAGCTGAAAAAATCGCTCGAAGAGTATAAAAAGAAGCTTGAAGTAAGCGATACAAAAGGCTTGAAAAAAATTGAAGATGCGCTGAGCACGATTGAGAAAAAACAGAAAAATTCTGTGTTAAGTGCAGAAGAACTTAACAAAGTGATTCTTACACTTAAAACAGCTCCACTGGAAGATTTGCAAAAGGCTGCGGCACAGCTTCAGGAAGAACTTTCGAAAACCGAACGTGACGCAGGGAAGTATGTCGAAACTTCAATGAATCTGCGCCGGGTAAACGAGCAGATTAATGAAGTGAAGCGAAGCTGGCAGGAACACGATAACCAGATTGTAGCTACCATCAAGCGTTTGACAAGTTATGTGCTGGTATATGCCGGATTCAATGAGGTGGTAGGACGTATCAAGCAGTTGTATCAGGCTAACTTGCAGTTGAGCGACAGTCTGGCCGACATCGAGAAGACCACCGGGCTTTCCACTGAGTCAGTAGCCGAGCTAAGCCGTGAAATTGATAGTATCGACACCCGTACCGCACAGCAGGAACTTCACGACCTGGCATACGAAGCCGGTAAGTTAGGAATTTCTGCCAAAGAAGATGTGTTGGGATTCGTGAAGGCAGGTAATCAGTTGCTTGTGGCATTGGGAGAAGATTTGGGAGGAGCCGAAGCGGTACGTCAGCTGATGAAGGTGAATGCCATTCTGGGAGAGACACAGAAGCTCGGAGTGGAAAAAGCCTTGCTCGCTACCGGTTCTGCTATCAACGAAATATCTCAGACCAGCCGTGCTTCTGCCGGTCCGATTGTCGATGTGGTAAACCGTATCGGAGCTATCGGAGAAGCGGCAGGACTTTCCATGTCCGACCTGATTGCGCTGGCCGGCACGCTCGATGCCCTTGGTCAGCACGCCGAAATGGGTGGTACGGCTTTGAACACCTTTATCTCTACACTTACCAGTAACACCACAGAGGTGGCGCAGGCTGTGGGACTGAGCGATGATTATTTGAAAAACCTGATTGAACAGGGTAAAACCATTCAGGCCGTAATCGCTGTATTCGAGAAAATGAATGCTATGGGCGGACTGGATGTGCTGGCTCCGATTATGAAAGACCTCGGTAGCGATGGCGAGCGTATCAAGCAGGTGCTCGTTACCCTTTCTTCCGGAGTAGACGAACTGAAAGCGCAAGTATTTACTTCTTCCCGTGCGTTTAAGGAAGCTACCAGCGTGACGGATGAATACAACATCAAGAACGAAAACGCCATGGCCATCATGCAGCGTATGGGGAACGCCATCAAGGAATCGTTTATCAACAGCGGATTTGTGGAATGGCTCACGGATGTGCTTCGCTATATTTCGAGCATCCCCAACCGGTTTGAACGCGGAGAAAAGTCTATCCGACTGATGGCAGTAACAGTTCAGGCTTTGGTAGGAGTAATGATAGCCACGTCTTCTGCTGTGCAGAAAGCAAGTGCAAACATTGTGCTGTTTACGAAAATGGTAAAAGCAGGAACAGCCTCTGTGAATATATTCAAAATAGCTTGGAAGTGGCTTTCAAAGGCTATGATGTCAAATCCATTAGGATGGGTTGTATTAGGATTTACTGCGCTGACATCTGCCATTACTTATTTCAAGAAATCAGTAGACGAAGCAACAAAGGCACAGTCGGAATTTGAAGCAGCTATACAGAAGGAAACATTTGAACTTTCCAATCTGAAATATGCGATTGACAAGGCAAATGTATCGAACGGAGAGCGTGCGGCACTGATTAAGCAGCTGAATGACAAGTATGGGGCATACCTTGGATTTATGGTCACTGAAAACAACTATGCCGAGAAGCAGGAATACATTTACAGCCTGATTAATGCCCGCCTTCGCGAAACGCTTGCGCTGAAGATGCGCGACAAGATGATGGAAAACATTGCCGACAAATATACCGACCAGATTCAGGAACTTCAGTCGAAGATTATTGCTTCGCTGAACAAAATGGAAAACGTCGGAGAGACGAATGCCGGCGATGCCATGGCCCGTATCATGGACGGGATGAATAAGGTAGTGGAGGAAGGCGGTAATCTGTACGACGCGCTGGATGGCTTTATGGAGAAATATGACAAGAACATAAAGCAGCTCCCGTTCAGTTCCGACGCTTTAAAACTGATGAACATCCTGAAAAACATCCGGAAGGAAGCCGGACAGACTCAGACTTTCCTTGAAAGTACGCAGCGTGCTGCCGAGAGCAAGACCGAAGAGCTTATGCTGCAAGACCTCCGTAAGTCCAACCAGGGCATTCTTTCTTCTTCAGACATACCGGAACTGAATACCTATTTGCAGCAGGCGACTACCTACGTGCAACGTCTGCGTTCAGATGTTGAATATTTGAATGCAAAACGTGAGAAAGGAAAGAAATTGACTGAGCTTGAAACTGCAGAGCTTGAAAGGCTGAATGAAAGGAAAGAAAAAGGGATAATGCTGAATAAGCTCGAGGAATCCAGACTGGAAGAATTGAACGATAAGCGTAGGAAGGGAGAGAATCTTACCGATTCAGAACTGAAGGAACTGAAAGAGAAGAACCGCCTGTTAGGTGTATATCAGTACAACATAGATCAGGTGGAAAAACGTATTAAGGCCATCGGACTGGAGTCTGTATGGGGGCAGGGAGTATCGCTGGAAACAGCCGGAGTAGACAAGCTGGTAGCTACCTACAAAAAGCTGGAGGCCATGATGAAGAGCATTAATGAGGACAAGGACTATGCAGACACCTTCGCTGCCCGTGGATTCAAGTCGGCCAAGGAAGAATACGAGGCGTTGAAAAAGATGGAGCAGGATGTGGCCAAGGTGCTTGCTGAGAAATGGGGACGCGACACAAGCGGTAACTGGCTCAAAGTACGTAAGTCAGGCACACGTGGTGAGCAGAAGGAAATGAATGATGAAATCAGTGCGGCTATGTCTGCGCTCGAAGCTTATTTCCTCCGCCGTCAGCAGGCTATCCGTCAGGCATATCTCGATGAACAGATAACTACTGAGGAGATGAACCGACAGATTGACGCGACCGAGGAAGAGCATCTGCTGGCACGTGTGGAGCTTCGTAAAAAGCTGTTGGGCGAGGAGAACACCTTCAATCAGAATTTATACGGGATGGAAGGTAAGAACCTGGAATCTACTGCTGCATTGATTAAGAAACTGGGCGAACGTCAGACCGACGGCTTACGTAAGAACCTTGAAAAAGACCTGCTCGAAGTACAGAACATGGCAGTGAAATACCGTCAGACTATCGAGAAGGAGCTGCTTAAATACAACCCGTTTGAAAGCCTTGTCAACCAGTTTGAGGAGTCGCTTGACAAGCTTCGTCTGCTGAATACCGATGCGGAGAAAGAGTTCCGTATGAGCTTAGGATTTAGCGGAGTAATTGATGAGAGTGCAGTGAAGGAAAGAATTAACGCCCTTGTTTCTCTGTCGGAAGATGCTTACAGCCTGAACGAAGACCAGTTGCGGACTTATCTTAGCAACATTGACGCGGTATGGGCCGAAAGCATGAGTCCGGAGCAGATGTCGCTCATGCTGAAAAAGCTGCGTGATTTCTATCAGGATTCCAAGGCAGCTGCCGAGAAGTATGCAAAGGACATCAAGGAAATGATAGACGTGCAGTGGGAAACCAGCGGAAACCAGAAACTTTGGGAAGACCGTATAAAAGGTACGGACGAACGAACTGAACTTATGGGTGCTGCAGGTAATCTTGGACTGGCATCCACACAAAGTTCCTTCCTTGGTACTTCCGAAACGGATAATGCAGAGCTTGAAGCCTTGCGGATTCGCCTGGAAGCTGCACGCCAGTATTATGAAGAGTTCTATGCCCGCAAAGAAGAACTGATACAGCAGGCCATTGCTTCCGGTGCCACCCAGCAGGAGGCAGAGGAGTCTTATCGAATGGCCGAAAAGGAAGCACTCGATGAACTAAATGCAGCAAGAGAAGAACAGGCGTCAAAAGAACTTGAAATCACGGAGAGCAAACTAAGCACACTAAAGAACTACACCGATGCAGTAGTAGATTTTAGCGAACAGATGGGCGAGGCTGCATTTGCCGAAGTGGACGACCGTAAGCAAGCTGCAAAAATGCTGCTCCAAACAGCGATGAAACTCACCAAAGACTTGATTATGCAAAAAATAACCGAGTTGTTGATGAAGAAGACTCTTGGAGACCAGGAAGTAGCACAGGAAGCGGCTACAAGTGCTACTGTTACAGCTATTCATGGGTCACAGGCCATAACTGATATGACAGTAGAAGGGGCAAAGACTGCAGGAGATGTAACTTCTGGTATTGCGAGGGGATCAGCAAAAACAATCGGAGACCTAGGCTGGTGGGGTATTCCGCTGATTGCAGTTATCAGTGCGGCGCTTTCCGCCCTGATGGGCCTTGCCATGGGTAAGCTAAACAAGGCAAAGCAGGATGTGGCAGCTGCTACCGGAGTAAGCAGCAGTAAGGGCCGTGTAGCAGCCGGAATGCTTACCTACGCAGAGGGTGACTATCCGGTACTGGGAAACGACGGACAGATATACAACGCACGCTACCAGAAGGAACTTAAAACGGGAGTGTACGGCGGAGGTGCGCATTTCGGTATTTTCTCTGAAAAGAAGCCTGAAATGATTGTGGACGGCGATACGACACAGAAACTTATTCTGAACTATCCCCACATCTACGAAAGCATCCTCACCATTGCGCGTCACGGACAGCTAAAATCGGCAGCCATGCCGACATTTGCCAGCGGAAGCTATCCTTCCATGCCGGCGCAGATTACCCAGGTTGCATCCGGAGCTACGGACATGACCATGCAGAACGAGCAGATGACACAAATGCTCGGAAGTGTGGCCGAAGCGCTTTCCACACTGAACGAGCGTCTGAGCAAGCCGATTAGCGCCACCGTAGACCCATACGGGAGCAAGGGTGCGGTAAACCAGTTGAACAAAGCCAGCAATTTCATGACTAAACGCGGACTGATAAAATAACGACACGATGAAAGGACTACAGATAAAGATTAACAGCCAGTGGGTAAAGCTGTCGGAAGATTTTTCCATTACACTGGAGCAGTCGAACCCGCTTTTCAATGACCAGGGAACATTCTCGTTCCCTTTCGAAATTCCGCTGGAACCAAACCGCGAAATTTTCAAGAACATAGCCGATCCGTGGGGAGACATTAACCTGAAGGACATTGACCGTATGCCCGCAGAGCTTTGGGTTGACGGCGTGATGATATACCGTGGTGTGATAGAAACGGACGATGAAGTGGAGTTCGAAGATACACTTCCCGTCACATTCATTTCCGGTAACAGCGATTTCATGGACCGTATAGAGGGAATGAATGCAAGGGATATTCCGCTCGACAGGGAGATAAAGCTGGGGTATAGGGTAGATTATGGAGATGTAAAAGCCATTACTTTTCCTATAATAGGCTCTGAATATACGGTAAAAATCAATTTTGGTGAAATGCTTATGGCTTATACTGAGAGTAATGAATCAGCTCCTTATCCTATCAAGCCATATTGTAATGCCCGTATATGCACATCAAACGACAAGGGAAGGTATAACGTACTTGACGCAAAAAGGCCATATAGCGGAGTGTGCTTTTATGTGATGTATCTTCTTGACTGTTTTTTCAAGTATATGAACATAGGCGTACAAAGAAACGACATGTCTTCAATGGAAGATATGTGCCGCCTTGCTTTTTTTACCACAAAGTGCGATACGGAAGATAAGGGAGATTTGTTTAAACTGACAAGTAGTGATGTGTTTAGGGATACAAATCTGATTGATATAAACGGTGAAACAAAAATATCATATAGGTCCATAGGCACTGTGGCAAGGAAAGAACTTCACATGGAAGATTTTGAATATTATGCAGTCAATTTGTATGCCACTAATCAGAATTTTCCGGATGAAAGCATGGAAGATATTATAGAAGATCTTGAAAATGCGTTCGGACTAAGGTTTATCTATGATAGCATGAGAAATACCATGGATATAATCTACATTAAGGATATACTTAAATCGAGTGAGATTCTGACACTCGATGCTGAAATAATCGGGATGCAGCTAAAGAAAAAGAAAGAGAAGACCATACGCCTTACATACGGTCAGGAAGATGACACTGCGTTCAATTACGATGACTATACGAATGTAAAAGAAAAAAACAATTACCTGGAAATACTACAGCAAGGGCAGGCTTCCAATGATACCACATGCTATCAGGACAAACTTACCGGAAATTCGTATCGAATTAAGGTGGACAAGAATACAGGTGGTAATCCTTCTTTGTTTGAGGTAGGAGGATTCAGGGATTATGTAATTGGAGGAACTTCATCAGAAGATGAAGAAGAGGAAATTTCAATTAATTTTTCTCCTGTAATCATTAATGACACGAATGGGAAAAAAGTGACAAGGCTTTCTATGCTCGGTACAGAAGGGAATCAGGTTTTTGCAGTATTTGTGGATCAGGAATTTTTATCAGACAATTTGGCGAATGTAAATCTGACACCTGAAATTATAGGATTAAATTCTAGTTTCTTGTCGTATATGCAGAATAATATAGTGGTTAGTTTTGCATCAGGGGAAAGGCCGGATGAAGACGATTCTGAAATTCGACCATTACAATCTTACGATGCCGGATATTGCCTTGGAATCATGCGCGGTCCCGGCAGTGAATCCGGGATAGACTACACCGAAAACTACGACGGTGAAGGGAACGATTCGTGGGTACAGACGGTAGCCAACAGTGCTTTCACAGCCGACAGCTGCGATAACTTTGGACGGTTCTTTGATTACAACGGCACGGAGCAAGGTGGAGTAGACCAGTCCGGACGATTCTCGCTCAAGCTGGTGGCCGGGAAAGACAAGTATCCCGCTTCTCAGGCATACCAGGACCGTGGACTGGTGTCAAAATTCCTTTCGGAGTATCTTTACTTCCTTTATAACCGGAAGACCGTGATACTGACAGTAAGAATGACCATATCGCAGATTGCAGGACTGGATATGCTCAAGCGCTACCAGATAGGGAACTATGTGGGATTCATCAATAAGTTATCCTACAGCATTGACCGTAGCGGGATTACGGAGGTGACAATCGAACTATATACCATTTAATGAAGAAAAAACATGGCAATACAGGTATTACAGCAGCCGCCACAGATAGCATTTGCAGGCGACCCCATAGTGGTTAAGGCAAAAACCACGCTGAGCGGAAAAACTTTTCTCCGCATAAAGATTACGGTCAATGCCACCGCATTTGCCGGATCTGAAGAGTTTCCTTATTCAGAAAGTTACTCATTTGAGGTAGGAGCTGACAGGATAGCCGTTTTCAATATTGGAGAAACCATAAAAACTACGCTGTCACGAAAGATGACGTTTGATGTGAACGGCACGCAGACCCTTTCACAGATGATATACGCTGCACGATACACCATTACCTACAAGGAATCGTATCTGGACGGGATGGTAGAGATAGAAGAAGGTGAAACCACTTCTGAGCAGTACAATGCCATACCCGGAAGGCTCACGGAGTTTGAACGCCTTACCACATCCAATGTAGATACCACAGAGATTTTAGGTGAGGGACGTATCTTGAGCCGTAAACCGGAGGGAGATATTGTTCCATTGGGATGGATACTGTGTATTCCTGCGGTAAGTACCCGATCGGATACCATTACCTACAGCGTAGTGCAGGGAGAAGAATCGAAAGAATATTCCGATTATACCCGTAGTGCGCTGGTTCCCGATTCGCTTGTCATAAGTACGTTCCTCCTGAAAGAAGGTGAGCTTACAGTGAACACCGGATTTGAAACCGGGAAGAAGCGCTATGCGGTAAAGACAAACCCGCTCATGCGTCACTTCATATTCCTGAACGGATTCGGGCTGATGGAAAGCGTAGTCGCTTTTACGCGCGATGCGCTGGAATATGACATACAGAGTGAGCTCTACACGCTGCCTGCTGACATTTCCTACCGTGCTACCACGCGCACAGCCAGCTATGCACAGGCACCTTCAGGAACTTTTTCCATGAGCAGCGGATTTGTAAACAGGGAGTGGGCCGAATGGTGGCTCACGGAATTTGTGGTGACGCGAAAGGCATGGATGTACGATAACAGCACATACATACCCGTCACCATCATACCCGAAGAGACGAACGAACTTTATGACCGCGCTAAACCCGGTATGCTGTCCGTGAATTTCAGTGTGCGGTATGGATTCTCAGGAAGTACGCTGAACTCATTCGTCTAACGGAAGGAATCCTTCTCCGTTTTTCTTCTGTAGTTTTTCTTTCAGTCGGATAATCTGCTGGCGGAGCATACGGTTCTCTTCCAGCAGGATTTCCGCACTGGTCATCCCGCTGGAAAGGTCCATACGGTTGTGGTCAGAAATAAGGTAGTAAGGACTTACTTCCATCCGGTTGCATATCTCCAGCATGTCTTTTATGCGCATGGTGCTGTTTTCTTTTCGCCATGCACGAAGTTTCCATTCGCTAATATTCATACGTTCAAGCAGTTCCGAGCGGTTTATACCCGTCACGCTCTCCTTCCCGAAAAAATCATTCACATATTCCGGATGGAAAACTACCGTCTTCCAGTTGTCCGACCGGTAATAGTCGTACACATTTACTTCCGGAACAATGCCGTTATCCCGATAGAATATGTGTCTTGTGCTGATATGGTATTTGTTGCAAAGTTTCACCAGCGAGGTAATCAGCATGTTTCCTTCGATGAACAGTTCGCTGAAATTCTGCATGCCGGCATCCTGAATCACTTTCCGTCTGGACACTCCCACGACGATATGAAAGTTCTCCAGCAGTCCCCAGTTAGCCTTCCATTCCCTGACTTTCCTGTCTGCGTAGGTATATTCCGTGGCTTCTTCTGCTACAAGCTCCGTTTCCTTGATTCTTGCTTTCAGCTTGCGGTTTTCATCCAGAAGTGAGATTCGTTCCTGCCGGTATTGCCTTATAGCCTCTTTGAGCTCCGAAATTTCCTGCCACACGCGCGGCGATATTTCCGTCTCGGTGGCCGCGTACTTTTCAAGCTTCTCATTCTCGTCTTCCATGAACACGTCTATGTCGATTCCGAAACGGTTGCATATTCCGATAAGCCAGTTAACCGTACACCCGCCTATCTTCGGATTCTGCCACCTTACGATACTGGTGACTGAGATTCCGCTCTGACGCGAAAATTCAGCAAGCGAAGGAATTTTAGTAAGTCCCTGCGGACCGTAAAGCCAGCGCAAGTTTTCGGGGATGAATCTCACCTCTTTAAAATCTTCATCCGGTATGACATATTTAAAGCGATTTCCGAGTAAATTTTCCGGAGGAGCCGACATAATGAAGTTTGACAGGCTTATGTGGAATGTGTTGCACACCATTACGATGTCATGCACAAGTATATTGTCTTGATTATCAACCTTTCTTTTATACATGTATGATTTTCCGTACACCTTCTCCGACACGCCTTTTTCGCTCAGGCCGAAGAGCTTCGGAAGATTATTGAACAGGAAAGAATTGAAATAGTACATAAAAAATCAGTTTAAAATTGTTATTTCCGTAACAATTATAATGCGATTGTCAAATTAAAATTGTTACTTTGTGGAGTAAAAATAACAAAAAACGACCGAAACCGCAAAAGCGAGAAACGACAATATATATCAGAAGTATGAAAATGAGCATCATTGAAGCATTATCCGAAAAAAAGTTGAGCCCCATGCGGCTGGGATTTAGCCGCTACCTGGTGGAACATTACGGAATGAGCATGAGCACGGCGTACCAGAAGATCAGGTTGAACCGCGTGCGCCGGTGGGAGGCGGAAGGCGTGGAAAAATGCCTGAGAGATTTTGATCCTGACTACGAAGGGGAACTGAAAGACTTCTTTTCCAGTGTGAGAAAGAAGGGAGAATTTATCGAGTTCATGAAAGAACGAGGTATGGGCGAACATGCGCTGCGTGCGCATTTCCGTAACTTCGACTTCACGGAAGTAGAGCTTCGCGGGCTGGAATCTATTTATAAGGAGTATAAGAAACAAATGGAGGAAATGTGATGGGATACATGCTGGAAAGACAATGGGAAGCATATACACGCCTTCAGGACGGATTCTCAAGAATTGTTTTTGAAGACGGAGAGGAAATTACGGTAAAGAACGACGGGAAGACGGGAATTGACTTCGTAGAGGAATACCTCGACGAGATGAAGAAAAACTATCCTTCACACCTGGTGGCAGCCGACCAGCTTCTGCAGATGCAACTTGGACGTTCTTATAAGACCATACGGAACCTTCGCAGCCGCTATCTGTCAGAGCTTGCGCTGGTAAGCCTGAACTGTTGTTTCGGACGCGAGGACGATATTCCCGACCATGAAGGTCCGGAAGACTTCAATACCGAGCACACACACTGCCTTATGCGATATAACTGTCCGTTCAACGGATTCAACCCAGCCTTCAAGGATAAAAAGGAGGTGTGCTGCAATCCGGTGTACGAGTGCGGGCTGACTCCCACTCAAGCTGCTGTAGCGAACATGCTGGTAAATACTTCGCTCACCTACGAAGAGATTGCCGACGAAATGGGATGCAGCTATTCCAATATAGACAACATGCGGAAACGTATTTTTGCGAAGTTGGGTGTGGCTACACGTCCTGAGCTTATGTTGACACTAAAAGGAAAGCGGCTGGTATGAAACGAAGCAGAGCGGTATATGAACAGCGTTTCCATGTGCGTCACACGGAAATAGCGATAGGCTATCCGGAAGGTAGCGTGAGCATAGCTTGCAGCAACCTGTCGAAGTCGTGCATGCAGAAGCTTATGAACGAGCTGGTGTACGACGGATATTCTGCCACAGGAAGCGTGCAGGAAGATACGATTTACCTGCATGAGCCAGACCCGATGATGTGCCTGCCCGATAGCCTGAAAGAAATGATACAAGCCAAAATGGAAAGCATGAACTACGAGGTGAAATTCCTCTCTTAAAATTCCCTGAAATGATTTCTGACAAAACAGTTGATAAACTCAATGCGCTTCCGCTTCCCGACGTGATGCGCAACAACGGATACCTTCCCGCATCGCAGACCGCACGCAGCGTATTCTACCGCTGCCCGTTTCACGAAGAGAAAAACGGAAGTTTCTGTGTGAGCAAGTTCCCGCCAAAGGGCGAACGCTATGCAGCCTTCAATTGCTTCGTATGCGGCGAGCAGAACCGGAGCAAGGGGGTAGGGGCCATCATGCTGCAGCAGCGTCTCTTAGAACGCGCAGGAGAGAAACACGACTTTCCGGATGCGGTGAACCGGCTGGCCAAAGACTTCAACCTGATTATTGAAGGAGATTACAAGAACGGATTCTTCCACCGGGCACGCAAGACCGCCCCGCAGCCGGAAGTGGATTTCCGCATCCGTGAGGGCGAGTTTACACCCGCTGAGCTCCGTGCACTGGGATGCCAGGTGCTCCCCGTGTTCCGCGCCGGGAAAAACACAAGCGAAGGCCCCGAGCAGACAGCCGTGACCGATGCTGACGGAAACAACCTGTTGCGCTGTTCGTTCAATCCCGACTTCTACCGTGGCGATATGCCGGCTCCCTTCGACAGTACCCAGCTAAGCACCATGTTCAATCTTTATCCGCTGGAAAGCTACGTTACCCCCGAAAAGGCCGATGCCGACGGTGTGCTGACCAGCTACGAAGTGAAGTCTACACCTTCTTACCCGATTTTTCTTTTTCGCTACGAAGACGAGAACGGCTGGTGGGCACGCAAGTACGAGCCCTATTTCCGCGAGACGACCGATGCGGACGGCCGCCGCCAGCCCAACTACAAGTTTACCTGGTGGTACCAGGGAGGAAGTCGTCCGGAAGGATTCTACAAGGAAATCTACGGCGATGCAGACGTGATGCGTGCCCTGCAGACCGGACGTGCGGAGACCTCCGACAAGGAAGGACATCCCATTATCAATATAGAGAAAACCCGGGTAGACGAGCAGGGACGGCGTACCCGTGCTTTTACCGACGTATTCCGCCGGATTGTGATCTGTTCAGGCCCGCGAGATGCCATCAATGTGTACTTCCATAGCGACGCTCATGTGGTGTTTCCCCACTCCGAGAGTGTGGAGATTTCGTCGGAAACCATCCGTCGCCTGCTGAACATCTCCATGGAAGTGTTTGTGCTGTATGACATTGACCGCACCGGCATACGCGCCATGAACCGGCTGGCCCTGAAACACGTGGAACTGAAAGTGCTCTATCTGCCCGAAGACCTCTCCACCCAGTACAATCCCCGCAGCGGGAAAGCATGCAAGGATGCCGAAGAGTTCTTCAATTTCTACCCGGCAGTGATGCGACGCAATGAAAAGCTCATGCACACCAACGTAAACCGCTACTTCGACGACCTGCTCAAGACCGCCCGCCGTATGCGGTTCTGGGACGTGCAGTACCAGACCAAAAAGCAGGAAGACGAAAGTAAGGTAGTGGTCCGGAAATACACCCTGAACTTCGATAATATGGCCCAGTTCCTTTCGGCCAACGGATTCTACAAATACACCGACGAAGCGGATACGACCAAGTTCGTGCATATCAGCAACAACATCGTCGATGTGGTGGAAGAGAGCCAGGCACTGAGCGAAGCCAAGGAAATCATGAAAGACTTTCTGATATACAACTCACAGTATTACTCCGAGGAACTGAGCAACGCCATCAGTACCCAGAAGAAAATCGGACGCGACACCATGTCCGGCATTAAGAAAGTAGACCTGAACTTCATGTCGTGGGGAAAGGATTTCGATTATTTCTTCTTCCGCAACTGCGCCGTGAAGGTGACGGCCGACAGCATCGAGCCGGTGGACTACGTGGACCTTCCTTTCCATGTAAACCGCAAGGCCATCATCGACGCTGACTACCATCCGCTCAAGTCCCCGCTGTTCACCATCGAGGAGAATCCGGAATATGCCGCACGTAAGGAGCTGAACGATCAGCGAATGGCCGACAAGCGGATGAACGAGAACGAGCGCCGCCGTGAGGATGCGGAGTTCATCGCCTACCAGCGTCTGTACCGCTTTTTGCTGAAAATGCCGAAAGACATTGACCAGATGCCTGTCTGCGTGCAATGGCTGTACGACACCAGCCGCATACACTGGCGCAAGGAAGCCGAAGGATATCCGCTTACCGAGCTGGAAAAGCAGCGCCAGGACATGCACTTCATTTGCAAGGTAGCGCTCATGGGCTACATGCTTTCGCGATACCGTACAGGAACCATGCAGAAGATGGGAGTCGTGACGGAGTACACCGTGGCCGACGAAGGAAAGAACAGCGGAGGTACCGGAAAAAGTTTCTTCCGTTCTTTCTTCGAACTGGTGCGGAAGGTGTGCTACATCCCCGGTCAGACCTTGAAGAAGAAAGAGAACATGGCCAAGAACTTCGACAAGTTCCATTATACCGTAGACAGCATGTGTCTGATAGACGATCTTCGTCCCGACATGATGGGCAGCGAGTTCTACAACATTACGGACAACATTACGGTAAAGACCCTGTATCACGATGAAATGACACTGCCGCGCGAAGCTACCCCGAAGATATTCATTACCATGAACAAGATGCCGTTCGACATGACCGAAGGAAGCACCTCTCGCCGTATCTTCCTGGCCATGCAGAGCGATTACTATCACGACGAGGACTACGCCGGCCAGTTCAAGAAACGCACGCCGCAGACCAAGTTCGGGAAAGATATCTTCCTGGAAGCTACCGAAGAGGAACGCGACGAAGCGGTGTACATGATGCTGCAAAGCTGTCAGTTCTACCTCGGTCTGCAGGAAAGCCTTATACCGCCCATGTCGCAGGACGGACAGATGCGAATCCTTTACTCCGCCATCAAGGACCAGGTATTCATTGACTGGGCCAATCATTTCTTTGCAAACCAGTGGCACTGGTGCCGTCCGGTATCTATCAGTGAAATGGCCATCAGCTACCTGGAACACCGGGGCGATGCGGTGACGATGCAGAGCGTGAAATCGGTGAAGAACGAAATGATAGAGAAGATGCAGGCTTACTGCTTCAATATGCAGTACACCATGAACCCTTCCATCGTCTACCGCTCGGACAAAGGCTCCAAATACCCCCGTCACTACGCCTGGGAGCAGGAGCTTATGAACGACACGATCCGCCGTGAGGAACGCACCCGAAAATTTACCCGTGTGTGCTTCTTCTACAAGCTGGGTGAGGAACCAAAAGATTCAAAGGAGATACTTTCCTGCCCGGAAACCGACGAAGAGTGGGAGGAAAAGAAGCGCTTTGAAGATGATTAATAACCTTAAAAAGAAAAGAATATGGCAAGAATCTTAAAACATGAAATCCCGGCAGCGTCAGAGTTTACGCTCCCGCTTTACGAGGGAAGCAAGCTGCTGAAACTTGATGTGGTAAACGAGAAAGCATATATCTGGGCATTGGAAGATGAATCAAAGCCAAAGCGGGGAGTAAAGTTCCGTATGGTTGTAACCGGTGAAGAGTTGAATCTCGACCCCTTCATGCTGTATATAGGCACGTTTATACTTTACAATGGTTCGTTTGTAGGCCATTTGTTTATGGATACTTCTGTACCGATGATAATTGGTGTAGGACTTTAAAATAGTGAGAGATATGTGGATTGATATAGTTATTTGGTGCTTGGTGTTTTCACCAGTCATAGTCGGAATAATTTGGTACAAATATCTCGATTATAGGGGTAAAAAGATTTGCGAGTTTAGATCTATGATAGCCGGATTGTGTCTTGAATACGACATTCGTCATTTACAGCATGAGGATATTTATCAATTCATGTATTCTGAGCAATGGTTCTTAAATAAATACAACTATGAACAGATGCTATTCAGTATAAAACCACTGAAACTCGAATATTGGTACACAAAAGAAGAATTGGATAAGATTTATAATTAATGAGATATGGAAAACAATCAGAATAAAAAAGTGAGTATCACTTTTGAAGTGGAAAAGGATTTTATCAAAGCCGTGATACTTGTTTCAGGAATCAGTATGAAGGATTCTGAAGAAGTAATGAACGAGCTCGATAATGTGGTTATCAATGAAGATACGCTTCAAGATTTAGAAACCATGGATGGCGACATCCAGCAGATAAAAACGGGTATTTCGATGATTGCCATCGGTATGGCGTTCAAGAAAATTACATCCAAAGAAAAGAAAACTAAAACAAACGGACTTTTTGCGAAGCTTCAGGCTTTGAAAGAGGAGAGTAAGAGGTTAGGAAAGGAGGAGTGGAAATAATGGAAGTTCCTATAATCATGGAAGAAGCATATTGGGCAAATAGTACACTTTCTATTGCCCGATATTATGGTGGAATTGTATTCAGGAGGAAAGAATACTTCATCGTAAACAAGGATGGAATTAAGCTGCTTGAGTTAAGCGACCCTGACAGCCCACACTACGTAAAAGAAGGGATGGCCATCCCACCTGGAGAACCAGCAGACCTAGTACAGACTGACTGGATTCCTGTTTACAAGGCATTAGGAAGGAAGAAAACCTTTGAGCTGGTACAATCTGGAAAGACACTGGGAGAAGCATTGCTGATGGTGAAGGAAGTGAAGAAATTGAATAAAGTGAAATGAGACGAATACTTTATAACGCGAGCGATACAGAAACATTCCAGCGTATTGTGAAAACAGCTAAGAATGGAATTTTTGGAGGCACTTCGGGCACAATGGATTACCTTGATAAGTGCCGATGGTTTTTGGAACGATACGATTGTATAATCATATTTACACGTGATGAAGGAGCCCATACCTGCGGATGGTGGAAAAATCCGGACTACGAAAGATGCTATCACCTGTCAATTTCTTTCCCTGGGGGATGGAACAGGAAGAAAACGGAATACATAGTTGATCGTATCTTCGGATATAACAAGCGTATGCTGTGGTGCGAACCTCCGTATTCAGAAGAAGGGAAACGGGCCGGAGTGTATCATTACCGGTTATTCTGTGACGCTAGCTGGAACCCTATTATACCTCGTGGAGAAGTATATTCCACGAAATTCACAGAGCTAGGATGGAAAAGCTTTTCGGAACTGCATGGAAAATAAAATTGGAGAATGACAAATGATAATAAAAAAGAACTTTTCCGTGGTTTTTGAAGCCGGTACACCTCCGGTTAGATTCCGTGAAGAATACCTCCTTCCGGTCCGTACAGAAGAAGAGCAAACGGATCATTCAACCCTTCATCAGGCTGCAAAAGGAGCCATAGCTAAAGATTTAGGGATTATGAGATGCGAAGTTAGGATTCTGAAAATTATGGAAATTCATAATCACTTAATAGTTGAATAAAACCATAAATCGAAGTACATAGCCTATGTTTGAACTAATAAGAGTCTTTTCCACTCATGCTTCTCCCTATGTTGGAGGATATGTGGTTTTTGACAGACAATATACCGTCGGAAAGTTTATCGAAGAAACCCTGAAAAAGTACCCGGCTGTAAGCGGCTATTTTAGTATCGACGGTACTTCACTCGAAGTTCAATACGCCAAAGGGGAGCTTTCAGGTAAAGCATTCCCTGAAAAGGTTTTAGAATCGAGGATTGCGGCCGTTTACTTTTATACAGGACGGAACGAAGCAGATTATGTAATCACTAAATTAGATGGACAATGATTTCAGAAGAAGTAAAGAAAAGACTGCGTGAGATGTCGGATCAAATAAGAGCATCCGAATCAGAATGGGGTCCAATTCAAGCTTGTGTTACTTGTAGGCACTTTGCCTGGAACCTCAATTTAGATAAGAAAGGAATAGTATGTACTACCTTTTATTGTAGGCTTTCCGGCGAATCGGTAAGAAGACTAAATATATGTAATAAGTTCCAGAATAAAGATTACTTGTCGAATATTAGAAGCGAAAGAGAAAACGATTTTTTGGAAAAGTACATACGACCATTAGAATACGTCGGCCTTGTCAATAGAGTGCTTGAAAGTACGATTCCTGATCAGATGGTACTTTATGCAGCAAAGAAAATACATGGTAAGGCAGTAGAGATCCAAATAAATATGGATAACTACGAAACGCATACAATTACATTTTTCATGGATGATCCTAAGCCACAAAAAACAGGCGACCGGATTTGGTCGCAAACGACCATGCCTTCCTTCGCAAAATGTGGAGACTCGTATTCGAGATTATTAGCTGATTCCATAAAAAATGCTTTATCTGAATTTGAAGAGTTTTGTAAAAATAAAGAATAACATCATGAAAGAAGAAGAAAAGCTACTGTTACTGGAAGATATTTCAGCCAGATTACCGTTCGGATTGGCGTTTATCACTAAACAAGGAATGATCGAAATGGACGTCATAAACCTAGCCGACAGATATAAGGTATGGGCTTATAAGAAAAGAGACAAGCATGGTAACGAAATTGGCCTGAATGCCGAAACATTAAATGGCGAAAGATGTCGAGGGAAAGGGTTCAGATTGGGAGATATAAAACCGATACTCTATCCGCTGTCTTCAATCACAGAAGAAATCTTTGTGAACGGCTCGGAAATCTGCCCGATGAAGTATCTGTCAGAAGCGTTCGATTTCGACGGGTATATGGGACTTTATACCACCTGGAATTTCGACGAAGAAAGAGAATGCGTGGAGTTCTTCGCCTGGGGATGTAAGGTGTGCGAAATGAGCTTGCAGAGCTTCTTTATTACTCCGGAAGAAGGAAAGCATAACAGCACTCAATTGGGCCTTCGTCATTTCCAGCAAGTCTTTCACGTGCTGCATCAGTGTCACATCGACTACCGCAACCTGATCGCACAAGGACTGGCCGTTTCAGCTTTAGTTTTGGATAATAACCCTTATAAATAAAAATAGCCATGTTTAGACCGGAAGATTATGTAACGCACGATGTAGGATTGCTTTTGAAAGAAATAGGTTTTAATGAAAACTGCAAATATTCATATTTAGAGAACGGGCTTAGGTGTTGTCCATCTGAATATGAGCAAAATTTCAATCTTTCAGAAAAAAGATGTTCATGCCCAACCTTATACGAGGCTCAAAAGTATCTTCGGCAGAAACACAATATATCTGTCGAAATATACAGAAACGCTTGCGGTTACTGTTGGTCTATGTCAAAAGCTGACAATGGAACATTCATTACAGATTATGACCTTAAAGGGCCTAATGATGGTGGTTGCTGGGATGATTTTGAAGAAGCTTTGAATGATGGAATCTATAACGCATGTAAACGAATAAAAATGAAAAAATAAGACTTAATATGATTATGAAGAAAGTACCATTTATAGCAATTGTGACTGTTGTATTAATGTTATTGGCCGGCATTGTTACATTTTCCAACCAGCGTGAAGTAATGGCTACTGTGAACCGGATTGAGAAAATAGAAAATGTAACTTCAAGTGAAGGTAATACGACTACCAAGGTTTATTATCTCCTTTTCACATCCGGAGGGACCATGAGAATAAGCATAAACGGTTTCTTGTCCCATCCTGAACTACTCGGTAGGATTAAGGTCGACAGCACTTATACGTTCCGAACCATGGGATTGGAATTGCCTTTTGCGGGATTTTACCCGAATGTAGTATCTGTAAAATAAGAATGGCTATGACAGCAGAAGAGTTTTTGAAAAAGCAAGCAATGTATGAATTTATAAACGGGGCTAGTCATCCACCTGTAGAAATAGTCACATACGATATAGCTTTAGCCGCATTGCAATTTAAAGAGTATGAAGTTATCACCGATAAGGAGCGAAAAGGCTGGGTATGCCCGGTATGTGGTAGGGTCTATGCTCCGAGTGTATCTGAATGTACTGAATGTAATAAAAATAGAGAATCAACATGATTAAGCTATACAGAGCGGACCAGATGCACCCGTCCTCGTCGGTAGTGGCGCTATCAAGCCTGCAAAAGACTGTCAGGAAGAGCAGAGAAGTAACAGATAGACTGATTCAGCAGCTGATTGATACTGGCTACATCCCGGAAGAAAAGAAGCCCGAACTTCTGTCTGTCTTCGACAAAGAAATGACCGAGTACACAAAACTCAAAACAAAGAAGAAAAAAACATGAACAAAATGGAGAAAGAAGAAAAACAAAGAGAGCACGTTGATATGCAGGATGCCTTTGACGCATTGATGGGCGGCCTTCTGACAAACGTAAAAGAACGTCAACCCGACCAGAACGAGGAAGTTATCTGCCGCATGATGTCAAACGGAGCATTCGTAAGCGGATACATCTACCAGGAAGACGGGAAATACAAAGTGGCCACTTCTCCCGATTTTCATTTTGAGGACTACGGAGATTACGAATGTGACTACTGGTTCCCGAAGCCTAAACTAAATGGAACAAACAATTAAAGCATACAAGTATGAAGAAAGAATTACCTGATATAAAAGAGAATATTCCTGCACCAGAGAAGCAAGAGAAAACAGTTCATCTTCACTTTGAAGGAGATTTTACTCTAAGAGATGGTAAGATATTTGTAAGCAAGCTACAGACTAGCGAGTTGCCAATTACATTGTGGACAGACCTATTCCGAGCTATAAACGATGTATTAAAAAAAGATTTATAAACCATGTATATCGACGATAAAAAAGCAGTCATATTCGTTCCGAAGGACGAGTACGAAAAGATGAAAGAGCTGGCCAACGCCAACGCAGGAGAGATAGAAAAACGTGCCCTCGAAATGTGGGAAACAAAAGCAATTCCATGGCTTAAAGTTTCCATGGAGATACGGAGCAGCGATGGTCGTGATATTCTGGATAGTGAGCAGTTCCAGTTCAGAACCGATTCATTGCTTCTTGATCCGGCAGGGAAGTTTACTATCAAACAAGAGGCAAGAGAAAGATTTGGGAAATTGGTGAAGGACTGGGCACTTCACATGATGGAGATTCAGTTTGGCGAGCACATGACGAAAATCAATTATATCAATGAACGATGCCATAAGGCAGATATATTGTGGAAGAAAATACTAATACCGGCCATTTGTGCAGGAATTGTTTCCGCCATTATGTTTGGGTGTTTATTATGGGTTTTACTGTCTAAAATCAATTAAACTCAGTTGTAGCAATGCCTGATATTCAAATCCACAAAATCCGAAAGTCAAAACTCAAATGGAAGGATGTTCCTAAATTTAAGGACAGTTACCGTTTGCCGGTAGTCCAGATACAGGAGCATGAAGGTAGTCTTCACTTTAAGTTTTCCGGTGGTTCCAAATACTCTCCAAACACTTACTTCACCATTGAGGATTACCGGGAATATACGGCTTTGGAAATAATCAATTCCCTTGAAGATATAGGTTTCAATACCCGGCATAGTTACGATGCAGTATTGAAGTTCTACCACGATAGAGGATTAGATTTAGGATTTACAAGAAACTTTTTAAAACCATTAAAAGCATAGCACCATGTCAGCAGAATATAATAAGATAAACGAAGATTTTGTCACTTTTGAGGTAGCCAAACTTCTTCAGGACAAAGGATATAGAGAAGACTGTCGTGCCAGCTACATAACGGATGAAACAGGCAGGTCGGAACTGACCGTAGTGTTTGGGGTGAGGAAGTTCCGTCATCTGTCAATATATACGAGATTTCAGTACGAATACCTGGCTCCCACGCTGTATGCTGCGCAAAAATGGGTACGTATAAAGGTAAAAATCCACATCGTTGTCGAGCTCAACAAACACGGCTGGTACTACCGCCTGTACGACACAGAGGATTTGTCTCTCATATCGCAGATGGACGGATATGCCGACACATTCGAGAAAGCTTTGAACGATGGAATAAAAGAGTCATTAAACTACTTATAAGAATCAGACTATGTTTACACAACCTTGTTTTATTAGGAAGAATACACCGGAACTGCGGAAAAAGCTTCAGAAGCTGGGGCAAAGAGCCAATACCCTTGACGATTTCAAGGAAGAATGGCTGGCAGCCAATTACGGAATGTATATTTCCGTTCAAGATGGATTTCAGCATCTTCATCCGAACGACATTGACTGCGGTACTAATGAGGAGCTGTTCCTAGCAATAGCAGCTTTACGTGACGATACGGATAGGGACCAATGGTTTATTTTAGATGTAGATGTCTATTTAAACATGGACAAAGGATCATGGTTTAAAGCGACGGACAGAAGTGGCGGGCTGCACATAGGAACACAAATAGAACCCATGTATTGCCACAAAGCCACCGTCCAAGAACTAATTGAACATTTCAGCAAAAAGGAGGAAGAGCCATGATATTCATACCAGAAGATTTCAAATTCAACCACATTAAAAAGACCAGCATCGTGGCAAAACGCCTGCTGGAAGCAGCCATAGAGGAGATAAAGAAATCCCCAATAGAAGATGGGATTATATTACTACGACAGTGCGCACTATGTGGACCGGATGACTGTTACCTTGAATATAAGGAAGTGTCAGCAGGATTCCAGATACTCAAAAGGTATCTGATGATAAAAGCATTTCAGGAAGTAAAATACGCCGAGGATATAGACGATTTTAGAAGGACTGCATATTTCCATCTGAAATTCAGAATAGACAAATACCTGATAGAATCATGCCAAATGCTAACGTCGAAAAGATAAAGGGCAGTCTGCTGAAAGAAATCAAAGGAGTGTTCTGCGAAGGATATTGTCTTTACTACAAAGACGATTACTACTGCGGAGCCTGCCCGTTGAACGACACAAGCAACTGGATCAACCGGAAGAAACCCATTGCAAGGGAAGAAAAGCTCCGCACCGTGAATTTCTGCGACGACTGCATCCATTTCCGACCGCTGAAAGAAGGGGAGAAACAAAAGCCAAACAATCAGCTTTGCGAGTTTTTCCGTCCTCTCAGGTTCAGGGTAGGGAATGGATACAATGGGGAAGATACAGGTTTCTTCCTTCCCGGGTGCAAGGACTACAAAAAGGAAGAGAGAGAATGTGACACATGCCTTCATTTCATTCCGTCGGAGGATTCTGATAGAGGAGAATGTAACTTGTACTCTGATACTCCAGGGAACCATTATTTATGCAATGAATGGAAATCTAAAAAGTAAAGATTATGGAAGGAGAAACAGAATTAGTAACTATACGGCTTTCAAAGTACAATCAGATGTTACAAGAGTTGGCAAACCTGAAAATATTTAGAGAGCAGGAAAAAGAAGAAATTAAGAAGGATGCTGAAAAGCCTTATGAAAATCTTATAGGTCCTAATAAAGATTATGTAGGTTATCTAGCAAGGGAATTTGGGAATATATCATCAATGGTAGAATATGCGCTCTTGAGCATAACTTGGAGGAGTCAAAAGATGAAGTGAGAAATCTCAATAACAAGTTAAAGTTTTCTATTGAGAGAGAAAACCGTTTACTTAATAAATATAACTTAATTATAAATGAACGAAGTACGAAATGGTATCAGATAATTAAACGTATAAAGATAAGAAAAGAGATGAAGAAACTGCAAAAGGAGGAATAGCCTATGCCAACCACAATCAAGCGAATAGTGAGCGTACTTTACCGGGCACGCACCAATAAATACGAGGTGCAGGCTGTGGCCGAAAAGAATGGACGGCCATGTGTTATCACGCTGTATTATAGAAATGAAAAAGAAGCAAGAAAACTAAAGAAAGGAGACGTAATAGATGAAAACAATTGAAGCGATAAACCTGAATAAGCTGAGAGATGAAGCCTACCAGAACGCCGTAGAACACGGATGGCACGACGAGGATTTAAGTACCGAGCATTTCCTTTGTCTGGTCATTAGCGAGCTGATGGAAGCTGTGCAGGCCGAAAGAAAAGGTAAACGGTCCGATGTGGCAAAGTTTAATGAATGGCAAGGAAATAATATCCCATTTAGCGAAGAAACCCGAGTAAGAAGATTTCAGGAAGATTTTGAAGCGTATATAAAAGATAGTGTGGAAGATGAACTTTCCGATGTCTGCATCCGTATGCTTGACCTGGCAGGTTTGCTGGGAGTTAGTTTCTTAGGGGTAAAATTCCCGCTTGAGATAAAGGAAGAGACATACAAATATAAAATCCAGAATACTTTTACAGAGTGGTGCTACAATCTGACAAGATTTATCGCATCGTATAATGAGTGTCATATTACCACTCTTCAATTCTTTGTAAACATATTACAAGAAGTATTTATCATGCCCAAAATCAAAGGATTCGACCTCCTCTGGCACATCGAACAAAAAATGAAGTATAACCGCACCCGTCCGCGCATGCACGGGAACAACAAATTTTAATTATGAATACCGCAGACTTAATAATCAGCATCGTTTTTGTTTGCATAAACTCCACCGCGCTATTCCTGATTTACCGGTCCATATCGCGATGGATGACCCGAAACGAGAAGAAAATAGACAACCTTGAGCATGCCGTTCTCAAAATTGACGATTACATAAAATACAGCTCTCACACCATTGCCTCCGTTTACATCGACGTGCAGAACAGGCTAATCGAACAGTTTGTAAAAGAAGAAAAATACGAAATGGCTGAGTTAGTAAAGAGAAACCTTCAGCTGGTACAAGCTACCGTATTGAAGGAGATGAAGCACCGCATGGAGGAAGCGGAGAAAAAGCTCTATGAAGACTTCCTGAACAAAGAACATAACCAGAAGAAAGGAGACACGAAAGAAGGATAATTTTTAGTCCTTCATAAACGAAGCCTGTACAATAAGTTTTATCTACTGGTCGAATTAAAACGATAATTAATCACTTTCTGATTCATTTTTAAGGAGGCGTAGAAGTGTATGTAATTGCACTTTTACGCCTTTTTTCTGTCAACAAAAGCCGTATTTCGTCACATAAATTCCAAACTGGCGTAGTATCGCCACTGCGGCCGCGCTTAATAGACACTTTTGTCGCGTAGTTACGCCATTTGAGCGGCGTAGGCACGAGACTTTCAGGAAAATCATTCCGACACAAAGAGAAAATCGCTTAGAAAATCAATTCAGTATCAAATATTACAAGTTTTACATACCCTTTGCAAAACATTTTGCAATTTGATAATCAGTTAGTTAAGTATCATTTGTAAGCAATTTTGCAAAGCTTGCGAAGCGTTGGCGAAATTTTTGCAATGAATAACTATCTGATAATCAATTAAAAGTATTGTACTTTTTGATATTTTGCCGATTTTTCACGAAAAACGAGTTTACAAAATCTTTAAAATAAAAATTTTCCGTAGGGTAGAAAAGGGTGTACATCAGTCGAATCATTTCTTCCTGTGAGCGTCCGAATAGGGAAGGAATCCGAAGGGAAACCTGAAAGAACGAAAGGAGGGAAAGGTCGGCCTGCGGAACGCGGGACGACAAAGCACGCCTTTCCCCTTTCGTTCTACTTCCTTTATATCCAACTTCATCGTATAACAGAGAGAGCTACGCAATGGACATAAAAGAAAAAGCCGGACAGCCTGAAATCTGTTCTTTACCGAAAAAATACGTTTTCTTCACTTCAAAATTAATGAACAATCGGCAATAACTCTTTATTTATTATTTATTATACACTATAAATGATTGATAATTAAATAAATAAGTATTGAGAAGTATTTTGCAAGAAAATTGCACAGCTTTGCAAAATCGTGAAAAGCACGCAAAATAAGTCCTCAGTCGCTTAACCTTTTTTTGTTGAATGAAATTCCGATTGGTGTTGAATCGTCCGTAACTTGCTGTTGATTAATTGATTTACAGACTTTATCTTACTACTATGCCAAAAAATTCAATGAATGAGCAGCGTCACTCATGCTTCCTTAAAGTGAGTGATTATTATAAGAAATACTTCGAAATAAAGTATGGAACTCCGGTCAGGTTTCCTCAGAACAGCCTTCTGGGTGTATATATGAAGACTCACTTGTTCAGAGATGCAGATTTTTCGGGTATAACAGATTTTTCCTATAATGAAGTAGCATTTCATTTGAAACCTCAGAAATCATTATTTACCGCTCAGTTTAAAATGTTGACTGAAAAAGAGAAAGAAGATTACCTGGAGTTGGAAATGCCTGAAAGCGTCTGCAAATTTAGCGGTGAGGTGAAAGTGGATAAGTTTTTTCACCTGAATATCAACGGAAGTAAGAAGATAAGGAATGAATTGAAACGTGAGTTCTGGTATGATTTCGCCAGATTTCATGATGACTGTATTTTCCGGGCAAATAGAATGGGCGAACATGTTACTTCCGAAGATGTCATGTCTGATTTCATTGTTTTGTACGATATAGACATGAAAAGATTTGAGAGCATGATGCGATATTGGTGGAGAATCAAATCCAGAATGAAGTCTGACATCAAAGTGAGAAAAGAAGAGCTTGAGTCGAGAACCGGAAGAATCTGTATATACACGCCATAAATTTATACATGAATAGCAATAAATAAAAGTTAAAGAAACGAAGAAAGTTGGTGCGATTTGTCAGTAACTTTGTCAGTCGCCATTTTCAACCACAAAACAACACATAAATCATGAATTGCAGCGAGAATTATTACGAGTTGATAGGCAGCATTGAAGCTTATCCGGACGACGCGGTTACGTTTTCCCGCCCGTTCAATATTGAGAAGAAAAGTGAAAAACCTGATTTTTCTGTGTCGGGCGACCGTAAGATTTCCATTCAGATGAAACCGAAATCAGGGAGCCTGAAGGAGAGCGCGGAAACCAGCGTGGCCGGCGATTCTTACGAAGTGACGGTGAGTTGGGATGTAGAGAGTGTGACGCAAGAAACCTATTTGCAGCTTGAAACGCTGAAAAACAGCACTAACCATTTGATTGTAAGAACATTTGGCGACGGTGAAATGTTTGTGCGTGCCGTGAGCGACGGTTATGAATTTCAGTATGAGGAAGGCGACGGCGTGATTTCGTGCACACTCACCATCCGCAACGTGACCGGCGCACAGCGTGTGGTCTGACATCTACACCTTATTATATATATTGCTTTTTTCTTTCCGTTGGAATGCCGTTCCTGCATACGTGTGTGGGACGGCATTTTTTCTTTGGGCCTTTCTTTTTGTGCGCGTTTTTCTTTCGTCCTGCAGGTAAATCTTCATTATCGTCTTTGTGGCATTCTTCAATTTCTTTGCGTCCACCGCAAATTTCTTTTTTTCGCACAAACTCCGTGTGTTTTACAACATGCTCATTCTTAGCAGGTTTTTATTTGCAGAGAAAATCCGTTTGAGCATCCGCATATTTCTGTAATTCACGCATTTAGTCATTTTTTGTGTCCTTCATTACCGCATTTCGCGTGCGTAATTTCGTGATGTAATCAATTAATTATCAAACGAAAATGGCAACAAGAGCATTTCACGAAATCATGTCTACGCGATTCTGGGACTTTTACCCGGAGTCTCTGCATGCTTACCGGAGAACGATTCTTGACAACATTGCCTCACACCGTCCTTACGAGAATCCGGACGAGCGGACCGACCGACCTTACTTCCTTTCTTCGCGTACCGGATATGCTGAAAAGACTTACATCGGAGATTACGATGATGTAACCGGATGGAACGATATAGGGGAAGACGACCGCATCATTTCGGTTATCGACGTACAGGGCCCCATTCTTCGTAATGGCGACCTGTGTTCCTACGGAAGCAAGGAACATAAGGACATCATCATGCGTGCTTCTGACGATGCGCATACCATCGGATTTATTATCGAGATGGACAGCCCGGGCGGTAGCAGCATGGCGAAGTACGACTATGAGATGGCCCTCAACTACGCCCGCTCAAAAGGAAAGAAGATTGTGGGTCACATCGACGGGATGGCCTGCAGTGCCGGTTATGCGCTGATGGCCCTGTGCGACGAAGTGTATTTCACCAATCCGCACGACACGGTGGGATGTATCGGTACCATGTGCGCGATGCTCACTAACAAGGACGGCGATGTGAACACCGTGACGCAGGAACGCTACGCCGAGATTTACGCCGACGGATCTCCTTATAAGAACAAGGAATACCGCGACGCGGCCGAGGGAAACTACGACGGCATCAAGGAAGAACTGAACCGGCTTTGTGCCGACTTTCAGCAGATGGTACGCGAGCGCCGTCCCAGAGTGACGGACGACCAGCTGACCGGAAAAACTTTCGATGCGGGCGATGTGGTGGGTACCATGGTCGACGGTCAGGGTGACTTCAAGTTCTGCGTGAACCGCGTGCAGAAGCTGGCCGGAGTGAGTCAGAGTCAGAAAGGAAATTCGCCCGGAGCCTCACGCGAAGACAGCAAATCGGCAGGAATCAAGGAAGAAAAGCAGCCGGGAACACAGGAACAGGCTTCTGTGGAGCAGCCGGCATCAGATAAAACAGAATCACAAACTCAAAAACAAGCAACTATGGCAAAAAGCTATCCCTTTATTCAGTCGGCTGCAAAGGTAAACTCCCTGGTAGTCGAAGAAAACGGCGGTTTCTACATGGTGGAAACCATGGCGGACAATGTAGAAGAGTTCGTCATGAAAGCTAAACAGACGGAATCTACGCTGGCTGCAAAACTCACGGAAGTAGAACAGCTTAACGCAACCATCGAACAGATGAAGAAAGACCATGCGGAAGCACTGGCCAACCTGAAAGCGGAACACGAAAAAGAGGTTTCTTCTTTGAAGGACGCTCATAAGAAGGAATCGGAAGACCTGACAGCGAAGCTGAATGAAGCTCAGAAGAGCATCGAACAGAAGGATGCGGAAATCAAGGAGCTGAGCGAAACGGCACAGCTGGAACCTACTCCGCAGGACCCGCCGAAAGACAACAACGGAGGTCAGGAAAGCGGCCAGTTCCATGTGCAGAGCGTATGCGGTGAAAACATGAGCTGGGTAGAAAAAGCTGAAGCCCGCCGCAAGCGTGATGCTGAAATCAGCAAAGCACGATAAGAGATAAGAACACGACACAAAAACTAAACCAGACACAAACAATATGGCTACAAAGTTATACGCACTCAGTGAAGAGAATGTATCGCATGTAAAAGGCATTCTTGCTCCGGACATCATCGAAAGCCCGGTTCTCGATAACATGGCAGTGTTCAACAAACTTCGTATCAAGGTTATCGAAGATATTGAATACGCACAGACTCAAATCATTTTCCGTCGTAAGGGTGGTGAAGCCCGCCGTTACAAGGAAGGTTCTACGCTGAAGTCAACCCTTGGTTTCATGGACGAAAGCAAACTGGTGATGAACCAGATTTGGTCACGTTACTACGAAAACCTTCAGAACTTCCGCGAAAAACAGCCGTTCAGCATCCTGGGTTCAAACGGAACCTACAATGCACCGGTCACAGAATTTATCCTTCGTCAGATTGGTAAGCAGTTTGCCGGTGATAACCTGAGCAACCTGTTCTTCGGTAACATTGAATTGGGAGAAGACGACCCGCTCAGTCTGTACAACGGTTACTGGACTATCATTAACAACCTTATTAATCAGGGTAAGATTTCTTCCAAGGAAGGAAACCTTGTGGCTTGCGACCCGATTAACGAAGGTCCTGAAACTCAGGATGGAGAACACTTCGACGCATTTGTAGAATGGGTGGAAGGATGGCATCCGTTGTTGCGTAACGCTCAGGAAGTAATCGTTTACATGTCGCCGAAGCAGAAGCGACTCATTACTCACAGCTACATGCGTAAGTTTACCGGATTGCAGACTACAAGTGCAGGCGGTGAAGGATTCTCATTCGTGGGAATGGAAAACATCAAGATTGTAACCGACGGTATTATTGGTAAGGGTAATCGTATGATTGCTACTCTCCCTGAAAACCTGCAGTTCGGTCTTGACCGTGCAAGCGACTGGAACGCGGTGATGATGAGTCACGATCCGAACGACTTGAACGTGCTGATTTTCCAGGTACAGTCTACCGTAGGCGCACGTATTCTGGACATCGCACCATCCAAGTTCTGTGTGAGCGACGGTACTATCGAACAGATTGAACAGCTGAACGGTGACTACCAGAAGAATACCCTGACCGTTACTTCAAACAACGAAGAATGGGGTAAGGTAACGCTGTCTCCGCAAAAGGATGTATATACGAAAGACGAAACCGTGAAACTGACTCCTGCTGCTGAATCTGGATACAGGTTCAAGGCATGGAGCGACGGTGCAACAATCTCTCCGCGTGACATCGTTTACAACGGATACCCGACCTACCTTCAGGCCATCTTCGAACCGGAAGGCGAATAATAACCCGCTCGCTGAGATAAAACAGGCTGCCAAGTTTGGCAGCCTTCACAACACAAACACAAACTTTTAAAACCAGACTATTATGGCAGATATGGCATGTGAATTAATGGATGTTGGTCAGGCTGCTGCCGGTTGTGAAGAACAGTTTGCCGGTATCGGTAATCAGATATATGTCGCTTATCCGGAAGACCTTACGGCAAAGCCTCAATATGAAGCATCTAAAGCTGCATTTACTGAAGCTTCTTTTGCTTTTTCTCCTGGTAAAGGAGCGTGGAAGTTCCGTATCAAGAAACAGAGCGGTCAGATTTCTTCAACAGGTAACGAAGGGGCAAAAGGATACAACGTACAGCTGATGTTTACCATCGACAAGGACGTGAAAAACGCAGCTCATGTGCTCCGCATCCTGAAAAACCGTGGTGACGCTATTTTCTTTGCAGAAAACCCGTCAGGAGGTTATTACGTAGTGTACGACCCTACTTTCGGTACGGAAGTGAACAACAACTACGACAGTGGAACTACTCCGGATTCTGATAGCGGTCATGCAGTAACTGTTACCAGCAACCCGAACCGCTACTCCCTGACTACCTGGGACGGAACTCTGACTATCAAATCGGAGTTGGAATAACTATTACACAAACGATAAAACATGAGAGACTATGGCAGGAATGGCATGTGAATTAATGGATATTGGTCAGGCTGCTGCCGGTTGTGAAGAACAGTTTGCCGGTATCGGTAATCAGATATATGTCGCTTATCCGGAAGACCTTACGGCAAAGCCTCAATATGAAGCATCTAAAGCTGCATTTACTGAAGCTTCTTTTGCTTTTTCTCCTGGTAAAGGAGCGTGGAAGTTCCGTATCAAGAAACAGAGCGGTCAGATTTCTTCAACAGGTAACGAAGGTGCAAAGGGATATAACGTACAGCTGATGTTTACCATCGACAAGGACGTTAAAAACGCAGCCCATGTGCTCCGCATCCTGAAGAACCGTGGTGACGCTATTTTCTTTGCGGAAAACCCTGCAGGAGGTTACTATGTGGTGTACGATCCTACTTTCGGAACAGAAGTGAACAACAACTACGACAGTGGTACCACTCCTGATTCAGACAGCGGTCATGCAGTAACAGTGACCAGCAACCCGAACCGCTACTCTCTGACTACCTGGGCAGGAGTTCTTACTCTGAGATCAGAAGCAGAGGAAGATGAAGAAGGAGGAGGTTAATAACCCGTTCGCTTCAAGCATATTAGACAAACGGAAATGTGGATGAAAGTCCGGCACTTGCTAATCGGTGCCGGACTTTTTTTGTGTCCTTCAACGGGACATCCGTTTTCCCTACTTTTGGGGTAAAGTAATTGAAAAACAAAGGTTATGATTACAGAAAAAGAATACTTAAAAGACTACAGAACCATGAACGAGGAAGAAAAGAAAGATTATCTGGACCGGGTGAAACGATGGACAGATGAAACTTTTCCGGAACTGCTGGCGCTGGCCGAATGCTGGATGAAAGTGCCCGTGAAGGATTTCGACGAAGGATGCCGTCTGGTGTCGGCCATTGTGCGGGCAAAAGACTTTCTTCGCGACGTACAGCGCTATGAAGCCCGCCGTGCGCTCAACAAGATGAACCTGTTCCTGCAGGAAGTACGGAAGAAATCCGGACTGGCCAAGAAAGCCACTCGCGGTCCGGTTGGCGCCGTTCGTTACAAAGCGATTGTTCCTGATGACGGTGCGCCCGATGAAGAAGGAAACATGACCGCACGCCAGTACGAAGAGCAGGAAGTGGACGGCCGCAGACCGAAAGAATTTGCACTCTATAAGGATAAGCTGCCGAAATCTCTCCGCGACAAGGGAGAGAAAGAACTTTCCGCCATGTACCTGGAACTGGCCGAGTATCGCGGCACGCTGGAGGTAATGGCCGAAAATCCCAATGTAAGCGACGAAGCACGTGCCGACATGGCACAGAAAGCCATCGCTTCCGAGCAGAAAATCAGGGCGTTCTGGACCAATGTGGATGCAGCCCTTAACGGTACCTACACCGAGCCGGAAACTTCCACAGCCGACAGCATGAAACGCCCTGGCGACTTTACCCGTGCCGAGATAGAGGCCATGAAGGATGTACGCCAGCAGGAAGTATGCCGCAAGGCCCGTGTGGACGGAAACAAGAAATACATCAACCGCAGCGACGTGAAGATTACCGAGGAGTACAAGGAACAGCTTCGCCTTCGTATCGAGGAGCTGATGGAATGGGGCGAAAACCTGCCTAAGAAAACGGCAGAAGTAGCTACTGCAGCCGGCATCTTCATCCCCGGTGTAAATGCTCCGGTCTCTTCCGAACAGGCAGGAACGAAGTCTGCTTCTACTGAAAAACAAGAGGATAAGAAATCGGATGAAAATCCGGTGAAGTGTACAGAAAATGCCGAAAAGCGTACCGAAAATGAGGAAAAACGTGCAGGAACCACGGTAAACCGTACAAAAACGGCAGAAGAGCCGAAAAAAGCTACAGAAACCCCGCGCAAGAAAGTTGACCCGACTGAAAGCGTGACGGAAGGACAGATGAAAGGAGGCGCACAATGAGAATAATTGAGCCTTGCTGCTACCACAAGCAGTTGGAAGGAATGATTGACGAGTGCAGCGAGAAGCATACGGCTGCCAACTTCTTCAGCTACTCCGACTGGGACATGTGCGACCTCCTGGGCACGCTGTCCGGTTACTGTTCCGGAGGTGAAATGGGCATTGTCATGGTGCGGCTCGATGTGAAGCTCATTCAAACCATCCGTCGTATTCTTTCGCGTGTGAAGCCTGATCCTACAAATCCGTCGAACCATATTGCTGACGTCAGCAAAATGATACTGGTAGCGCAGCCTGCATCCACAGGAGCCACCTTCAACCAGCGTCAGGAGATTCGCACGCAGTTGGGTGATTTTATCAAGTCGGGCCGGCTGGTGGTGTGTGAGGACAATGTGGGTTTCCGCTGTATCACGGTGAAGAGTAAATCGCACAGTCTGGTTATCCAGGGAAGTTTGAACACCCAGCGAAGCAACGCCATGCAGATGTTCACGCTTACCACTTCTCCGGAAGAGTATGAGAATGTGGCGGAGATGTTTCGGATGAAGGAGCATACGAAAAAGGTTTTATGATTTTTCGGGCAGAAGAACATAAGAACATATTCATTGAATGATGTAAAAATAAGCATGTTTCGATGTGCTTATTTTTACATTAAAAGTTAAATAGTTGTTTTTCAGATTTATACAATATTAAATTAAGAAGATTATGAAGAAATTTATTAGAACAGAAGAAGTACAGGCTACAGAAGCTATTCTGAAAGGTGGTAATATTTACCTTCCTACGGATGCAATACCCAAAACGATGGAACCGAGAGTGGAAGGATACAAGGTGGTAGATTCAAATGGATGCGTCAGTTTTATTCCAAAAGTGGAATTTGAGAAAAGGTACAAATGTGTTGAAACTTTCATTGACAGAATGATGATTGAAGACGAAGAGCTATCAGAAAAGTATGAAAAGTGTAGCTCATTCGTAGATTCAGAAAAATTCCGTGAGGTAATCAAAGAAGATTATCCAGCTTTTCTTATGCACCTTCAAAGAGAAGCTATGGGAAGCTATCTTGGAACTTTACATAACCGTATTGAATATGCAAACGGTAGCAAAACGAAGTGTAATACCTTATACAGTTTTGGTGAAGCAATAGAAGCATTAAAGTTTGGCCTTTGTATCCGAAGAAAAGGATGGAATGGGAAAGGATTGTTTGTCGTCAAGCAGGTTCCTTCACACATTGGGAACGATGTAATACCGAAAATGCAATCACTCCCTCAATCCGCCAAAGACATCATCCTGAAAGGAAAAGGATTCATTGATTACACGTGCCAGTGTCTTATTTACAATGAAAATACCGGTCGTGCTGACTCATGGAATCCTTCCATAGCGGATGTATTCGCAGAAGACTGGGAGATTTTGCAATGATACAAATCTAAAGAATCAGGGGAAATCAGTTAAACATTTCCCCTGATTTATAAACACAAACACGGAAACACAAGCTATGGCAAGTAATATAGCACAACGATTCTACGACCTGCTGCGGAAGCACTTTGAAACGGGTGTGCCGTGGCAGAACATGGCCTTTACCGACGAGCAGAAAAAACGGGTGGAAGTCTGCCTGGATGCGTACAAGCGCTTTGAGGAGGACCCGTTCATGAATTTGCGTCAGTACATCATCAACCGGTGGAAACGAACGTACAGTCAGTTGGGAGGCGACCTGAAAGTGATAGACTTCATTTCGTCGTTCTACGCCAAGGGACAGCGAAACATTTCCTCGATGAAGGTGCGCCACGCTGCCGACCTGATGATGCGCAACGGGGCCGATACGGGCGACATGAAAGCGGTGTACAACGGTGCCAGCCTGCTCACCAAGATTGACCGTCTGGATCAGCCGGAAACACCGGAGGAACTGGGAGACGAACTGATACGTATGCCGGTAGTCATTACCTCGGATGTGAAGAAAAAATTCCCGAACAAAACCGGGCACGACAGCGAGGAAATGCGCCGCCTGAGAAAGAAATACGGCGTGAAGCTCGACCAGTGGCAGGAGATGGTGGAAGACGACGACGGCGTATATGTAAGCGAGGGACAAAACGATCCGGACGAGGAATACGATGAAGTAAACCGGGACGGTTTCACACAACCGGAAGAGGAGGAATAAACATGGCACGACGAAACGACTATGAATCCGCCCGTGAGGAATCACTCCGACGGGCACAGCGTCACGCCTCGGCATTGTCGGGCGTGCAGGAGATGGAAGAGCAGGAAGCTGCGGTGAACTACATCTACATGAATCCGGCGCAGCGCGCGGTGTACAACTACCGGTGCCGTATCACCACCGTGGAAGCCGGTCGTGGTACCGGAAAGACCGACGGTCTGATAGCCCCTCACATGTTGGGATGCGTCCAGTCCATGCCGCGTGGCACCGGTCTTTTCTTGGGGAACAGCATCAAGCAGCTTTTTACAAAGACCGTCCCCAAGACACTTGCTGCCTTGGAGCGGATGGGTTTGAAAGAAGGCGTTCATTATTTCAGGGGCCACGCACCAGCTAAAAGCAATTTCAAGGAACCTATCGTAAAGCCGAAAGTCTGGGAAAACTGCATCCATTTCTGGAACGGATTCGTGTACTACATGATTTCTACCGGGGTGAAGGCAGCCAGTAACGGTATGGATGCCTGTACCGTTGATTCCGATGAAGCAAGATTCCAGCCGGAAGCATTGGTAAAGGGTGAGATACTCCCCTGTTTGCGTGGTATCAACACCACCCATCCCGGATTCGACGAAAACCTGAATCCGTACTACAAGAGCATTATGTTCGTGAGCGATGCGCCGCTCACCAGGCGCCAGGCATGGCTTCGTAAGCGCCGCGACGAACAGACACCGGAGATAAACCGGAAGATTGCTGAAATGCTGCGAGAGGCACAGGTATGTCCGGACATCGTGCAGGCACCGAAATACCAGCGAGAACTGAACAAGCTTCGCTGCCAAGCCAGCATCTACTTCTCCTTTTCCAGCATAGAAAACATCGACATCCTGGGAGAACAGTTCATCCGCACCATGCAGAAGGAACTTACCCCCACCATGTTCGACATCTCCATCCGTAACGTCGAGAAGGAGGAAATAAACGACGGATATTATGCCAACTTCGACCCAGACGTACACTGCTACCTCAGTAACGACGAAGAGCAGCTGGAAGCCGCTCAGAAATATAAGAAACGCACCATCACACAGATTTACGAAGGTGGCCGGACCCTGCGTGTGGAGTCGGAAAGCATCGACCTGAACGAGCTTTCCAAGGCACAGGACTGCTGCCTGGACACCGACATAAAACCCGGCGAACCGCTTCGCATCGCTTTCGACTACAACGCGCACATCAACTGCCTGGTGATAGGGCAGACCGACAGCCGGAGCAACACCAGCGTGCTGCGCATACTCAACAGCATGACCAACGTAAAGAACACCCGTATCGAGGGACTTTGCAAGATGTTCTGCAAGTATTACGAGCCGCACCGCCTGACCTGCCGCGACGTGATTTTCTACTACGACGACACCGCCAAGCAGGGAGCCGCCTACGCCAGCGAGCGCCATGAAGAAACCCGTTTCTACAACATTGTGAAGAAAGTGCTTCGCAGTCACGGATGGAACGTCATCGAAGTACCCATGGGACGGCCCATGAGCCACAACAAGAAGTATGAGTTCCTGAACGGATGTTTTGCCGGCACGCAGCGCCCGTTCCTTCGCATCAACAAGGAGAACAACGAGTATCTGATTGCCTCCATGGAGAACGCGCGTGTGAAGGAAGGACGCAACGGCTTCGAGAAAGACAAGAGCCAGGAAAAGGCACGAGTATCGAAGGAAGTGGACGACATCGAGGCCGAATTGAGTACCCGTACCGACCTGAGCGACGCATTCGACACGTTGGTTATCGGTGTGCGTTATTACGGATCGGGCCGCATGATAGGCGTGGGGATGCCGATGTCGGCTTAATAATTAATAATGAAGAATGAAGAATGAAGAATGAGCAAGAAGAAGCTGAAATATCAGGACCCGGCCTTGCAGCCTCCAAAAGCGCTGATGCAGCTGGTGGATGCCTTTACCGACACCTACAAGCCGGTGGAGCGGGAGGAATATGCCGACGAAGTGTTTACCGTGCGCCGCATCCGTGAATACTTCCAGGCATGGCCTATTCCGAAGATGCCCGACCCGCTGCCTCCGTACCTGGTGGAACTGGAGCGCAGGGGATTCGCCATGCAGACGGCCTACGACGGACATCCCGCCCTGTTCTGCGTGCGCTGGCATGTGGACGAAGAAATCTGCACTGCTGAAGAAACGCACGACAAGGAAGCCGAGGTTCGAACCGGACTGGTGAGCATGAAAGCCCTCATAGCCCGCCGCATGATGGATCGGCCGGCAGACGATGGCGACGATGAAGAAGACGAATGGGGCGAAGAAGAATAGCCCTGATAGAAACGATGACCCCCGCCCGCTTCAGGGAAAGACGGACAGGGGTGAAGTGAGAGTTTTAAAACACAATGCAAATATAAGGAAAATAATTTATAATTGTCAATGATTTTATATTTTCCACCGAATTTTAGCTAATTTTGCGTGTGATGCAACAATTTTAATATATTACGCCATGAAAATGCGCAGACTTATCAAGGCACTTTTCAGCAGGAAAAAGAAAAATGCCGCAGCCATATACCTGTCACGGTTTGACACCATAGATAAAATGATACGTGAGAAACTGATTGGGATAGACGTGAAAGAGTGTTACGTGGCCCTCGACCTATCCGTGCATCTGCTCTACAAGGACGACGACCAGAAGTATGCCGCATTCTTCGACACCCTCCGCGCTTTCATCAACTATCATCGCGGATATATGGACCTTCCCATGCTTCAGCCGGAAGAGCGCATCAACTTCTGCGTGAACTTCCGCCGTGAAATACGATTCGACCTGGAGAATGAAGAGTTTTACGACGAACCCCGGGTGGAATACATACCGTGGCTGGTAGGATTCTGCCAGTCGGGCACCGTGGTTTACGATGTTTTCGAGCAAGGTAAGAAGTGAGTTTTCAGGAATGTATGCTTTTAAGCATTGACAGATGTGCCCGGCTGCGAAGTCGGGCATATTTGTTTAAATTTGATAAATTTGCAAATGCAGCCGCTCTGCCTTTATACGCACGAAGGAAGAACACGAATAAGCCAACTATTTAAAACAAAAAAGGAGGATAAAAATGAAACCTCAAACTAAAACGTACAAGCATGTGATAGACTTGTATTTTGAAAGCGTGCCACACAGCATCCGCACATTCAGAGTTCATGGCAATACATTAATTTACATTGAATACGAAGATTATCTGAGCGAACACCATGTAACGGAAGCCATTCGACGATTATTGGGCACCAGCGTTCTTCTCAGTATCAAGCGAAACTGTTCCGAGCGGCTATTCCAGGGAATACAGCAGCGTTACGGCCCATCCATGAGCCAGCTTGAGCTATGTACTGTGATGTCTGAATACGAAGCCTGATATTTACTCCCCTCCGCATGGTTTTGCGAAGGGGATTTTTTGTATTTGTTTGTCAAAAATGGAAAATAAAGTTATTTTCGCTGTGAACTTTAAACTTAACAGTTATGGAAGAGAAGAGAATAAAAGTAAACTATCGTATTCGTACAAGCAATGAAGATGCACTGGAGTGCCTTATAAACGAATACAATGAAGGGGAAGAAGACCTGATAGCATTGTTCGCAGAAGATGAAGACGGGAAAATAGCGGCTACCTACTGGTATGGAGACCAGGAAGTAAACGCCTATTTCTACGACAATGAACTATGGGACGGAATGATACACTTTTCACATGAATTGTTTGAACAGAAAAAAATGTATATTCCGCATCCGGAGATTACAAATATACAGCGGAATGGAAGTATGCTATGCGTGGAAATGGTTCTATATTTGCCGTGGAGCTCATCTGAAGTGCCATCAATTCCAGATGAAGAGCAGATATACATTCCATCAGAAGGAGAACCTGAGTTATCTATATATGAAAGCAGGATAGTAGGAGTAAAGTATCACACGAATGAAAAACAATATGAAGAGCTTGACGAAAAAGTAATGCGTCTTGAAACCGCTATTCTTCAAAAAGAACCCGAAAACCAATATGACCCTAACGCCATTGCAGCTTATACACAGGATGGGTTGAAAATAGGATATATCCCAAAAGATGAAATAGAATCTGTGAAATCTATTATGGGGAAAAATCCGAAATTGGATGTAGAAATGTCTTACATGGATTTCAATGCAGGAAGCATAAATATACGAATCAAGACATGGGTTACAAAATCACTGTTGTCAGAAAAGCTTTTCAAACTTTATTCTCCGATAGAAGTATATCGGGCCAACTACGTTTACCGTAAATGGGGAGGTATAACAGAAAAAACAGAAAGTGAGTTGTTCGACAAATCAAAGCAATTGATAGACTTCAAAAAATTCAATAGCCTTACCATAGGACAGCAGGACCGACTTGCTGAAAAGTGGCTTGATAGAATGACCAGAGCAACAGTAGAAAACCCTACTAATCCAGGATTGAGGATGACCGTGCCACTTGACCTTTCTGTTTATGGAACAAGCTGGAAGAAAATAAATTTAAGAGATGAAGCTAAGCTTGCATTAATAGAAGCTGAAAATAAAATGATTGCCATATATGTAAGGACACGAAGAATGGGATACAAATTTTCTCCCGAGGAATTTGTGGAAGAAATGAACCTTAACGAACTGGGAGAAACCATCATGAAGCGGATGCACTATATTCACGACAACAATAGATTATGAAAAAGTACGATTTTAATGCGATAATCAAATTATAATTGTTACATTTGCCAAGAAATTAAAAGGGAGGAATGATTATTTATCCCTTTCCGCTTGCTTTTGTGAGATTTGTTGTATATTTGCAATGTTACACATAATCAAAGGCAGACGGATGTCTGCAAATAGCAGGCATTTTTTGTATTTGCTTATATAGCTATACATTAAAATATAGCGGCTGTTTAATCCCGTGTGGAGATGTTAATGCACTCCCAACTGCCTTTGGTATGTGTAACGGCGGGCCATGAACAGCCGTTTTTCTGTTCTATAATGTCAAAATCGTTATATATGACAGCAAATCAAATTTTTCAGTACCATGGGAATCCCATTTCGTTCCACAAAGGCGACAATCTTATGGTAAATGCTACACAAATGGCAAAACCATTTAACAAATCTCCTAAAGACTTTCTTAAAACAGAACAATCCAAACGTTTTATAGAAGCACTTAGCGAGGTGAAGAAAATCCTCTCGTCTGATTTAGTGAAAGTTACATACGGGAATAACGGTGGCACTTGGATGCACGAAGATGTAGCCCTTGAATTTGCACGCTGGCTAAGTCCTGCATTTGCCATCTGGTGCAACGACCGTATTAAAGAACTGCTGATGAAAGGAACCGTCAGCACCCGAACCACGCAAACCGACTACACATGCAATGAAAACACTCATGGAAGTGTAGACAATCTTTCCGGACTCCTCACAGAAATAGAAGAAGAGCTTTCCGAATCCATTTCCATGCTTCAGCACAAGAAAGACCGTATTTCTTACCTTAAATACCGGCTTGAGCGTGAAGAAACCTTGTCGGCAGGAACTGCACAAAGCCAGTTTGAACAGCGCATATCAAGGCTTGAACAGATGATACAGAATTATCTTTCAGGAGACAACGGTTCCGTCACGCCTGTAAACAAGAATCCCGAAACTACCACACATCCGTTCTACGCAAAAAAAGACATTCCATGCTACACCGTCAGTGAAATACGCACCCGCTTCCGCGATGCCATGCTTGTGCGTCAGATGGCCCGCACCATGAGCCGTGAAAACGGGATAGTGGTACGCACGGCACGCCTTTTCGACTTCCTTCGCCGTGAAGGATGGCTGCTTTCCACACCCGAATGTTACAACGCTCCTTCCGAAGAAAGCACAAAGCGCGGACTGATACTGGCCGCACACTCCAGCGCCACGGGCTCCGGAGTGAAATACTACACACCTTACATCACACGCGAGGGATACGAGTTTTTTTCACGCATCATCATGCAGAAAGGAGGCTACCTATGAAAAAGCGCGAAGCAAGAAAGGCCATAAACGGCTATTTCGGGGAAATAAGACACAGCATTATGTTTACCGTCACACGCCATGGCGTGCTGGCCTATGTGGAATACGAGGACTTCATGCCCGAACACACCGTGCGCCGTGAGCTGGAAAGCCTGCTCGGCAGCGGTTATCTGGTCAGTGTGAAACGCGAGTGCTCGCGCTCACTTTTCAAGGAGATTCTGGACTTTCTTTCGTCCGACACGAGCGGCCAGAAAACCCTTCTTATGATGATGGGAAACTACGTTTCTGCGCACCCACTCCACAATAGCCTGTAGGGCCACTCAAAACAAATGCAGCAAACCACTTGAGAGGTTTGCTGCATATCGCTCGAGAGGTTTGCCGCAAACCACTTTAGAGGTTGCTGGCGCACGATTTAAAAGCCAGTTTCAGAAGTATTTTTTGTCCTTCAAAAACGGTCGGTTTGGGAGGTAATTTAGAGTTGTCGAAAGACAAGTAGTACAAACCTTAAAAACACGATTAAACTATGGCAATCGTTTACGAAAAACAGAAAATCACCCTCGGCTTCAAGAAAGACAAGCCGGAGGTTTACCGCATCAAGCCGGTACGTCAGCAACCCGTCACTTTCGACGACCTTCTTAATGAAGTGAGTAACTCATGCGGTGTGAACCGTTCGCAGACAAAAGCGGTGCTCGAAGCGCTTATCGACCGTATGATTGTGTTCATGAACTACGGCATGCCCGTAAAGCTGGGCGACTTCGGTTCTTTCAAGCCTACCTTCAACTCAAAGACGGGAGCCACTGCCGACGATGTGACTGCCGAAAACGTCACCCGAAAGAAAATCCTTTTCTATCCCGGCAAGCGTTTCAAGCAGATGCTTGAAGGAATGTCTGTCACTACGATGGAAGATTACGATGAAGAGGAGACAGCCGTACAGAAACCTGAACCGGGTGGAGGAACCGAGCAGGGAGGAACAGACCCTGACGAGGGAGGTGGAGGATTTACGTAAAATCTTTCAGTCTTCTTTTTTTGTTGAGAGAGGGGTGCCCGTGAGGGTGCCTCTTTTTTTATGTGAAAATGTTTTCTGAAAACTATTCCCATAATAAAGAAAAAAGTCCTATATTTGCATTGGAAAAAGAAAGATAGCAAAATGGAAACAGAAAAAATTAAGGTATCGGTTAATCAAGGTCTACCGATGATAGCGGAAATGATTAAGTTTAAGTATGTGACAGACTATATTGGGAAATCAAGTAGTTGGATTTATCATAAAATGAATCATGAAACAACAACAACTACATCCAAGGGATTTTCACAGTCAGATATAGATTTGTTAAATACAGTTTTTAAGGAAATAGGTGAGAAGCTGTTGTCTACTAGAATCTCTAGTGTAGAATCGAATGACATTATAGAATCTCGTCAGAAAATTGTAGCTCAAATAAAAGAGTTATCCAAGGTGATATGTATGCCTTACATTTACATCAATAAACTTGGGAAAAATATTACATGGTACAAAAAGAGAATGTCATGTCCTGAGAAGTATCGTTTTAAGGATGAAGAAATAACTCTTTTCAATATGTCAATAGTAGAAATAGGTAACAAACTTCTATCTATTGAATTGACTCTGTGAAAAATTAAATTTCACACAAAACAGATTATCATAAAAAAGAAATTGTATATTTGTAATGCCCATAAAGAACTATAAGTCACATCTTCATGTCGTGTAATCCGTAAAATCGGATTCAGAGTGGTTCTCTGTGGGCGCACGGCATGAAGATGTGATTTTTTTTAAGATATGAATGAGAAGCAAAACATCATAGCAGAAAAAATACTTTTAGTATTAAAAGAATCAAATGGACATATAAGGGAAAGTGACCTTCTTGATAAACTTGAGAGTGTAGATAATTCTTTCAATCAATTAGAAAGTACTTTTGTGATAAGCCGAATGATAGAAGACTATAAGCTTATTTATCGCTCAAAATCATGGATATGCTTGTCTTCCAATGGTGAGGTAGCTATAAATTTAGGAATAAGTAAATATATCAGAAAGATACACTCTAACCAACGGTTAGACATTAAGATGAAAAGACTTGAAGTCATATCAAAAATCCTTTCAATAATAAAAGACAGTCATACCATACTGACTATTGCAGTAACAGCAGTATGTACTTCCTTAATATATACCCTATCACCAAACCTAAAGGAGCTCCTAAAATTATTCCTACAATGGTGCAAATCAATTTTCTTTTCTTCATAGATTTTTTATTTTTAGCAAAGATACTAAAAGGAAACGTATGTAGAAAGGACAATACATAAAGTATATAAAGGCAATCGGACGTAATCCGGTTGCCTTTTTTTGTATTCCCTTCAAAACTGAATAACAATCTGATAATTTGGAATTGAAACAAAAGATTTTTGCCCGATTCGCGATGAAAACCCCGCGCCTCGCTACGTGGGACGTGTCCCCCTGGGACCCCGTCCGGAGGTGATATATGCCCGGGCGGTGTCCGCTGGTGTCCGCTGGTGTCCGCTGGTGGCTGCTGGTGGCTGCTGGTGTCCGCTGGTGGCTGCTGGTGGCTGCTGGTGGCTGCTGGTGGCTGCTGGTGGCTGCTGGTGGCTGCTGGTGGCTGCTGGTGGCTGCTGGTGGCTGCTGGTGGCTGCTGGTGGCGTTCCTCACCATGGAGGAACGCCACCAGGAAGCAAGGAAAATGTAAATAAACCTTTCGTTTTAGTTTGAATAGTAAATAACAGTTAAATAAATACAGAAAATAGTACCATGTATTTGCATATACAGAAAATAGTACTACCTTTGTAACTGTAAACGATAAGCAAACGTTTACCAAGCCTCCGGGGCTTGCCAAAGCCCGGAAAAACGTTCTTTCAAGGTATAAAAAAAGCGGGTATTACAGGAATACCCGCCCGGGAAAAAGAAAGATAAACTTTCTTAGTTTTGCATCAAAAGCAAAGATACGTTTTTCTTTCCGTTCCAGAAAATATCCAGAAAGAAAAAACGTTCTTTGAAAAAATACCGTATAAACGTGATCCGCGTTCCGGCTGGTGATCCTGTTCACTGTCATAGTTTGATACTTTCCCGGCTTGCATAGTTTGCAAGCCACACACGAAAGCAAACGGAACAAAGTACACGCGGCGCGGTTAGTCTGTAACAAATAATCCGTATGAGATAGTAATATATTGATAACGGGAAAGGAGCCGAAAGGTAGCCTAACGGGTGAACTATGTTCTCCCGGGTCGTGCATAGTCGATACCCGTTACTATATTACTAACTTAAAATTATGGAATTATGAAAACAAATTTATCTAAATCAGTATTGAGACGCGAAGCTAAAAAAGAAACTAAAAAGCTTAATAGATCACCGTTTGGCGTTATGAACACAATAAACAAAAACCGTGATCAGGAAAAAATCAAAAGATACTTAGATTTTTTCGGTATAAAGAAAGTTGATCTTTCTATGTTGCTAAGCTTCGAGCTTGGAGACGGTTTGCCTGTTTTCTGTAAATTAAAAAGATTATCAGATATTGAAACATTGGACGGGAACGAATTAAAAGTAGTCCAGATAGGGAAAAAATATTTCGAATACGTTCCAATAAGATTCGATGAAGATGATTTTTTTGCAAGCTTAGAAAGTTTGCTACAAATAAATCAGGCAAAGGAAAAACTGGAAAAAGCAGCAAAAGAGAAAGAGGCAAAGAAAGAAACAAAGAAAGCAGAAAAACGTGAATCTAAGATAAACGCTACATTGCAAGCTTTAAAAGTAGAATTCTTAGACGCTTCTGAAGATATGTTGCTACAAATTGCAGAACGTATTGTAGACGCGGCTTAATCTTTAGGGTGTATGGTATTCGTCCGGGTCCGATTCCCGGACACCCACAAAAATATATTCTATCTCATACGGCCGGCGAAAAAGATACCTACCTATGTAATACGGCGGCACGTGTGCCACTGTTGCATATAGGGGCGCACGTGTGCGCCTGCAGTCATCCGGTCCCAGAGACCGACGGTATCCAGGGCCGCGAAAATCATAATTCATAATTCTATGGCATAACTGTACCCGTATGGGTGCGGTGTGTCCTGCAACGTGTTGAACGATCAGTCAGGGTGCACCGTGTCCGTATGGATTCATGTACGGGTGTGCTATGCCCTGTTCAATCTTGGGTGTATGCCGGAGTAGTTAACCGGAAAAGATCCATACTGTTTTAGCGTATGTATGGAACGGGCTGGGAGTTATCCGGGCCTATGGAATCAACGTACCATGCGGACACGTGTGTCTGTATGGCGGTGCGCCTGCAAAGGTCGTCTATGCGAAAAGTGTATCCGTGAACGCTATGCAAATAGTGTATCATGGTGCATATAGGCGGGTATGCGTCAACGCAACGATAACCAGCTTTGGGGGTGGTACGGAAAACCCCTACCTATGTAGTGCTATGCGCTTTCGGGTGCATGGCACTTCTTGTATGTATAACTATAAACTTTTTGAATTATGAAAACTATCATCTTATCCGTATCAATCGTATTGTGTGCTTCTGTTTTTACTTCATGTGCTACAAAGTTTGAAAAAGCTTATGAAGCTGAATGTAATTATCGTCTTGCCAAAGATGGTGTATGCTATGAGGTTTCAGATACATTGAAGTTTCACCGGGAGTTTGTACGTGAATATGAAAGTATGGACGTGCTGGAAAAACAAAGATACAGCTCATATCGAATGAATCGGAAATCGGAAGAAGAAAGAGAATGGAATAAATTCCAGGAAGAGCAGAAAGCAATAGCTTCTATGCTTAATGATTAAAATCAGGCCGTTCACCTTTACCGGTGTACGGCCTGCAATCACAACTTAAAATTATTTTGAATTATGGTAAAAAATAAATTTTATCTGGTAACATGTAACACATGGAATGGTAAAAATATTAATCTATGCGTAACAAACATTCTAAATCACGCAAAAGCAGTTTGTATGGACTATTCAAATCGGAATGCGCGATATAAAGAAATATCAGATATGCAAGTTTTACATATTCTATCTACAGATTTTGCTTGCCAGAATGCTATCAGACTATGACCTATCAGGCCGTTCACCTTTGCCAGTGTACGGCCTGCAAACTTCTTAAATAGTTTGAGTTATGAAAAAGAAAATGAAAGTCATTCTGTGCTGCGTGTTTTTATTCGTGGCTTTGTGTTTCGCTGGTCGTTCCGACTGGAGCGAACAGGTTATCTATGTAATGCCAAAAAGCGCATACGAAAGTATTAGCGCAAAGCTCGGCGAAGATTGCAGTGACTACGAAATAGCAAAAGAGTACGTAAAAAACAAATCGTACTACGACGCTATGGGGTATTAATTCCATGCTGGAGGTACTTTACGGTACTTCCAGACACGATTACTAACTTAAAACTATAGGAATTATGACAAAATCATTGACAGCCCAGGATTGGGAAAGAATTACAAAAGTTATGTATTCACAGATGAATCATCGTCCCGATCATAAGAAAATAGTAAGAAGAATACGCAAGAATGAAGCCGTAGCCACAAAAATCGAGATAGACGGTCCGGGAAGTTGTGCGGTGTATGTACAGCTTCCTGACGGTTGGTGGGGCGAATGGATTGACGTATGGGTGAAAGATGATGACGTTCAGGTAGATTGGAATGACATGTACATGGATGACATCAAAAAAGATTGTGACGTTTTCGGTATTGTTACATCGCAGGCTGTAAGCTATGCAATCAGTCAGGGTGTGATAATTGAGACAGAGGACGGCTACAAAGCTGCATAGTATTAGCCGATACGGTATTATAACTGTATCGGCTGCCATGTCTAACTATAAAACAAAGGAATTATGGAAAAATCAAAATTACTCAGAGCAAGTGTATATGTAGGTACATATAAGAAATATAATGAAGGTTCGCTGGCTGGCGCATGGATGGAATTGGCCGACTATAAATCGAAAGATGAGTTTGTGGAAGCCTGCAAGGAATTGCATAGCGACGAGGAAGAGCCAGAGTTTATGTACCAGGACTATAATAACATACCGGATGGTATGATAAACGAAAGCTATATCGACCCGCGAATATTTGGTATCATTCAGTGCGCAAAAGATATGGATGACACAGAGACAGAAGCATTTTTTACGTTTCTTGATATGTACTTTGTGGATTATTCCTATATCAAAGACGGTGAAGAGCTCGTAGAAAAGTTCAGAGATAAATACGCAGGGGAATTTGATTCTGAAGAAGCGTTTGCCACCTATATGGCGGAAATGAAATGGCCTGAAGAACTTCAAACTGAGTTTGGTCAGTATTTCGACTACGAAGCATATTCCAGGACATTGCTTACCAGCGGATACCGCCATCAGGGTGATTTCTACTTCTGTGTAGCTTAAACATTCCGGCAGGTTTTTGAGAATCTGCCGGGGTCTATTGTCTAACTTAAAATTTATAGAATTATGGAATCAGGAAAAATGTACAGAATGGATTGGTCAAATGGTTTTCAGATGGTAGAAATCGGTAAAAAGGTTCTCGAAGTAGGCCAGCGCGTTTATGGATTCTTAGGTTATGGAGGAAGCGAAAGAGGTAAGTTTATCGTGACTTCTGCTCCTGACATTCACGGACGGCAGAAAATGGCCGAAATCGGAGGATGGCACCGTTTCGCATATTGGAGAGTAGGACAGGACGACCAGCCGTTATCAAAGAAGTTCGGTATTGGTTACTATTGGGACGACAAAGAGCCAGACTACCGTATGCCCGAGCAGGAAATAGCCAAACTGGTTCACCAGTGCGAAGTACAGCAGGCATGGAACGAGCGTCTGGAGAGAAACAAACAGATAGCAAGCCGGAAGCGTACCGAGCAGCTCCGAAAAGAGTATGGCTCGATACTGACTGAGTGTAATAGCTATGACGACAAGACGGCCAAACAAAACATGCTTGTGCTTCTGAAGCGTGCTTTCCCAGGTGTAAAGTTCTATTGCCGAAAGAACGGTTCAAGCAGTTACTGTGTAAGATGGACGGACGGTCCGACCGAAAAAATGGTCGGTAAAATCTGTTCCATGTTTGCAGACACCACTTTTAACGGGTACCAGGACATCGAAGAAAACATCGGTGACGAGTTCACTGCTTTATATGGCGGAATCGGATATACGCCGGATTTGGAGCGAAGCTATTCTGATAAAGTATGGAATGAGGCAAAAGAAAAATTCTATGAAAAACATCCCGAGGCTGTAGGAGTAAATGAGCACAGTCAGTTTCTCCCAAAGTCTTATTCAGAGTTTGTGGAATCTAACCAGTACACTTCTGCTTCAAGTTGTTTACGAGGTTATCTGAGTGATATAGATTTTTATCAGAAGCCGGAGGAAAAACCTGTAAGTTCTACAGCAAAAGCCGTAGAAAATAAATCTGATTTGCAGATTGTAGATTACAGCGAAAAGGCTGTAGCCATCATCGGTAACACCCGCGACTATGTGGAAAAGCTGAAAGAGCTTGGCGGACGATTCAACGGTAAACTGAAATGCGGTGCCGGTTGGGTTTTCTCAAAGAAACGCGAACCGGAACTGAGAGCAGCTTTCTCTCTGTAATGTAGAGGGCAGCCGGAAGTAATTCCGACTGCCTTACTTATTATCTAACTTAAACTATTGGAATTATGATGACATTAGAAGATTTTAAAAAGTCAAACATGTGTTGGAATGGTAACGGATATTACACTACCGAAAAAGAATGGAACAGCAACTATCAGATAGCAAATGATGTGGAAAAAGAGTTTTTTACACACTATGATAAATCACTTATGCAGCCGCAGAAAGGAGATATGATAGAGTTTGTAAATTACAATAGCTTTTACAATCATGCGCTGGTTGAGAGTGTAGATAAATTCGGATTGATGTATGTATGTGAAAGCGGAAGCTCATGGACAAACGGTAAATCATTCTCAACTTCCGGTGGTGCATTTACTCATATTCATTCTTCAAACTTTGAGTTTGTTGGATATGAAGACCGCGTATTCTGGACCTGGGGTTGTTATGGAGCAGGTGCCCAACAAGGTATTTACTTCACTATAAAAGTGAAAAAGTTCCGCCAAAAAGAAATGAAGCTTGTGCCTATGCACGAAATATATTTCAACAGTCCGCACTACATGAGAGAAAGACATTCAAAGGTAGTAATTATGCAGGATTTCATGTACATATTTAAAGAGTTCTATACTATCAAGGCATTTAAAGAATGGGCTGGATATGTAGGACTTACTTACAGAAAAGATGATTCCGGTCAGTATTATGCAAATCAGTTTCTAAAAAGCGCATATTTCTGGAAGCTTGAAGAACTTCCTGAAGGATGTAAGCCTGTAGAAGACAGGTGCAACGGTAGCAAAGTAAGATGCTTTGCTCATAACGATGGAAAAACGCTGACTATCTATCGCCCGAATCCAAATGCAAAAGACGTTTACATTCCCATGAGTTAACCGAATGCCGGTGGGAGAGTGATACTCCCTCCGGATGCTATTGTCTAACTTTTAAATATTGGAATTATGACACAAGATTGCTTCTTTAAAGTAGGTGAAACCTATATCAGAAAAGACCGCAAAAAATTTATGGTTACTTCAATAAAGGACAATTTAATCACTACAAACATTAAGGTAAATTGGTTTGGTGATTTTCTTGGATATTGGGATTTTGAAATTGAAAGCCCAATGTATAATGACCTGGTAGTCATAAATAAAAATCCGGAAGCTAAAAAACTATGCTTTGTATTTCCAGGAGGTTGCTGGATATGCTGTGATTCATTAATGGAAGAGCATGGAGACTATAGAGAATATGCTCGAATCTTTGGACATGAAGTAAAATACGAAGAAGAGTATAAGCATCTACTTACTCCTGAAGAGATAAAACGCATTGAAGATTTTGCTCGGGAAAACAAAGACTAATCACATGCCGGATGGGAGAGTGATACTCCCTCCGGATGCTATTGTCTAACTTAAATTATTGGAATTATGAATATAAAAAAACTTAGTTTATCAGAGAAAAATCAATATGCTGTAACAAACATTTTACAGTCTATTGATAACAGCAGAACATATTGTTCCTATCTGGGAAATGAAGAGTTACGGTATGAGATTGAAGAGATGATAGAAAAATTCAAGAAAAAAGTAGAAAAGAAAATTTCTGATAACTTTTGATTCATAGCCGGGCGGAGAGTAATACTCCCTCCGGCTACATTGTCTAACTTAAAAACAAGAAGAATTATGAAAAGAGTATCATTAGAAAACATGATGAAAGAAGTGTTCAACAACGGTAAAGTTATTAAAACCGAGACAAAAGATACCGTTTATGGTAATGAATGTATGACCACCATACAATACGGAACATTCAAATGCAAACTTCCGGTAAGTGGAATAGCCGCTACATTAAAATATGCAAAAAGTATGAGCCGTAAACCCACAGAAAAATTCCCGGTACCTGCCAGCCAAAACATACTCGCATTTCTATATAAGTTTAAGAAGGTAATACCTTACTACATTGAAATGGTAAATTCAGGAAAAGGTAGGCAATGGTTTGAAAACAGAATGTACATCAATTTTCCGGAAGAAGCCAAAGAAATCATGAAAAGTGCAGTTTTCAGTACAGAATCCGACCGTAAATACGCTCTTTCAACCATGCCAAAAGCTTGGGAAACATATAAAGTGATTCCAAAAGCAAAAAAAACAGTAAGATTAGCTGTATAATAAAAGCATAACCGGAATAGAAAGTGATTTCTTTCCGGTTGCATTGTCTAACTAAAATTTTGGAATTATGAAAGTAGAAAAGAATTTAATCGAAAAAATAGCTAATGGTGAAACATTCATGAAAGGTGAACCAGTAGAAATAGCCAAAGGTATTCTTAAACCCGGGATATGGAGCAGATTCAGAAAATATGCTTTCCTATATGAAGGTAACGATAACAATCTAAACGATTTACAAGATTGTATAATTGATTTTCCTATTTTTGCTGCCGAAGTAACAGTAATGGATGTTCCTAAAGAAGTTCACCCTGTAGGTAAATTGCAAATATCTGGGATGCTTCCAAAATACTCCTTAGAAAAACTATTCTGGATGCTTAATGACGATGAAAATCTCAGGTCATTGTGTGAAGGTAAGATATTTAAAATAAGAAGCGTAAAAGGAAATTTTAAGCTGTCTTACAATTTCCTGCAACAATGCTTTGGTGACGAACTTATACCTATGAAACAATGTCTTGACATGATGCGCATCTAACCTACTTCCGGATTCAGGTTTGCATACTGGTCCGGAACCGATGTGTAACTATAAAATAAAAAGAATTATGAGCAGAACAAAATTTAATAAGAACGGGACGGTAAGCATATTAGGTCTTACAAAAGATGAATACAATGCAATGACCACAGTAATTTATGCCTCACAACAATGTTTTCCAGAACAAGAGGAAAATGGAGAGTATTACAGTAATGATGATTTTTTATGTACTCTCTCGCAAGAAGAAAAAGAAGCATTAGATAATTTGGAAATATAATTCCATCGGTCACGCTGTGAAGCGTTAGTTTTAAGTTAGTAAATCAGCCGTAGGAAAAGTGATTTTCCTTCGGCTACTTGTGAAAAATAACTATATTTACAACGTCAAACTTTTAGAATTATGGGAAATACATATAAACCGTTAACAAAATAATTCCACAAGTTAGTTTTAAGTTAGAACAAGTCCGGCGGAGGTGATACTCTTTCGGACTACAAATGTTTAATCAAATCGTGAGGCACACGGGAAAAACTGTTTAGAGTCATGAAAGCTAGTTTTGAGGATGTAGTAAAAGCAACAGGAAAGAATTTTGAATGCGAACAGTCCATAAGCGGATACTACCGTCTTGTATGTGATGGAAAAATAATTTTAGATGACAGCGCTTGTGAAGATGTAAACAGAACTGAAGAGGAAGCGAAAGATTTCTTTTCGGAATACCTGCTTGAATATGAAGTTCCGGAAGATAAGAAAGAATACCGTTGCGGATTATGTTTTCTGAAATGATAATAATCATAATTTCTTGCCGCTGTGAAGCGGAGTTTTAAGTTAGGAAAAAGCCTGACGGATAGTAATACTTCGTTAGGCTACAAATTTTTAATCTAAAACGTGAGGCACACGGGAAAAACTGTATATAATTATGTTTGAAGATAAGAAACTTAAAGTGATTGTTTCCAAATGGGATAACAACGAAATGTATATCATTGCTGCCGATGATGTAAAAAAAGTAAATCTGCATGACTGCTATGATCAGTACGGCCAGCAACTTGACGCGGAAGCAGCCGGTGACTATTCACTGAAGAACTGCTATTGTGACAGCATGGAGAATGAAATGAAAGCGAAAGGTATTGAGATATTTGGTGATTCATTCTCTGATATGGAATATGACAAAAACGACCTTACCATTGACAATGCAGAAGAGATAGGCCTTAAAGAGAAAGAGAAAGAAATCAACGATTTCATCAGTAAATTTGAGGAGGACGAAGCCAACTATATAGAATGCGAAGCCATTCAATATTGGGACGGTCACAACAATCGTTCTGCTATTATCGGTGGTGAAGAAGTAGGTGCAGAATATGAATATGAAGATAGTGAACTTGAAAAGGAAATACTGAATGAGTTCTATACATTAGAAAGACCAGAATACAAACGAGGTATTGCCGAAGTAAAAGGAGAAAAATATTATTTTAGATTCTCTCAGTACGAAAATAAAAACTTCTGTATATGTGAAGTTTCTGAAAGAAGTCTGTTTGATGACGAAGAATAAAAAAAAGGCTACCACATGGTAGCCTTTTAAAATCCTTCTGGTACGATTAAAAGAGTAAGCTTACTTTTTAGAATCTACAAATAGTAGAAATTGTTTCAATTCCATTGAAGGACAATGCAAATGTATAAAACATTATTCTAAAAAGAAAAAATTTACACATAAAGTAATTCATAATTCCTTACCGCTGTGAAGCGAAGTTTTAAGTTAGATCAAAGGCCGACGGAGAGTAATACCCAGTCGGGCTACAATTTTCTAATCTAAATCGTGAGGCACACGGTAAAAACTGTATATAATATGGAAAAGAAATTTATTTTGACAGACAAATTCATAAAACTCGCAAGTGGGAAAAAATTGTTTCAAATCAAATGCGTAAAATCATTTAAGTACGCCAAAGAAGGCGACTTGGGAGGTTATGTTGAAAAAGAAAGCAACCTTAGCCATGAAGGTGATGCCTGGGTGTACGGCTATGCCCAAGTATATGAAGACGCCCAGGTATATGAAGATGCCCAAGTGTATGGTGCCGCTCAGGTATATGGGGATGCTCGTATTTATGGATCGGCAAAGGTGCATGGATGAGCGCAAGTATATGACTATGCTCAGGTATATGAAGATGCAGAGGTATGTGGTGATACTCCTAATGTGTATGAGTATGCTAAGGTCTACGAAAAAGCAAAAGTGTATGGCAAGGCTAATATATACGATTGGGCAGAGGTGTACGGCAATGCTAAAGTATATGATGATGCTGAGATTTATGACTATGCCAAGGTGTATGATAATGCGGAAGTTTTCGATAATGCGGAAGTTTTCGATAATGCGGAGGTGTTTGATTGTAGCCAGGTGTATGATAAATCCCGGGTGTATGGAAAAGCTCAGGCACATGGCTTTTCGCAGATTTACGGAAACGCTAAGATGTATGAAGAAGCTCAGATATGTGATTTTGCTAAGGTCTATGACAATACTGAAATTTTTGGCAAAGCCGAAGTATATGGCTATGCTGAGATTTTTGAAAATGCTCGAATATGCGGCAATGCAAAGATATTTGGAGGTGAAGTGGTATTTGAAGATGAAAGGGAGTATGGTTCTGCTTATATAAGAGGCAATGCCTTTATAAAAAACGATAATGAGCATTTCGGTTTTGACTGTTCTGACTTATTTAACTGTCATATACATGTTTATAGGTCTATAGACAACGAAATAGTATTTACTTTAGGTTATTTTTGTGGGAACATGGAAGAATTTGAAAAGGAAGTAGAAGAAACGTATTCAGGAAAAATATCCAAAGAGGAGTGCAATCGGATAATAGAAGAAATCAGGACAAAGCTCGATTAATATGTATCCTCTAAGCAACAGAGGAAGTATCATGATGTAGTCTGGTTTATAGAAATAAAATAAAAAGCGCGACGGAGTACGCCGCGCTAAGATACTAAAAGTGTGAAGCAATTCACAAATGAAAACCTACTGATAGTAGATTTTCGTTTTAATCCACAAGGGACAATCCCTTGACGGCACAAAGATAGTATTTATATCTTATATCAAAAAAAATCATCATAATTCCTATATCTGTTTTATAACTGAATTATTATTTTAAAAGTAAAATCAATGAAAACACAAATAGAAAAACTTAGAGAGCTTTCAGACAAAAAGAAAAGTGTAGTAATGAATCAATATGTAGATGATTTATTACGCAATGGGAAAGCATATACTGTACGGAGCCGGTATAGTGGAGGTTACTATTATAAAAAGAGTTATACCGAAGAACTGGATAAACTTCTTACAGAGCATGGCATAAGCCATGAAATAGGGAACGACGCCCCTCGCGGTGGAATGAATGGTGAGTTTGTATCACTTAAAGGAACTGTGTTAAAGTATGTACTGAAGCGTAAAAAGGAAAGGGAGGAATTATGGAAAGCAGAGCAAGAGCGCAAGGATAAGCAAAGAGCATTGGATTATGAAAGATATAAACAGGAATGCGAAAAAACTTATAAGTTCTGCGTGGAGAATAATATAGAAATTGATTTTTCTTACTTTACTGAAAAAGATAATGAAAGGTTTTTTCATCTTGATTATGACGATATAAAGAAGAAAAAATTAGGATATAAAATATCTATTCCTAAACGCTTTTACGGTATAGCATCGAGGTATTCAGGCGTACAGTCGAATGAAGGCTTTCGTAGATACGTTAAAGAAAAACTGTTGTCTTCGGGTTTATCGCATGAAGGGTGCAAGATTACTGAAGTTTATGACTGTGGCGTTGGTGATGGTTAATTTATATCCAAAAATATTTATCATAATTCCTGCCGCTGTGAAGCGAAGTTTTAAGTTAGAGAAAAGGACGACGGAGAGTAATACTCCGCCGGCCTTCTTCATTTTTAAATTTAGATTTTATGAACAGAGAAAGAAGAAAACGAATTGGGAAATTGCAAGAATCATTAAGTGAAATACAAAGTGAATTGCAAAATGTACTTGACGAAGAACAGGAAGCCTTTGATAACCTCCCTGAGTCTTTCCAGGAATCAGAAAAAGGAGAGCGGATGCAAGAGTACATAGAATATATGGAAGAAGCCCTTTCAAGCATTGAAGAATCAATTGAAAGTTTAAACGAAATAGAGTAAAATTATGGACGGAACAACAATTTTCTCAGTTATCTGCGTCCTGCTTTTCGCAGGCTATCTGGTGGTAAGATACCGCCGCTACAACATTCATCGTGCACTGAATCTGCCGAAAAATCCTCCGCGTTATCCTGACAGCGCCATTAAATCGGCTAAGGAAATAGGTAAATTCCTGTTTACCCGTGCGGAGATTTGCGGAGTTCACTTCATGACGGCCGACAAAGATACAGGAGTTTCCTATGAAGCTATCCGCGACATTTCTCGTGGGAAAGACACGCACATAGTGAACTTCCTGCGCATGGCTCACTTCCTGGGTTGTGAGGTGGTGATACGTCAAATCGGTACGACCGACACCGAGGACCCGGCAACAACTCCGCAAGTTTACGAGGAAATGATTGCTAACATTGAAGAGGAAAACAGAAGATAAAAAAACATACACTTCAATTAATTGAAAATCAGCACCGGCTCAGGCGTGAACCGGTGGTTTTTTGAATTTTAGATACAATTTTAATGCGATTCTTGCTTAAAATTGTTACATTTGCCATGCGAAAGAAAAACAATGAATTAACCATTAAAGCAGGGCAAATGATTTACACTAACCAACGACGCAGGGAGCTTAACAAAGCTCTGTTTTCTAAACTGCAAAATCCCCTTATTACTGCGCTCGCCGAGGAAGGCGACTCACATATTTTTCTTGAACATCTGCCAAAGGATGCCGAGGAAATTCCCACAGACGACTGTCTGATACGTAATGTGCCGCGAGGTGTGCTGCCGTGGAACCAGGTGATGCCGGTATTCATTCCTGCTATGTACAACGGGAAGAAAGCATATCTGGTGAATTACGTGAACAATTCACAGAAGAGCATACAGACGGCACTCGAAAAACTTAATACCTGCGGAATGTATTACATTCCCGGCATGACGCTGGAGAAAGGAGTGGATTATGAATGAATTTAAGAAGATGGCCATGCAGGGATGCCTTATCCTGATAGGTCTGGTTCTGGTAGTAGGATTCTGCCTGTATGGAATCATTAGTCTTATAAAACAATTTATCTGAAAACGGCATGGAAGAAAAAAGATATTACTACAAGGTGTCGCTATCGAACACGCATCGCGGACGCTGCATTCAGGAACTGATTGAGAAAGGGAATAGAGCGGTGGAAGCGGCCAACGAACTGGCAGCCAGTCTTGGTGCTGAATCGCGAACGGACCGTCCGGGACGGCTGTTCCCGGGAGTAGGAATCGGAAGCCTGAAGTTCCATAGAGTTCCCAACCTTTTTGCCTACCAGTTTATCGGTAAGGGAGAATATATACCGAATATGCAGAACGAGAAAGGGCAGGAGATAGCACGTAAAATCATGGACCTGCCGGACGTGACCTCCGACGATTTCCGGGTAGCGTTTGGCATTCCCATAAACCGCCAGCACACTCCGCAGTGGTTTATCTACAACGGAAAGGCGTACCTGTGCAGCCGCTATCCGCTGGGCGAGGAATACGAAACCATCCTCCAGCAGGAGTTTGATTCAAAACGGAAGAAGGTATGAGTTACCAGGTGAATCTTTTCCGCAAGCCTCCGGTAATTGGTGAAGTAGTTTCGCGTGCGGAATACCGCGAGATACTTCTGGCACGCATGGCTGCCGGCGACCTCTATGCGTCGGAAACGCTGGTCATGGTGCGAAAGGCCGACATGGCGCTGGATGTGCTTCGTGAAAAACCTATATACAAAAGAAATAATGAATCCGTTTGATATTTTTCTGGTTGCTATATTAAGTGTAGCTTTTGGATGGAGTATTCTTTTTGCAATAGGAATAACTGTTTCTGCATTTAAAGAACTACTGAAAATAATAAAACAAATGATGGAGGATTGACATGGGATGTTTTATTTGTGCAAAATGCGGGTGTGTGGACAACACCGCCACTTCGGCATACTGGAGCATTGTGACAAGACTTGCGCCAGATGCAGAATGGGACGAAAGTCTTCTTCCGTACAAATGGAAACCGCTTTGTTCGGAATGCTGTAAAATAGAGTTTGACGAAACCGGGAATCACGTAAGATATGTGCCAGGAAAATGGCACGGAAGATTTCCGAAAGAAAAAGCTACGGAAGACCAGAAACGTCGTGTGGGTAAAGACGGACTGATTCAACATAAATGAAAGATTATGGGAGAGAAGAAATTCAAGCATGTAATGATAGATACGGAAACGCTGGGAAGGACACCTGGAAGCGTAGTCCGTTCGGTGGCTGCCGTAGAGTTTGACCCGCAAACGGGTGAAACCGGACGACAGAAGGTGTGGAAAATTGACCTTACCGATTCCATGCGATACGGTTTTAAGGTAGAATCATCCACGCTGAAATGGTGGATGATGCAGTCGGACGAAGCACGACGCGAATTTGTGGAAGGTGCAGAAACGCCTCTGGAGGATTTCCTGGAGGATTTCATGCAGTTTATAGCTGCTACGGACGAAGGGAACGACTTCACGTTATGGTGCCTTCAGCTTGATTTCGACGTGGCTATGCTTCGTTCCATGTATTCATGGTATAACCTGAACGTGCACGGATGCGACGAAGAAGTGCTTCCGTGGAACTTCCGGAAAGTGCGCGATGTACGTCCATATATGGATGCTCTGGATAGTGCAGGTCTTCTTCCTCCGAAGGTGGCGGACAGACACACTCCGATGGCCGACTGCCTGGCTCAAATAAACTATGTGCATCTGGTTGAAAAGAATAATTTTGTAGTGAGATAGTGGTATGCCGCAAGCAAGTATTTTCAATATGGATTGTATGATAGGAATGGCTTCTTTGGAAGATCATTCCTTGGACTGTATTATATGCGATCTTCCGTATGGTGTGCTGAATAAACAGAATCCTCATGCAAAATGGGATACGGAACTTCCTCTTGATGAACTGTGGAGTCAGTATCGCAGACTGATAAAACCAAACGGTGCTATTATCTTATTCTGTCAGGGAATGTTTACTGCCCGTCTGATGATTAGCAATCCAAAAATGTGGAGATACAACTTAATCTGGAAGAAAGGTACACGAGTATCCGGTTTCCTAAATGCAAACCGTATGCCGTTACGTAATCACGAAGATATAGCGGTATTCTACCAGAAGCTTCCTGTATATCATCCTCAAATGACAGTAGGGGAAAAGAATCACGGAAGAAATACGAGAGGAACACAATCAAATAACAAATGTTACGGAAATTTTAAGGTAGTAGATACTGTATTTACAAACGAGAAATATCCGCTATCGGTAATAGATATTCCCAAAGAGCATGACAGCTTTTATCATCCTACACAGAAGCCAGTAGCACTTTTAGAATATCTCATACGAACTTACACAGACGAAGGTGATACAGTGATGGACAACTGTATGGGTAGTTGAACGACCGGTGTAGCTTGCATGAATACAGGACGTAACTTTATCGGATATGAGAAAGAAAAGAAGTATTTCGACATTTCTCAGGAAAGAATATTTTCAGCTCAAAAGGAAGTAAAAAAAGAATTGATATGCCAATAAGCGAAACATATAACATGGACTGCATGGAATACATGCGGTCCATACCCGACAAGTTTTTTGAACTGGCCATCGTGGACCCTCCATACGGATTAGACAAAAAAAGTACACATGGAAGAGGTAAACTTAAAAACAGGTGTCTAAACAGGGGAAATATCCAGCGATGGGACATCCGTCCTACAAAGGAATACTTTGATGAATTGTTTCGCGTAAGCCAGAATCAGATTATTTGGGGAGGTAATTACTTTCCTCTTCATCCAACAAGATGTTTTGTATGTTGGGACAAAAAACAAGTTTGGGAAAACTTCTCTCAATGCGAATTTGCATGGACATCGTTTAATAAACCAGCAAAGCATATAAGCATATCAAATAAGGGAGGTAAAGCAGACAAGGGTAAATTTCATCCCACGCAAAAGCCAATCGACCTGTATGCTTATCTTTTACGTACTTTTGCTAAGCCAGGTGATAAGATTCTGGACACTCACCTTGGAAGCGGAAGTAGCAGAATAGCTGCTTACAAAATGGGATTTGATTTCTATGCCACAGAAATAGACAAAGATTATTTCGATGCGCAAGAAAATAGATTCAGTGAGGAGTGCATGAATGAGATTAATACCGCAAACGGGAAACTGATACAAGGAGATTTATTTAAACCATGAACGTCACCACCGATACAATAAACCACATATACCAGTATGCCACCTACCGCACAAACGAGCGTTGCGGAGAAACCGTAACCGTTCCAGGACTTACGGAAGGTGCGCATACCTTTTGCCGTAGCCGGCTGGAAGAAAAATATATGTTTGTGCTTTCGGCTGTGAAGGGACTTCCTCGCGTGATGCGTTACAGCAATCGTCCGGAAGGCGCTCCATGGATTCTGGCACGCGGTCACGGAAGCCGATACGAAGGGGCCACGCTCGATTCAGCCGAGCGCCTGCTGGTAATGGCCGTCGCGCTCGGTATTGTGCGTGTGATGAAACCATCCTGCGACTCGTGCGATGTTCCGAATGTGGTGATTGACGACGAACGACTGCGGAAAATGGAAATGCTGCATCCCAAACATTCCAGACGTTTTTCATTATTGAACTGGTAAACCTTACTCTATGCTAACACTCGCCAACCGGACCTACGTTCTATGCTTCGAACAGTCGTACACAGCGGCTGCACTCATGGAGTGGATTGAAGCAGGAAAAGAGCCCGAAATATCTATCCGGAATGCCAAAAAAGGAGTAGAACGAAGCGTCGTTCTTACCATAAAAGACAAAGACGGCATTTATCTATCACTTATTCAGTGTATTGCATCTGTTACATCAGCAAGAATACATATAAAATCGGAGGTTTTATGAAATTTAGCAACAATTTTAATGCGATTTCGGTTGAAAATTATTACATTTGCCATGTCATACAATGACATGTTGGGTGATAAAAGGTATTTGTAAATTCAGGGTTCCGCATCCGTGCGGAGCCCTTTGTAAAACCTGAAATACATGGCAAAGAAAAACATAAAATGCTATAACTCCGGTAAAATAGGCGGTCTTTCCTACCTGCAGGCATACAAGAACTTTGAGAATGCAGTTCAGGAGATTGCCGCGATGGGTTTCACTCCCGTAAATCCTATCATTCTCGGACTGAAACCATCGCGCCCGTACTGGATGCACATGGTGTGGGACATTCTGCTGCTTTCCCGTTGCGGTCACATCTACCTGCAGCAGAACTGGAAGTCAAGCCGTGGAGCAAGAATCGAGTTCAGGGTAGCGAAATTCCTGGGTATTCAGATATGGTTTCAGAGCAATCCTGGTGAAGAAAATTTGTACAGCGAAAATTTTTGTGATGTAATGAAATGCAAATAAAATGGGAAAAACAAAAATCAAACTTACAAGTAAGCAGAAAGCAATTATAAAAGTAATTTGCATAGCTTCCGGCCTGTTTATCGGGAACCGGATTTTCAATCATGTATCAGCTTGGCTTGGCATTGCAGTTATATGCGTGACTCTGCTAGCATCTATTTATTTAATCTATAAACACATCAAAAAAAACTTATGAAAAAAACGATTAATTTAATTATTGCGGTAATAGGAATAGTATTATTCTCCGCATGTTCTCGTGTAGCACCTAACTATGCAGGTGTATTAATGGAAAACTACGGTAAAAATGGGAAAGAAGATTTCAAGATTGTATCGGGTAAAGTATCTTTATTGGAACCTGGTACAGAACTTTTTCAAGTTCCGCTGTTCGACCAACGTGGAGGTTTCCAAGAGCCGGTTATTTTAAAAGCTGCGGACAACACAGAGTTTACAGCATGTCCGGTATATTCATATAAGGTTGTTAAGAGCCGTGCGGTAGATGTAGTATTCGACAACAAGCATATCGGTGGAGGAAACGATTTTATGACTTCACTTGAAGATAATATACTTGAGCCACGAATGTATGACCTGATAAAAGAAGAAAGCAGGAAATATAAGACAGACAGTCTGATGGCAGACGGAGGTTCTCTTGCTTTTGAAAAAAATCTGGAACAAATAGTAAGGAAAGAATTTAATGATAGAGGTCTTGAATTGAGAAGCTTCTCTGCTCAGCTTGAATTTTCAAATAAAGTAAGAGAAAAGATAGACAGTCGTAACGAAGTAAATACCAATATTTCCGTTCTTGACCAGCAAATTGAAGAACAAAAAAGCGTAACGAACTGGAACAACTTCGTACAGAACAGCTTTTGATTCAAAGCCGTGGTTTAACTAAAGAAATTCTTCAAAAGCAGTTTATTGAAAAATGGGACGGTAAGACACCATTATACGGTGTTGTTCCTGAATTTCTTAAACTCACGAAATAACTATCTAAATAGCCAAGTTGAATAAAATGGCTCCCGCGTGAAGTGTGTTGGCGCACGTTTTCCATAATGTTTAGTTTAAAAGTTTTGACAAATTCACATTTCAGGGGTTCGACTCCCCCGCGCGGGACTAAATCTTAAAAGAAACGATATGATTAACAAATGTACATTCATCGGTAATCTGGGGAAAGACCCCGATTATAAAGTGCTGGAAAGCGGACACAAGGTAGCAAGTTTCTCCATCGCCTGCAGCCGGAAAGTGAAAAACAAGGAAAATGGAGAGACAAAGGAATATACGGAATGGATTCCCATTGTGGCCTGGGACAATCTGGCCGAAATCATCAGTCAGCTGGCCCGCAAAGGTTCGCAGGTGTATGTGGAAGGAGAGTTCCGCACACGAAGCTACGAGGCAGAAGGAACCGGAGAAAAACGCTATGTGTCCGAGATATGGGCACGCGACTTCCGTCTGCTAGGGCGGAAGGCAGAATCATCGTCTGCTCCGCTTCCTACTTCGCCCGACGATTTCGGGAGTCAGTCAGCACCGGATTCTGCTCCTGCATCCGCTGCTTCGGTACAGTCTGAGGTAAAATCTACGCAGGGAACGCTCAATATGACTGACGAAAAGGATGATCTTCCTTTCTAATACGAACAGATTAATCATTTAGCGATATGAACGAATTTACAAACCCGGCAGGGAATCTGGGAAACAATCCTTTCTTGCAGGCTCCCTCCACCATTTCACCCATGAAGGGGAAAAGCTCTGAAACAGGGCTTGCGGCTTCTATAAGCCGTCCGAAATCCATGATTCCCGTCAAACGAAACCGGTTTGACCGCTACACTGCACAGCAGCGCATGGCCAGTGCAGACATTCTGAACGCCCACCTGCTCATGGTGGAAATCATGATGACAAATATCACTCAGAAATACATCTACGAAGTGGTTTCTTGCCTGAAGGAACGCGGACTGATGCGTCACAACATGAAGCGCAGGGCCAACGAACTGGTAAATCTGTCTAGTGACCTTATGAAGCGATGCAATGCGCACGATGCCATGCAGGTTCGTACCTTTACAGAAACCATCCACCCCGGGCTGTCCGGAAGTTTTATTAGGGGGGGCGGCACACTGACACAGAAGCTTCAGAACATCTTCTGGAAAACCTACGGAGAAAAAATCAACCTCATTTATTTTGCAACAAAGAATGCGCTCGACAAGTGCAACGTGCGCCAGAGCGACCTTGTATCGAACATGGAGATGGTGGCCATGATGTGTACCACCGGAATCGAGTTCTACGACTGCATGTGCCGGAAGGTGGACGGTCTGCTCAACGGAGTAGGGAAGGTGAACCGGCAGAAAAGCCAGCACAACGAAAAGATGATGGCTGCGGTGAAAGATATGCTGCGTGAAATGGTGGGAAACATTGAAATACCCGATAAGGAGGGAACGGATGTGCGCACCTTGACCGCACAGTTCCAGATGGAGCTGGTGAAAGACGACCTGCTGAAACTGGTGGAGAGCGGAATCGTTTCGCTACAGGTAGAGTTTATAGAATACGTCATCGCCACTCTGCGCATGAAGATGGCCGGAGAAGGGCTCTGCTTTCAGGACTACCGCACACTGATGGCACGCATGGGAACTAAGAACAACGTGCGCATGCTGCTGAATGAAATCGCTTCGATACCTCTTCCTGAATCGGACGACTATGAGGTGTACGATGCCATGGAAATGCTGCCCGATGCAAAGGCAGAAGGCGAAAGCGTGATTGACAAGTTCCGTCACCTATGCCTGGAAGACCATATACGCACAGTACCTGAAACAAACGAATCCATTACTCTCAGAAAGCTTCGTCAGGAAGTCTACCGCAATCACGGTACACTGAGTATGCTTACCCTACGCTATCTGTACAACGTGTTTGGCACAAAGAAGGCTATGGCAGAATACATAGTGCGTGCGGATGCCGACGTAATGGCGCGTACACTCCGCATGCTGAAAACGGTCAAAGTGAGTCAGCTTGCACTGAAAGACGGATGCCGCTACGAACTCAACCTCGGTCAGGGCGTGCGTGCCATGTATGAGATGCACGGATATACCCGCGAAAAGTTTGCGTCCATGACCGGTGTAGGTATCAACCGATTGCTGGAACTGGAGGCAATGGGCGACATTGCACGCTATCCCAATGCAGAGAAAGCCGTCGGTCCGCTGGTAATGGACGTGGGTAAGATGCTGGGTGCAGACCCCCGTTACGTGCTGTTTGCTTCCTTATGTGAGACAAAAGAGAAAGGCACACTCCCGGAGGTTTACAAACGCCTTTTCCGAGAGATGGAGAAAGTATATAACGACAACAACGATAAATCAGAAGAAGATGGGAAAGAAGAAAAAAAGGAATAACAAACGAGTAAATCCTCCTGAAATAAATAAAAGAATACTCAATGGTTTCCTTGATATGAAATCAGACGCTGGAAATATGATGGAACTATTCGGAGGTTTCTGGCCATTAATTGAGAAAAAAGAACAGGATATGTTAAACATCCGAGATATAACCGAAGTTCCACAGCTTGATTTCAGAAAAATAATAGGCAATAAACAACCATCAGGAACTAAAATAGCAACATATATGGAAGGTAAAATTAATGTATCAAAATTCATTGTCGGTCAGGTAGTAAAGCTGAAAGACTACGACTCGCTTAAATTGGCAAATGAGACCCTGACGTATCAGATGTGGGAATTTGATTTAAAACATATCTCAAATGCTCAGGTTGCAATCTACAAAGTGCATAATACACGTCAACTCCGCAAGGACGGGAAGCCAGTGTTCTGGTATGAGGTAGGACAGTGGGGTCGGAACATAGTCGACGTTCCGGAAGATTTTCTGGAAGAACTGCCTGAACCGGTAAATATACCTTCTGATAACGAAGAAGGAGAGAAACAACCGGAGAATCCTGTAGAAGAAACTATGGATGAAATGGTTGAGAAGTTTGAAGAGGTGTTGCACGAGCTGGTATCTTACGATAAAATGGCAGGTGGAGATCCTAATCTTTATCATTTAAGGATAAAGAATTTTTTCGAGGCATGTTTCATGAATAAAACTTCGAATCCAGAAAAAATAGAATGCTTGATGCATATTACAAGTATTGCCCGTGCTGCATATCAACATTATGCGCAAGTTACGCTTTCTATGGCCGAAATCAGTCAAGAACAGATTTACACCTACCGCAAAAAGAATGCCGACTATGGAAACGCCTTTGAAAAGTCAATGGACGAAGACGGAATCCTGGTAGCTAAAATCCGCATCGGTGACAAAATTCGGAGAATAAATTCCCTGATTAAAAATAATGGTGAAGGGCAGGTGAAGGACGAAAAGCTTGAAGATACATATCTCGACCTGGCCAACTACTGCGTGATGACAATTCTTTGGATCAGAAAACAACAATCTAAATAAAATAACTATGGCAGGAAGTAATATCAGCAGAGACCACATCGCTATGGAAGCTATGAAGGTGCTCATGGAGAAAACAGTTTCAAACAATCTGAAATTAACAGGAAGGATCAAACGATTCTTTGGTCTGAATCATAAGACATATACAGCATTTGACGAGAAGATGATAGCTAAATTATCATACAATATAGCCGATGCCATGATTGCCCAACGCGAAAAAACAATGGAGGACAAATTATGATGCACACATGGTTTGAAGGAAAAATCCGCTACGAAAAGGTAGCGGAAAACGGGATGAACAAGAAAGTGACAGAGCCCTATCTGGTAGATGCCCTGAGTTTCACCGAAGCTGAAGCACGTCTCATTGAAGAAGTCACGCCGTTTATTTCGGGAGAGTTTACCGTGACCGACATCAAGCGGGCCAACTACAGCGAGATATTTCCGTCCGACGAGGAAGCTGCCGACAAGTGGTACAAATGCAAGCTGTACTTTATCACCATCGACGAGAAAAGCGGTGCGGAGAAGAAGACAGCCACCAACATTCTGGTACAGGCAGCCGACCTTCGCGATGCGGTGAAGAAGCTGGACGAAGGCATGAAAGGTACTATGGCCGATTACGTGATAGCTTCCGTAGCCGAAACCGCCATCATGGACGTATATCCGTATCAGGCCGAAGCTGAAGTACAGCCTGAGTTCGAGGAATACGACTATGAGAAATTGTCTTCGGCCGCCCGTGTATGCCACAACTTAGGAATCACAGAAAAGGGCGGAAAGAAATGTATCAATACTGACCCGATAAACGTGCTGAATATTCATTACGGTTACGGAAGCGGCCTGAAGCTCATTCAGCAGCTTATCAACAAAGGCGTTCTGAAACGTGATGGAGACTACATTTCTGTGGTAGACAAGCCGCTGGAAGAGTTCGACTGGTACATCAAAAAGAAAGAAAACGATGGAAAAGTGGAATAAGGCACTGGACATTCCGGTAGAGATACTTTTCAAGTACCTCTGCCGGGACTACCGGCGCGAACAGGCACGCACAGCGGAGCTGGAGAAGAAGGTGGAAAAGCTTCAGGCAGAGTTGAACTATGAGCGGAACAACACGCCCACGGTGGAGAAATTGCAACGCCGGGTTTCATCGCTCCAAACAAAAGTCCGCGAGCAGGAAGGAACCATCAAGGCAAGGAACCTTACCATCAAGCGGTTGAAAGGTGAAATACCGGAATGAATCATGGGAGAACTGGAAAATCACTTAAATCTATAGCCTATGTGGAGGGATAAATATACTTATAGCACTTATGATGTCATCAGGATGGAATGCAGCAGAATCAGAACAAGATTAAGATATTCCGATTTATATTCAAGCACATATACAATAAGATGTAGATACCACACTCCTACAAGACACTATAAACAGCATGAGATAGCCAACCGCAACCGCCATACCTCACGCCATGTGCCGTTCTATTTCAGTATTATCGGTCAGAACCGTCACGTACCCCGAAATGACGGTAAGAAGTACCATACAAAGTTTAACCGGAATGTGCGTCCGAAGGGTACACACTCACATTTCAAATTTTACAGATAAAATGATTAATTTATTATACATCGACCTTTTTTGTGGAGCCGGAGGAACTTCTACCGGTGTAGAAAATGCACGTGTCAACGAATCACAATGCGCAAAAGTAATAGCCTGCGTAAATCACGATGCAAATGCCATTGCCAGCCATGCAGCGAATCATCCGGAAGCGCTTCATTTCACTGAAGACATCCGAACGCTGGAGCTTTCAGGACTGATTGCGCATGTAGAGAAGATGAAAATGCAATATCCGGATGCGTATGTAGTTCTATGGGCTTCTCTGGAATGTACCAATTTCAGCAAGGCAAAAGGAGGACAGCCGCGCGATGCTGACAGCCGAACACTGGCCGAACATCTTTTCCGTTACATTGAAGCCATAAACCCTGACTATATTCAGATTGAAAATGTGGAAGAGTTTATGAGCTGGGGAGACATGGACGAAAAGGGCCATCCGGTAAGCAAAGATAAAGGTCGTTGTTATGAGAAGTGGAAACGAAATGTAAAGAAATACGGATATGACTTTGACTGGCGGATACTGAATGCAGCCGACTATGGAGCATACACTACTCGAAAACGATTCTTTGGCATATTCGCAAAGAGAGGATTACCTATAGTATTTCCGGAAGCGACACACTGCAAGAATGGAAGAAAAGACATGTTCAGTAAGCTGGAGAAATGGAGGCCCGTAAAAGAAGTGCTGGATTTTTCAGACGAAGGGGAAAGCATTTTTACAAGGAAGAAACCGCTTGCAGAAAAGACGCTTGAACGTATTTATGCCGGTCTGATTAAATTTGTGGCCGGAGGTAAAGACGCTTTTATCTCACGTTACAATACAGTAAGACCACAAGACACTTGTACATCCATCGAAGAACCAGTAGGAGTGGTTACTACCGCAAACAGATTTGCAAAAGTGCAGGTTTCTTTCCTGTCAAAGCAATATAGCGGGCATCCTGAGAGCAAGAATATTTCTGTTGAAGAACCTGCCGGAACAATTACCTGCAAGGATCATCATGCTTTTGTCACAGCATACTACGGTAACGGGAACAACCATTCGGTAGAGAGTCCTGCTCCGACTGTGACCACAAAAGACAGGCTTGCATTGTTGACACCTGTATTCATCGACCAGCAGTTTGGAGCTTCAAGCGCAGCATCTATAGAAAAGCCTTTAGGAGCTATCACAACAAATCCAAAATACAGCTTAGTTACATGCAAAAGAAAAAGCTTCCTGATGAATCCGCAATTTGCAAGTGCAGGCGGTTCGGTAGATAATCCGTGTTTCACGCTTATAGCAAGAATGGATAAAATGCCTCCTTACCTTGTCAACACAAAAGATGGCATAGGTATCTGCATAGAAAATGGAGACAGCCCGATGACTGTAAAAATCAAGCAATTTATGCTTGTGTATGGATTGGCAGACATAAAGATGCGTATGAGCTGAAAAAGATTATGGGGTTCCCTGAAAACTATATTCTTGTCGGTACACAAGCTGACCAGAAGAAGTTTATCGGGAATGCCGTAGAGGTAAATATGGCTCGCGTCCTTTGCGAATGCTTATGTCTAAGATTATCAGAAAAACATTTTAAAGTAGCATAATAACCAAAACCACAAAAAGAAGAAAAATGAAAACAATCAAGACACACACAGGAAAGATTTATGTAGATTCAGAAAAGAAGCTGGAATTTCTTACCGTGGGAGACTACGGGAAAGAAAACAATATCAAGGCCGACTTCTTGGGCCTGACCAAAGAAATAAACGGTGTGGCCAACACAGAAGTTGACTTGAGCAAGAAATGGGTGGCCACCATTTCTACGCAGAAAGGATGCCCGATGAAATGTAAGTTCTGCGACGTACCACGTTTCGGATTCCATGGTAACGCTTCGCTGGAAGAACTGGCCTATCAGATTAGAACCATCATTGAAAATGAATCGGTACTCCACACAGAAAGATTCAACGTACATTTCGCCAGAATGGGAGAGCCTACCTGGAATGAAAACGTACCGTCATTTGCTCTGCAGCTGAAAAGGCTCGTAAAGAGATGCGGACTAATGGCAGACACCGTTCATCCGGTTGTATCCACCATGCTGCCAAAAGCCAACAAACGACTGAAAGATTTTATTCTTACCTGGTGCGACATCAAGAACGAGTTCTACCACGGAGAAGCCGGACTGCAGTTCTCAATCAATTCTACCGACGAAGCACAGCGAAACGAATTGTTTGACGGGAAGAGCCTTTCGCTTCAGGAAATTTCCGCATTGGCAAAAGAACTTCCTATGCCGAAAGGAAGAAAATACACGCTGAACTTCCCGGTTACGGCACAAACCATTCTCGATGCAAAGGAACTTTCTTCGCTATTTGACAAAAAGAAGTTTATCGTAAAAATCACGCCGATTCATGAAACCAGCTCGGCCATTGAAAACGGTTTTGAAGTAACCGGATATTCCGATTACGATGTGTACCGCAAGTTCGAACAGCCGCTGCTGGAAGAAGGATGGGATGTCATCGTATTTGTTCCGTCGAAAGAAGAAGACTCCGATAGAATCACCTGCGGAAACGCATTAATCAGTGACAAGGAATGATACGCATATTGGTTGTAAATGGAAGCCCGCATGAGAATCGCTCATGCGGGAATGTGGCAAGGTTTATAAAACGGTTTGCCAAAGGGATGCAGGTAGATATTTTCTGGCTTGGAGAGCAGGTTTCACAGTGTGATGCGTGCAGGTCATGCAAGCGCGGAGGATTCTGCAAGACGGAAGACAGCGTGAACAACTTCGTGCGCATAGCCGGTAATTACGACGGATACCTCTTTGTGAGTCCGGTGTATTACGGTAGCATAAGCAGCCAGATGGATGCGTTTCTCACCCGTCTGTTTTATTCCAATCCAAAGCTGATGATGTATAAGCCGGTGGCAGGAATTACCGTGTCCAGAAGAAGCGGAAACACGTCTGCATTCAGCCGGATGAACATGTATTTCCTGATGCACTCCATGATTGTGGTCGGCTCGCAATACTGGAACGAGCTTTACAGCGACGATACTGGAGATACAAAACAGGATGCAGAAGGTATGGAAACGGTTGCTTCCTTGGTGGAGAATATGAAATATGTCATTGAAGGTCTTTCTAACGTAGAAAAACCGATGAAAAGATTGTATGTTCACACGAATTTTATCCGGTAAAAAGTAGTGATAAAGTTTACAGATAATATCAATTATGTTTAATTAGTAAAAAAATGGATAAACCTGAAGTAAAACGAAGAAAGAAAATCTGCACAAAGTGCGGAAGAAATTTATGGCTTCGTGAATTCTATAGGAACAGTAATGGAAAACTTTTCTCAGAATGTAAGGAATGCAACAAAAAGCGCAATATAGAACAATACAAGAAAACCCAAAAAGTCGCAGACGGAATATTCTACCACAAATCGTATGGAAGAATAATGGTTCACAATGGAAAAATTACTTGCATATTCTGGTCTCCTGCAATGATCAGTTACCTTCAGAAGCACTTCTCTACCACAAAAAATCAGGAATTGGCAGAAGTGCTTGGAGTGTCTTTACGTACAATCACTCGAAAGGCACGTGAGCTTCACTTATATAAAAATTCCGAGTGGATTCAAGGAGTTTGGAATGAACACAGGCTTATAGCCCAGTCTGAGAGCAAGCGTAAGGGATATCCGGGATCGTTTAAACCCGGATGCACTGTTGGAAAATATTATTGGTTCAAGAAAAAAACTACATAAAAATATATGGAAAACGGAAACGTGGTAAAAAGAATCAGCCATCCTGTCGTTGCCGTAAATCCAAACGGAACAGTGGCTGGATATTTCAGTTCAATAAAAGAAGCAGCTGTAAAAAGTGGAAGAGGACGGCATGCCATATCACTGAGTTGTCGTAAAGGTTCTATATGCAAAGGATTCAAATGGTATTACGAAAAGGATTTCAGGAAATTATACAAGGAACAACGTATGGATGAACTGAAATTTTCCCCTGATCCAAACAGGGAAAAAGACTCTGGACATTATTGTAAAGGGCATAAGCAATATAAAAGATTTCAGGACTGGTCAAAAGAACTGCAAGAAAAGAGAAGAATTATTTCGAGAGAAAACTGTTTAAGGCTTATAAACGACCCTGATAGTAATTTTGGCCCACACCGCAAATCACCTCCTGGAATCTGCAAAAAAGTAATTGCATTGGGAGCAGGAGAAGTGTATTATTCGGTAGCTGAATGTGCGAGAAAGAACGGAGTTGGACTGTCAGCGTTATTTGCTTCTTTAAGAAGGGGTACCAGGTGCGGAGGTAAAAAATATATGTTTTACTCTGTGTATGAAGAAGTGAACAAAAGACTAAAAGAAAAGGAAGTAATTTAGAAAACTAATTTTGTATAAAAACATAAAAGTATAAATGTATGAAAAAGCAATCAAATAAAAACGGTTACGCCAAAGTATTGAAAGATAAAGTGGATGAAATTGCACTGGAATGTGGATTCTATAAAGAGTCAAACAGCCCAGCGAACCTTTCGTCAAATTACCGTGACTCAGTGCTCCCGCTTCTAATTTCGTTCTATGCTACAACCGGGACCATCGGTATCAGTTACTGCAAAGAACCTTTCAAATGGTTCAAAGGATGCAAACAGGAAATGATAAAAGATATTTTTGAAAATCCATTAAACTACGTATAAGCCATGTCAGAGCAGAAAACCATCAGTCAGGCGGTAAAAGAGGAGTTTCTGGACCTGACGCACTGGGCCAACAACATGATCCGGAAGCTTCAGACCAACTTCGAAACACAGCATGTATGGCCGGGGGGATTCCCCGGTCCGTACATCGGATACCGCAATACGCCTGCAGCCAAACGGAGTACCGGACAATCTTACCGTCGCATGTATGCCAAGGTGTTCAATGGGGCCGGAGGTGACACAAAGAAGATTTCCTTCTTCTTCAACTATTACCTGTATTTCGTGGATATGGGTGTCGGTGCGGGACAGCCCATTGAAGATGTGGATAGAGACGAATTTGCCCATTACAAGAAATTGTATAAAAAATGGAAAGAAGAAGGTGACCGCCAGTCACGACCTATCATTGCCATGGAGGTTCGTCATCAACTAAAGCGACTGCAAGTGCTCGTGTCTTCCTATTATCAGGACTTCATCGAAAACGGCGTACTTGTTTCTTTCCAGGACGAGTTTAAACGAAGTGATTATAAATTCCGGATGAAATGAAAACGATAATTAGAATATTGTCGAACACGTTCTTGCTGGTAGGAATGTATTTTCTCCAGCAGATAAGAATAGAACTGGCTATCCTTCTCCTGGGTGTCTTCCTCATGTTCCAAAAAGAATCGGAATTGACTAATCTTCTGGGAGGAATTATCACAGCAGCTATGATAGTCATGCTACTTTATGCTGAATTAGGGAAATTGGGAATATGGCTTTCGTTACTGGCTTTTGCTTTTATCGGATTTATAATGTTACTGGATAAAGAAATAAGAAAACCCACAAAATTTTAATTATGACAGAATTAAAAGAAATCATCGAAGAATGGGCCACGAAGTACAAGCCCATGCTTCATACGCCCGGAGAAACCGGAAAGAACAAACGGTTTTTCCTTTTCGACAACATTGTAGCTATTCCCTCGTTCATGAGCAAGCTGCCTGACTTGAAATCGCCTTGTGTGGGATACGAATTTGCCCAGGACGGGACGATCAGAGGCGGTCTGGACAAACCTGTGCACGTTATTTATTTCCTCGTTAAAACGGGAAATATGAAGCCTACCGACAAGCAGCAGTCATACGAAGCCATTCAGGAAGCGAAGATGCACATGCAGAAGTTCCTGGCATGGCTTCGCGATCAGCAGGAGAAACGAAAGATTTTCCGGAATATCAATCTGGAAACGGAAGAGCTTCACTATTCTACCTACGGCCCTTTCCTGAACAACTGGTATGCGGTTTTTCTTGAACTGACCGATGTACAAAAAGTAGAGCTTTGCATCGACACGAAGGACTATGTGGAGTGAAAATGAAATCCCGGGACTGTGCTTTCCGTTCCGGGATTTATTCGTTATTTTCTTACTTCATAAAGTAGTTTTACATCTTCGCCATACACTGCATTAAGCGCTTGCTTAAATGGTGCGCTCAGCTTTTCGTCAATATAAGTCGCTACGTATGCAGCCGGTACAGATAGTGTCACTTCCTCACCATTAAGCGAAACAAATTCAAGCGACGACAGCCAGGTGTTAAATTCAACCGGACTTACAGAACCTTGAAGAAGTTCCATAAATGCCATCCATCGGCTTTTATCTTCCTCGCTTATTGTTTTATGCTTGACGGTTTTCTTCTCCTCTACCCTATTATCTTCTTTTGTTTCTTTTGCCTCCGGAGTATGCTGGATAATAAAATTCTTGAGTGAAGTTACCACATAACTTTTCGGATTGTTTACTTTATACCGGTTCATTCGGTCACGAAGTGCCAGCACTTCGGCCCGGAAATCGTTCATCAGTTCTTCAGGGAGCATATCGGTCAGCATACGCACATCTGTTTCCGTCAGTTTATATTCAGAGCGAAGCAAGTCCCAAATATCGGCGGGAAGTTTTTGCTGTCTTCGTTTACGCGACATTTCCTCCCCAAGTTCACTCAGCTTGATTTTAAATAATATCTCGTCAGGGTTTCCTCTCTTCGTTGAACCCTTATATACAGGCTCATAATCAAAAGTAAAGTCCACCTGATTTTCGCTGGCCATACGGTCGAGGTCTTCACGTATCGGGTCCATCACTTCCTTACAAAATTTACTGAATTTCGGGTATCGGTCTTTTTCGTAAGTCTTAGTAACTACCCCGTTCACCTCCACATTTTCCAATGTTATCACTCCCAGGAATTTCTTGAGCTCCACATATTCCACCGATTTCTTTGGGAAGTCTTTCCATCTGGAAAGATAAATATAAATGCTTGGTGTACGTTTGCGTTTGCAGATACGGGCTATTCGGTAAATGTGGTCAAGATAACCTTTCCCGTTACCTAAATCGCACAGTTCTTTCAATACCTTTGCATCCATACGCGCTTCCACGTAGTTCATCCTCCTTTCTTTTTCTTTCGAGCCTGAAACCGGAATCATCGGCATTTCAATCGTAGAAAACAGATGTGCGTATGTACGAATAGGTCTTCCCACTTCATCATATCTGTAAAAAGAACAGTTCATCTTCATCAGATTATCGCATGCCTCACTAAGATACATATAGTCACGAGGACTTACTCCAAGAGAGGAAGCGCTGATTCTGAATGTGAGAATCTGATTGTCGTCCAGGTCATCAGGGAAAAGTGACATTTGTCCGTCTGCACGTCTGTTTTTCAGAAATTCATTGAAGCGGTCTTGCATGGACTTCATGATTTCTATCATAATACTCCGCTGGTAGAGTGAAAAATCTGCCCCTACCATGGCATACAGATAGGGTTGTTTAATAAACTCTACTGAGCTAAGCTCTTTAATCAGTGAGTTGCTTGATTCGGTGGTGCTTTTCTTCCGTCGCATAGGCTATCAGTTTATTTTTCGTATTTCGTAAGTATTCCCATCGGACTGGAATGTACCTACCTTCACGTATTTTTCATCATCAATAAGAGAGAAAACAGATATTCCCAACGCATCGGCCACACTTTCCAGAAATTGCAGGTTAGTACGTGACGGACCGTTTAATTTCTTTGTCAGACTTGAATTGGAAATACCCAGTCTCTTTGCCAGTTCATCCTTGCTTATACCTGACTCTTTTAATCTTTCTTCTAAATAAATCTTCATTGGTTCGTTATTTGGTACAAATATAGATATATTTTCCAAAAACGGAAAATAAAACGACAATATTTTCCAAAAACGGAAAATATTGAATGAAAATAGTTCGGAAAGTTTGCACCTTTAATCTATATATGTTCGGAAATTTTTCCCTATATGACGGAATCTTTACCCATACACACGGAAACTTAGTACATATCGACGGAAATTTTACCCCTAAAAACGGAAAGTTTGCACCTTTATTACTATAACTATTTGTTTTATAGCAAATTACGCTTTACTATATATCTTATATCATAATATCATTAATAAAAGCAGACCGATATATTTTTTCTTTTATCCCTTATTTAAGAAACTATCGTTTCTTTATATTATAACATATAGATAATTATATAGATGCTGAAAATCATTGATTATTAGGTTTTTAAAAGCATGTAGGTGCAATGATTCCGTCAATAGGTGAAAAGATTCCGTCAGTAAGGGAAATTATTTCGTGTAAAGGTGCAAAGATTCCGAACTATATAAAGGTGCAAACTTTCCGAACTTTACAATAAAAATCCATCAAAACCGGAAACGAAACTCCGGACGTGCGTTAATTATGGTATAAACTTAAAACTAAACAACATGAATTTGTCGAAAAGCATTTGCATGGCTGCCATCCTGATTATGGCGGCTTGCAGCAAGGAAAACATCGTCCGTCCGACGGATATGGAGCAGACGAGTGAGAAAACGTGCAGGGTGTCTTTCCTTCCGGTGTTTATGGAAATCGGACAGGGAGACATCAACCAGTGGAATAATTCACGTGCCGGCACGCTGGCCGAGCTGGCCACTACCCTCTCCTATTGGGATTACATGGACGGAGAGCAGATGCAGGCGGACACCGTTTCGCTTCCTTCTCCCATTACCCTGAACATGAAGTATGGAGCGCATCATGTGTACTTCCTGGCTCACAGCAGTACCGGAGGAAGTATGGAAAGCATGAAATATACTCCTGAGAAGGTAACAGAGACTTTCTGGCAGGACTTTTCGCTTCAAGTGGACGAGAATATGGCTTCGAGCCAGGAACTGCAAATGAAGCGCGTAGTAAGCCGTGCCATGATTACCGTGAAAGATGCGTTCCCTGCCTCTGTGAAATCGGTACGGATGACGGTAGGCGGTCATCTTCGAACGCTGGATGTGACTACCGGTAACGGTGACGCGGATTCCGCATCCGACTATACGATTACCTGGGAGATAGGCGACGAGTATGCAGGCCGTAGCGGGCTTTATTTCTCCGTGTTTACCTTCACTCCTACAGAGTCGGAAGAATTTGACGTGGCGCTGAAAATAGAGGCTTTGGGAGCCGACGGGAAAATGCTTTATGGTGCACAGGCTTCCGGCGTTCCGCTTCTGAGGAACCGGTGCACAAACGCCATCTGCCGTCTGTTCAGTGGAAATACAGGAATCACTTTTTCTGATCCGGACGAATGGAATCCGGTCATCGAGATAGAAATGTGACATCATTAAAAAAGCGAAGGGCAGAGAAGCGTGTGCTCCCCTGCCCTTTCGGTGTATGAATTGTGCGGAATTATTTCCCCACGATGTCTTTGTAGTATTTGTCAATGAACTCCTGCGCGGCTACATTCAGCAGGTCGATGACAAACACCAAGGTATCTTTCTTTTCCTTGTTACGGCCTTTGTTCATGCTTTTCTTAATGTCTTCCAGCTTCTCCAGCATGTCTTCGTCCAGATAGACATTCCGCATGATGCGTCCCTCTTTTTCATCTTTTCTAATTCTTTTTCGTATGCCGTTTATTTTCCGTTCTACTGCAGGTGATTCGCTTTTCACGGATTCTTTATCGGGCGCAGCTTCTTGTTCCGGACGGATGTTTTCCTCTTCCTGGTTATTTGCTTCAACACATGAGTTTTCAGCAGTGAAGGTAGCAGGAGATTCTCCCGTCTTTTCTTCTGCCTTTTCCTGAGTCGCAGCACTCTCCTCCCCTGCCTTCTCCGCGTTGGCGCGTGCTTCCTCAATGCCCTGCCGAGCATCAAGCATTGTTTCATTCAGGTTGAATCGTTGTTTAGCCATAATCGTGGGTTTTACTGGTTATCTAATCGTGATAGAATCTCTTTTGCCAGCTCCATGTAGTCGGCAGCTCCCGTGCAGTTGGGCGCAAAATCGAACACGTTCATGCGCTGCGCAGGCGATTCGGCCAGCTGAATGTTCGTGCGGATGGTGGTATTGAACACCTTCCCAGGGAAATTCTGATTCATCTGTTCGTATGCCTGACGGTGAAGCGACAGACGCTTGTCGTAGCGTGACATGATGTAACCAAGGATTTCAAGTTTCGGATTCACCAGCTTTTTGATTTCCTCGTATTTTGCGGTAATCAGTCCCATTCCGTCCAGGGCAAATACTTCGCAGTTGATAGGAATCAGCAGGTAGTCAGAAGCCACCATTGCATTGATAGAAACCAGTCCGTAGTTCGGAGGGCAGTCAATCAGGATAAAATCATAATGGTCTTCCAGATTGTTCAGCATCATGCGCAGGATGTATTCGCGTCCGGTACGGCTCACCAGTTCCTGTTCGCACTGGTATAAGTTCGGGCGTGAAGGAATGAAGTCGAAGCTTTCTTCGTTTTCATTTTCACAGAACACACATTCCATGATGCTGGCGTTTCCGGACATGGCTTCGTAAAGGGTTTTACCATCCTTTTCCGTGGCCAGACGAAATCCCATCATTTTTGATGCGTTACCCTGTGCGTCGGCATCTATTACCAGCACACGTTTACCAAGAGAATGTAAGGCTTTTGCCAGATTGACGGTGGTAGTGGTCTTCCCTACTCCACCCTTAAAGTTGAATGAAGAAATTGTAATTGCCATATCAAATGTTTTTGTTTTATTACACTGCAAAGATAGTCGTTTTTTTTCATTTCCGCCATAAATACAGAAATATTTTTATGCAAAAATGTAAATATTCAAATGTGCAAACGCATAAAAGTATTTTTGAATAAAAATATAAAAACATTTTTGTGTGGATACATAAAATAATAATAGTATAAATGAATAAAAGCATAGAAGTATAAAAACATAAAAGTATTTTTATATAAACATACTTTTGTGTGGAAATACAAAATGGATGAGAGAAAGATATTTTAGTACAAAATCATGGAAGTATGAACGTATAAAAGAATAATTGAGTAAAAGTATAAAAGTATAAAAACATAAAAGTATAAAAACATAAAAGTATGAAAGAGTAAAAGTATCTACATTCAAATATTCATATATGCAAAAGAATAATAATGTTTTAATACAAATGAATGAAAATATAAAAGCATGAAATAATAAAAGAGTAAAAGTATTTTTATATAAAAGCATAAAAGCATGTTTGAATAAAAGTATTTATTATAAATCAGATAATCAATTAGTTTCAAAGTTTGCTTATGTGCGGTAAAAACATTATATTTGCAAAGAATTGAGCATGAAAATGTTCTTTGTTTTATTACACCTGGATGGGGAACAGTGGTTCTTCATCCTTTTTCTTTTTGATATTCAGAGAAAATAGGATATATTTGCATCATCATGAGAAAAATAGTAACCATGTTATTGCACACGGTGGTGTGCACTTTATTCTTTATTTTGACAGAATTAAACTTACACAAAGTCCTATTTTCCTGTGAAGGAAGATGGAAGGATAATCGCAAAAAGTAATGTTGTTTGATACAATCATTATCAGTGTTATGTTTACCGCGCTTCCCTGTGAAGGGAGGTGCGTTTTTTTGTCCTTCATTACCATATTAACCTTGTATATCTTTGTACCAAAACAAACGAAAGATGAAGAAACCGACCAAACGTCTGCTCTGGACGGAGGCGTACAAGCTGATGAACGCCCGCACTCCGGACGGGAAAAATAAGCCGTTCGACATACGTTTTGTGTGTAAGGACGGAACGATAAGCGAATGTTACAACGTGCAGCGTGCCGTTTCGTACAACCGCGAAAAGGGATACCGTAAACTGGTAATGCCAAACGGAGATTTCCGTTACGTGTACGACGTACTTATTCTGCAGATTAACGACACAAAGATATTGGTTAAGTAGTTATATGGCGACAAACACAAAAAATACAAACCGTAAGAAGTCCAACCAGGGAATAAAGGAGTTCAGAGGAAAAGTGACTTCACTCGTAGACCGTGGATACCAGTATATCGGAATGGCCCGCGTGTCGGAAATCCCGTCTGTATCTTCCTCGGAAATGATGAAAGGGGGAGGGGCTATCGGCGGGCTGCCCATTCATGGCACGTTTGATATTTTCGACAGCCGGCAGTCAAACCCGGTGCCGGTCAGCAATGCCGGGACACCCGGATTGGGGTACATTCCATGGGGACCTGGAAACATGCTGCCGAATACCATCTACAAGCTGGTAGGCAGTCTGCCGTACACGGCGACCGCCATCAAATATATTATCGACCTGACGGTAGGGCTCGGGCCACAGCTCATGTACCGATGGTCACGCTATGTAAACGGTACGGTAAAGACTGAGCTGATTCCCTTCAAGGATGCCGGACTACTGATTCGTAACCGAATCATGGAGATTCAGGCACAGATTGACCAGCAGAAAGCAGAAAGCGGCGAAGAGCAGGGTGGGGGAGGTACAATCACCTGGTCGCAGGCCGTCTCCGGAGAGGAGCAGAAAGATACCGCACAGGTTGGAACACCGGAATACGAGCTGAAGCAGCTTCGTGAAGACTATCGCACCTGGGAAGAGACCGACAAGGAATGGGACAAGTTCTGCGAAAATAACAATCTGGAACTTCACTACCTGAAGTGCATGACAGACGACGCGCACATGGACATTTATTTCCCGACCATCGGGCTAAGCATCGGACGGAAGGACCAAGAGTGGGACCCGAAAATTGTCAAGTTAGGAAACATTCCGGCGGTGTGCTGCCGTATGGAGGAAATGGACGAACGGATGCGCATCAACTACGTGTATTATGCGGAGAAGTGGAGAAAGGATGCCACGCCAAAGCTGGAAAGAAAGGATGTAGTGGCCTATCCCACACTGATGCCGGAAAACATGCTTACAGAGCTTCGCCGTCAGGTGGAAAAGAGTAAGAACCGTCCTCCGAAGAAACGTACCACCTGGTTCTGCTGCCCAAGCTATTACCCTTCAATGCTGAAACCTTATTACCCGCAGCCCGCCTGGTGGAGTATCTTTCCGTCGATGACCTACGATTACGCCACGACATTGATTACCGACAAGGCCATAGCCCGACAGAATGCGACCATGTGGGGGAAAATGATTTTCATCAACAACGAATACCTTCGTGCGATGTTCGATGAAATGGGAGCGGATACTACCGAAGCGAAACAAGCTGTACGTGACAGTATCTATAAGAAGGTGAATGAGTTCCTTCAACGCCGCGAGAACAACGGGAAAACTATCTGCCTGGACTCGTTTGTAGGTCCTGACGGAAAGACGATGCAGCATGCGGTGGAAATTGTGGATGTGCCACAGCTGACAAATTCCAGGGATTTAAAAGAGGAGTTGTCCGAAATCTCAAGCGTGGTGTTCTTTGCCATAGGGGTTCACCCTTCTTTGATTGGAAGCACACCCGGGAATAGCGGAAGCACCGGAGGTACCTACATGCGCGAATTGCAGTTGCTCAAGCAAAACCAGCTTTCTACCCGGCAGCGCATTTATCTGCGGTTCCTGAAGAATATCTATACATTCAACAAATGGGACAAGCACGGAGAAATAGTCATCCGTCAGCAGACATTTACCACGCTCGACCGTAGCGCAACCGGCACAGAAGAGACAGAATCCACGCTATAACATACATTTTTCTTCTTCTTTTTTTTGGTTTTATTCACAGAAAAAATCCCGGCAAAACGTCTGATTTGTCGGGATTTTTGTTGATTTTGGCTCAAGTGTTTATTAATAGATTTTTCAGTGTCGATACTACGCCACTTCAGTCGCGCTTAATAGATTTTTTAGTGGCGATACTACGCCACTGAACTCGCGTAACTACGATTTTTCTTCATCTTTGCTTTTTGAATCTTTATTTTCCGGCTGTTTTTCATGGCTTGTGTTCCCTTGAATGGCGTTTAAAAGATTGATAATCAATCTGTGTTCAATCCGCTTTATCATCAGGAACTGGGTGCATGTCTTGGCTATCTGTGCAATGATGAAAGAAAGCATCAATATAATAGAGATGAAAAAATTGTACAACAAGTCCCTTGTTTCAGTCCCGTTAAAATATGAAAAAACAGAAAAGGCTATTTGAGCACATACGAAAATAGGGAAAATAAAGTTGATTGCTTTTAAGATTTTATCTTTCATAATCCGTTTGTATTTTTATGTATAAATGAATGTATAAAATTACTGTTCTATTTCCACACGCAGATAGGGCATTCCGCCTGGTAGCATTGGCCATATCTCCTCGTCTGGTGTAAGCATCCGCATCTGTTTTGAAGCGAGTCCAAGCAGGCAAAGCTTTTCTACTTCTGTATGGAATCCTGTCCATAATTCTCCATCTTTTGCGCAAGCAGCTTGCAGGAAAGAAGCTCCGCCACCTTTATCTTTAAAGAATCCGTCAGGTAATTGCAACAACATTTCTCTGATTTCCTGCCGGTGCTTTTCGATACGTTCCGTATGGAATCCTACATTTACGTTGGTATTCTGAATAGAACGCACAAAAAAATGAAGTCCTTCTTTCTTACATTCTTCGTATTCTTCGTGGCTGCGAAACATGCAGTCGGCGAAAATTCGGTCTACGTTTTCAGTATTCAGTTCGGTCATGGCTCTGTGATTTTAATGTCGTCAAGGTTATTGAAATTAACGATGATTTCGCTAATAACGTATATATACTCTCCTTTCCTTTCACTTCCCAGATAGGTGGTAGTATTTATTTTGTCAATATTAGAATGTGGAAAAGCGTTTTCAAAGAGTTCTTTCAGCATATTGAAGTTCTTTTCGGAGGCAGTAAGGTGCTGCCCGTATCTTACGACAGATGACACATCGAATCCTTTTTGCTTCAACATGGACACCTGCTCTTCTGTTTTTCTCACATGTCTGAAAGAAAGGATATATCCTCTCAGAGTGACAGTCATTCCGTATTCATTGAATGTAATGCTTTCTATATTTCCGGTTCCTTCGTTGTGCCACCATTCATCAAATGATTCAGTGATAAGTTTCAACCTTTCCCTTGCATCCTCGTTCGATACCTTCATGCCAAGCTGTTTTCTTAGTTCACGGTTCTCATGGTTGAGTGAGCGTATTTCCTGGATGTATTCATTGTACTTTTTATTCAGGCTGTCTTCATATCCAAGTTCGTTCAGGATGTCTATTGCATTCTTATGAAACAATTCAAGCAATGCTTCTTTTGTACCCTCTTTCAGGCTCCCTTCTTTTAGCATGTAAAGCAATAAAGAGATTCTTTCGTTTATTTTCTTCTGTTTCTCTGTCAGCTTTTCGTAAAGCATTCCGTCCGGATCAAGAACTGGAGTATTATCATCGTTCTTTTTAAAGTTTATTTTTCTTTCTTCCATGGTTTATTCGTTTTAAATGTTTTCGGCCAGCAAGTCTGCTATGTCATCAAGTCTTATCAATTCGCTTTCCTCGCATGAATTTATGCAAAGAATAATGAGTCTGTTTATCTTTGCTTTTCTATTCATTACTACATCCAGCTTTGTTTTTCCTCGATTTACATGTATTAAACCCAAATGTTCATTTACCGCTTCTTTCAGTTCCTCAGATGGGTTCTGTTCCGAAGATTTGGCAAATTGAATCATCAGTCTGACAGCTTCTTCTTCACTGTCTTCCAATTCACGTTTTTCTATGTAGTAATAAGTCCCGCTTTCATCCAGCATAAAGGATTCCAGATCGGCGTATTCTTCACACTCGTATTTTGACTGTACTACGTTTACAATATCCAGTGCTTCATGCGCCATATCCCTTTCGCCTGAATCAATATATCTGTCACATTCATGAGCGAAAATGTCTCGTATATATACAAGCTGGTCCTCGGTAAATTCTTTTTTCATGGTTTATTTTTTAATGTGATAACAATCATATAATTCTCCGGTAAATATAAAAAATTATTTCATTTATTATTTTTTACCTTCTGATTTTGATTCCATAATCTTACTCCGGTAGTGGGTTATCAAATATTTCTTTCAGTTTATTCATTGATTCCTGAATACGTTTTTCAAGGTTTTCCATGTAGTGGTCATCATTTATCGGATTGGGGATAAATGTTGTTTCTACTCCGTAACGACCTATGTCAAGAGGAAGAGGGAAGAACGCAACAGTATCTACTGTCGTTCCTGGAATCAAATTGACGGTAATGCTTACGCCTTTAATGTCTTTCACCATCGTAAACCAGACGCTATGATTCTTACACGTTGCGAGGTCCTTTATCAGTCCTTTCTCTTCCAGTGGTTTCAGGTATTTCGTAATGTATAAATCGGTGTTTGCTGATTTCCTGTTTAGTTCATCATTAAGGGTTTTATTTGCATTCATCAGTCTTTGATAAATAAACCTCCGTTCAGGTGACCGGAATGTTTCCTCCACCGATACATCGGACTTGAAATATGTGATATGGTCTTCATCGGCCTCCGTTTCGATAATTACTTTCATTGAGTTTTCGCGTGAGGGTTCATTTAGTCTGAACATGATACGACATCTGCATGGAATCACCCGCAAGTCTGCGATAATTCCTTTCTCTTCCAGCGGTTTCAGGTATTCAGACACATATTTTTCTATTGAGTAATCGTTTGCGGTCATAGGCTTATTCCTATTTGATAAATTGTTCTTTTATATACTTTATTCCTTGAAGGATATATTGTTCAATTGTCTCTGTGTAATGCGGGTCATTCTTCGGGTTTAGAAGTCCGGCCCTGTACAATGGCCTGTATTTGCAAAATCCAGTAGTGGGATAAAAAAATACGCAGTCTTCATTTTTACCTGGTTTTAAATGCGCGGATATTTCTTTCCCATTTATGTTTTCTACCAGCGTAAACCAAATATCTCTCTCACAGTCTTCATAAACGTCCTTTATAAGACCTTTTTCTTTTAGCGGTTTTAAGTATTTGGTGATATATTTATTTCCTTCCTCAATAACAACTCGATTGCTCTTTTCATCATACTGCTTCACCCATTTCATTTCACCTTCTAACCGCTCTTTAGCCTCTGTAATGAAATAGAGTATATTTTTTAGTTCATCGTATGAAGCCTGGTAACTAATCGCAGAAAAGAACAAAGTAAACTTGATTGTGTTTGAGTTGTTTTTTTTGTTTATTTCTGCTTTTATTGGAAGTCCTTTTATTAGTTCCTTCAATTGGAAACGTATCCTATTCAGATTAGGGTAAATTCGTATTCTGTATATGGTTCCTTTCTCTTCCAGCGGTTTCAGGTATTCAGACACATATTTTTCTATTGAGTAATCGTTTGCGGTCATAGGGCTATTTTTCTTTTATTTCTCTGATTGACTGCATGAAATAAGCATTATCCAGCATGTTGAGAAGTCCTCTTTCTTTTTCACTGATATACTTTTGTTTGTTCCACATTTCATATAAGGCATCTTCGGTGAGAAGTCCTGCCGGTAAAATACGTCTGGTGAAGGATTTCATATCTACATGCTTGATATGGTACTGCCAGCATTTGTACTGCATGAAGTTTGCATATTGGACGGCTATTCCCGGTCGGTCAATCACAGATCCGAGGAAAAGCAGGACTGCGTTCTCAATGGTGTAGGTGTGGTTCTCTTTTATCCGTTCGTGAAGGATGGCGGTTCCGTTCCATTTACCTAGCAAGGATTCAAAATTTTTGTCTGTTCTGTAATGGGGTTCGTTTATCATGCACATAAACAAAGTTTTTCCTTCTTCCGGTGTTAATTCTCTTTTGGGTTTCCGGTCAAGTTCCTCACACCATTTCTGAATGGCGTCCGGACCGAGGTCTTTCTGATGTTTAAATTCCATAGCAAAGTTGTTTTGGGGATTTATTTCTGTTTTTCGGTTTCTTGGTAATCACTCCATTCTCTTATCTCTGCATTGCAGCAGGGGCACAAAACATATAGCAATGTTTTTTCTATTCTTGTAAATGGGAACTCCCCATCACTCCTGGATTGCACGTCCCTTTTATCGAAAGTAAACTCACACCCGCAGAACTGGCAGGTCGCTATTTTCTTTTCGTATTTCCCTTCTTTTATAACTTCAATCATATTGTTAAAGGTTACGACAACACCACATACATGGCAGCCAAAAACAGATAATATAATTTGGTTTTACTCATGGCTGATTGCATTTACATATTGTTCCAGAATTGATTTCACTTTTCGGATGGATTCTGTTTCCAGGTGTATGACTGGGTGTGCATATTCTTCAAATCCATCTTCGTTCGTATATAGAATATACAGCATATCTTCTGTAAATTCCACGCCTTTAAATCTGACTTCATCGCCATCTGCCAGGACAAATATTTCATCCTCTAAATCCAGCTCGTCGATAATCTCATAACTTTCTATACTGAAATCGTCCATGTCATCATATTCACAGACGGGAGCCAGAAGCAGATAAATTTCTCCGTAGAGCTTGAATCTCTCCAGCATTTCTTCAGGTGTAATTTCTATTTTCATGGTTGCTTAGTTTTGATTAATATCCGTTTTCACATGCTTTGCAGCAAAATTTCTCACGGTTTCCAGCATCGGAATCAGTGATTTCGTATTTACGTCCACACTGCTGGCAGGTATATTCAATCACGTCCGACTGATAGTATTTGCAGGAATCTTCCGCTTTTACTTCCGTCCCGAAATTGGTACATTTCCCGTCGCCATAGCTGTTGCATGTTGCGCAGGTGTGGGAGAAGGATGCGGATTTTTTTAGAAGTTCTGGATTGTCATGAATGTTCCCCACAATTTCACACTGGAAGCCTTCTTCGGCTGTCTCGGTAAAGGAGTGTAGTGGGAATCCTCCATAAATCCGTTCGTTACATTCTTCTACGGAAGCATAAAACATACCTGCCTGGAATCTGATTACATACAGTTTGTTGTCATGCTCCCATCTCACGATGTCGTCTTTGTATATTTCTTTCCCGTTTTTGTCTGGGAGGCCGGAGAACTGGCCGATGGTATCTTCGTTTACGCATTCTCCTTTTCGCCAATCATCTTTAGGGAGTATGACGAAGTTATTCTTACGGTCTTCTGCCAATCCTCCATAAATCCATTGATTATGGATTAATCCTTTCCCTCTGAATTTTATTATTGGTTCCATACATCTACATAATAATTGTTCCAGAATTATTTTCTATGTATGTTTGAGTCTTCACGAACCGTAACCATTGATTACGGATTTTCCCCCAATATTCAATATCAATACTGTTGAAAATATGCCTGCGAATTTTTGAAGCTTTTTTAGCGTATTGCATAATGTCTTCGATAGGCCGTCTCATTCTTCTTTGAATATCAAAACCAATCTCTTCAATTCTATTATAACAATTCACTTTTATGTAACATAGTCCGATGCCTTCTACTTCTGCAAAGACAAATATGTCACTTAAAAATAATGGGTTATGTATCTCATATATTTTCATATCAGTTATTTTTCTGTATTGGGTAGTAAATCTTTTTTGTAAGTCCATTTCACGGCAGGAGAATAATATTCCTCCCAATCATCATCATAATCAACGATTTTCCCATTTCCCAAGAGCAATACAACATCATCATGGTTGTTTATATTTATATCGAAATCATGCCATACGCTGTTAATCTTACTTTCGTATCCATCCAGGAAACCTTCGCAATATGTCGTAGAGTCATAAGAGGACGGATTATCTCGGACAAGTTCTGATTTTGATTTGATCAACGGCATAAGTCGTGTGATTTTTTGCATACGTGAGTGTACATTGTTTGCATGTGAAAGTGCCTTATCCGCATTATCGAGCATGATGTTTATTTTATCTTCTTTTTTCATGGTTTGTCTTTTAAGTATTCCGGGTTCAGGTGATTATTATGTATAAGCCATTCAATCATGCAAATAACGGTGTCAAAAGAACCAATATTCATTTCCTGGTGCTTCATATCATATCCAAGTACTTCGTATGAAATAAACCAGAAGGTTCCGTCACTATTCATTGCAAAATCAGCATTTGGGCGGTTACTTTGAGTAATTGACTTTGGCATAATTTCCAGAAGCCGGTCAAGACTCCATGCAGGAACATCTTTTCCCCAGAGAGCGTCGAAAATCTCCTCTCCGGTCACCAGGGTTCCGTCCGGGTGTTTATGGAAAGGGCTTTCTAGTTTTGCTATTCTTTCCGGTGTCCAATACTTCCCTCTCAATGTGGGAGGTTTTGTTTGAAGTTCCCATTCCCATGATTTTACCCGGCTGTTGGTGTGGTGATACACCATGTCGGCCGTTTCCGGTTTCAGTCCCAGCGAAAGAAGTATTTCCGACTGGTCGCGTGTGGTTGCTATTTGTGATTTGAAGTCCATATTTTATTCCTCCACTTTTACAAAGATTACACCAGTTTTATCATTTCGACTTATATCGCATTTACCTACAAATGCTTCAGCAAAATCGTCACACATCGGGAAATTCTCGTTCCAGAAAAAACATCCTACACACGATGTAGGCTTTTTAGATGGTTCAACTTTCAGCTTCACCAGCCCGCACTGGAAAATTTCTCCTATTTTAAATTCCTTCTTCGCCATATTATAATTCCATTGATTTTTGAAGTTCACTGACAAGTGCATCCGCTGATTTGACAGACACTTTAGCAAGTGATGTAAATGGGAAATCTTCTTTTGTGGTTAGAAATTGCATTAGCTCAGGACTCGCATGATTCGCTGCCATTATTGCAATTGCAGCCTGTATCCTTACTTGCTGCCAATCAGGATAAACATTTTTGAAATCCAGTTCGGTATCAAAATAGGTATTCCCATCAGAGTCTTCATATACACTTTTTGCACCAGACTTTGCAGTAGGTTGAGAGTTAAGGTTAAACTTAACTTCAACAATTTTACCGGTATATAAAACTTTTGCTTTCATGTTTTATTCCTCTACTTCTACAAAGATTACATCAGTTTTGTCTTCTCTTTCAGCATGGTAACAACTACCAATAAATTCTTGTACAGCTGTGCAATATTCCAGCCCAACCAGGTCACATCCAGTACAAGTACCTATCTTTTCTTGTTTAACTACTTTCAGCTTCACAAGCCCACACTGAAATGTTTCTCCGACTTTAAATTCTTTCTTCGCCATAATTAATCTTCGTCTTTAGGGAACAACTTCTCAATATCGTTGGTATAAAAGCTCAGTATATCTTCAAAATGATCAATGTAAATACCTGTTCTTTCTGCTAAACAATTAGGGAATCGTTCAGTATCTATTTCCAATATCTTATCAAAAACAGTCGTGCAATTAGAATATTCTATCCATACCGCAAGGCCATGGCCCATTTGCCATTCATATCCATCAATCAGTTCTGTGAGTAATTTTAATTTCTTGAAATCCATATCCTATTTATTTTCATTGTTCTTTAATCGAATTTGTTCCTGAAGCTGTTCAGCATTCTTTTTCTGAAAGTTCGGACACTGATATACATCTCCAAACGCGATTAGTACCATGACAGGGAATAGCATCCCATGCTGGCAACTTCTTCCAAATGCGTCAGCAAATGTGCAGTCTTCGCACCGCCCGTTTACGTCATACGCTGCCATATTATTTTTCTTTTTTATCGTTTTGTATTTCAGATAATTTATTAATCACTAGGTATGTAAGCATAAATTCTATAAAAAGAATGTCGTAATCCAAACCGGAGAAATAGCTCATTGCCATAACGAAAGCCACAAGACCTACAAAAATTGCTGTAGCAATAAAATACTCTTTCATCATTAATACCTGAATTTACCGAACTGAATAACTGCCATCGGCTTGCTGAAATCATAACCCCGGAACCACTCTTTCCAGTCGTCTATCGACAGGCCATCGTTGGCCGCAAGTTCTTTCAGTTCCGGATATTTACCGTCGATGTCAAAGAAATTGAAAGAGGCACATCCGTCGCGATCCAGCTGGAAGGTAAGTTTCTGAATACCTGTTCCGGATTCTGCGGTCAGACAGCCTATTGTTATTTGCCTGCTGAAATACGGACGGCCTTCCCACTGACGGACGGAGATAACCGCGTTACCTTGCTGCACCTCGTGTATGCGTTTTGCCCAAAGTGGAAAGTTGGACCGGATGGTGTGTCGTTTTTCTCTGGAAAGGAATTTCTCACGGAATCCGGTAGGTTTTCCCGACCTGGGATGTTTGGTCGGGAAAGATTGCGAAAGCATGAGCACGTAAGTCTTTTTCATAACTTTTTTAGATTTCATGTTCATCGTTTTATTACATTTACCTACCGCAAAAATAATAATTTTCAACCGAAATCGCATTAAAATTGTTTCTAAATTTCATAAAACCTCCGATTTTTCGTTTTTTGTCCTTCAAACTACCGAATCAGACCGCTAACTTTGAGGAAAAACACAAAGACTATGTTAGTAACGAAAACCGAAGAAATCAGGGCATACGTGCCCACCAGCGTGTACAGCGGCGACCAGTCACTTCTCACAATCATGGAAGAAACAGAAGAGAACATTCTTGTGCCGATACTTGGGCGTAAACTCTACGAAAAGGTATGCGGAGAATACGATAAGGCCATGGAAGAGTATGGCGGAGTGACGGCGGACTACGTGGAAAAAGAAAACCTTACACCCGAAATCCGTCTGATACGTGCCTGCCAGCTTCCGGTGGTCTACTTGTCGCTGGCCAACAGCACCGGCATTCTCACGGTGAGTCTGAACGACGGGGGTGGGCTGAATCAGGTGTACACCGACGGGTACGACAAGGCCGACGAGAAATCTGTGAGCCGGTTTGAGCGCGATGCGTATTTCAAGGGCCGTCGCGGAGTGGACCGTCTGCTGGTATTCCTGGAAGAGGATGCGTGCAGTCAGGCTCCCGTGTTTGCCGATTTGTGGCGCGAAAGCCGGTATTTCTACCTGCAGGGCGACTTGCTGTTTACTACCGCCATCGAGATGAACCGTTTTCTGGATATTAACGAAAGCCGGGAGAAATTCATTGGCATGCTTCCTGACATCCGCTATTGCCAGAGCGCTTACATAGAGCCGGAGATAGGGGAGGAGCTGACCGATGCGCTGGTGAAATGGTGCACGCGCTCGCTAAAGTCCGACCTTTTCACGGGAGAAGACAAGGATGCCATAAATGCGGTGTGGCAGAAGGCGGTGGACTGTCTGCGCATGGCGCTGGCACTCTACATCGAGTCTCGCCGTCCGGAAAAACAGCGCAAGTACAGCGAAAACGAGGCAGCTTACTCCATGACAAAGGCGAGGAAATTCATTTCCAACCATCAGGATTCTTTCGGAGAGTTTATAAAGGATTCTCCGCTGTATGTGCCGCCGCTCACTGAAACAACCGCACCGGACAAACAGCCCATATTCGATTACGACAACCAGGACAACGCCATCTTCGTCATGCGTCCGCAAGCCTTCACCAGGCACTGATTTTTTGTCCTTCATTCCCAATTGTCATATACCTAACTTTGGAGTATAAAGAAACGACAAATGGATACGACAAACTACCAGATACATCTTCCGGCCCTTCCCGACAGCTGGAACCGGCTGTCGACCGAAGAGCTGGAAGAGGTGAACAGACTTTACAAGCGTAAGGAGGCTATGGCTGCGGCAGGCGACGAGGAACGTGCCGACCGCCTTTTCAAGCTGAAGTGCTTCATGCTTTTTCTCGGACTGAAAATCGTGCGTCGCACCGTGACCGATGAAAATGGTGAGACGGTGTTTCTCTTCCGGCGCAAAGGGATTCGCCACCTGTTTGAGCGCATTCCCATGCGGGCATGGCAGGTGGACCAGTGGATAGACCAGAAGCTCGGTTTTCTGGACAATCCTTTTGCACGCACCGTCACTCCCTACGGAATTATCCTCCTTCGTATGGGAACCCTTCGTCTGAAAGCGCCGAAAGATGTGATGTCCGATGTCAGCTTTGCGCAGTACCAGTCCGCACAGAACCTGCTTATCATGTACTGGGATGCACAGAAGGTTCTACAGACGCTTGTAAGGCGAAAATCTACCCATGCCGCCATCCGGATGCAGTTGCGCCGCATGAAGCATGCACGATGCCGGTTTCTGGCTACGCTGTTCAACGAATCTGTGCGCGAGACGGGAGAGATACGCGAAGGACGCTACCTGCGTAAGTGTAAGCGCCGCGTGTGGTCGTTTAACTCCGGGCAGATACAGAAAAACGCCCGCTGGTTTAGCATGGTAGAAGCCCGCATGTTCCCCGTCATGGTGCAGTATTTTCAGAGCGTGCAGGAAGCCTACGCACGCATGTATCCGGAGCTGTTCACGCCTAACGGGAAAAAGAACGGACGGCAGAACCCCATCAAGATAGAGGTGGAAATGATTAACAACATCATGAAGTATCAGGGATTCAGTGACTACGACGCAGTGTACGACAGCGAGGCGGTCCGCATCCTGGGAATTATGAATGCCATGGCCAAAGAAGCAAAGGAAATTGAGAAAATGAATCAGAAATACAGAAAAGGGAAATGATAACCGATTACCAGAGTAACGCATACCGAATTTCTTACCAGGGCGTGTCCATGATAGAAAATGCACTGGAAAACCCCAACCTGATTCAGGTGGGGGTGGTTCCGGGCTGTACCATCATGGTGGCTCCGCAGAAAAGCTACGGAATAGATTATCTGCCCAACGGAGAATACCGAAGCTGGACGCTGACGGGATACAACACCCGTCTGAACCGAAAGGAGGCACACTACATCTATGCCCGTCTGGAACGTGATTCTGACGATGCCATGGTGCTGTTTTCCGTGAACGACTATGCTACTGACGGAAGCATCGGCGGAGAGAATCCCAGCGAAGATTTCTATTACATACGTATCGGAAGCATTACCGCCACCGACAAGCTGGAAGGTGCCACTCTCGACCGTGAAATTACACTGGACTACGGTAAGCTTTCTACTCCTGCAGGTAATGACCAGGATGCAGCCGGATGGAAGGAACTGTTCGAACTGACTGCAGAAGGATTGATCCGTCCGCTGAAACGCTTCACTTCCTACATAGTTCAAGGAACACTTTCCATTATCGGCAAACTGGTTATCAACGACAAGCAGATTTCTGATGTGGCTCGCCAGGGAGATGATGAAGAATTTACCCCCAATGACGAAGCGATACCTACCACCAAACTTCTTACGGGAAAGTATTTGAAATACCTTCGCAGCTTCTTCCTGAACAAAGACCGAGAAGATTCTACTCAATTTCTTCAAAAATTTCTTGGAGGAATAATATTACCATTTTTACAATCAGAATCATTTACATCTGGTATTTTAGGTTCAGGATTTCTGCTAAAGACAAATGAAGATGGTATAAGCTACCTGGAAGTTGACAAGATATTTGTCCGTATGAAAGCTATATTTCAGGCTCTTGAGATTCTTAAAACAGAGCTTGGAGGTGCTTCGTTTTTGTTTAATGCTTCAGGAGCAAGAGGAACAATCATAAAAGTTGAGCAGATAGAGCAGGAAGCTTATTTTATAGACGGCGACAAGGGATATTTCCCCAATGAAGATGAAGCTTATTTTTCTGATATATACAGATGCTATTTTATGACGGACGACGGAGAAACCGCTGTGGAAAATCTTTTCAAGGTAGGCGATTTTGTACGTTCGCAGACGTTTAATATAAAAGCTGGAGTATATGAAAACGTAAGTAACCATTACTGGTGGCGTAAGGTGGTAGGAATAGGTAAGGACTACATAGATCTTTCTTCTGTAAGTTATCAGGAAGACAGTGACATTCCAAAAGAAGGAGATGTAATTGTGCAGCTTGGTAATGAAAGAAACGAAGACCGGCAGAGTGCAATTGTACTTTCCGCATACGGAGATGGAGCCCCGTATCTTACAATGTATCAAGGAATAAACTCTTATTCACTGAAAGACAAAGATATATTTACAATCGGATATGATAATGTAAAGAAAGAATGCTATCTTAAAAATTACGGTAGGGCATATATAGGCACAAGAGATAGAAAAGTATATTTTGATTTTTCAAGTAAGAAGCTGGACATAAAGGCAGACAGTTTTACATTCAGTACAGGAGAGGTAGTAAAAGATGAACTTGAAAATAATAAAAAAAATATAGAGAATGTTTCATCGGAAATTTCGGTAGTAAAAGATCAGATCTCATTGAAAGTAAACACAAATGATCTTATACAAACAGGTATTGACATTACTAAAAAAACAGTAACAGTTACAGCCAGTAGTTTTTTTGTAAATAATTCGAAAGGAACTCCAATTGCGGTATTTACTACTGATTCATCTGGGAAACCTATACTTAAAGCTGATTATATAGATGTAGATAATTTGAAGGTAAAACATCTGGATGGTGCAGACGGGACTTTTACAGGAGAGTTGAAAGCCGCTACTGGTACGTTCACCGGAGGTGTTGTTACCAATTCTGATGGGAATAGGATTATATTAGATCCAGATTCAAGGCAAATGGCTCTTGTCTCAAGTTCCGGATCTATGCTTTCAAGCTGGTTTTTCTACAATAATTCTGGATATGAATCAGCCGCATTGTGTTTAAAAAACATAGAAGGAGAGTCTCTTTATATTTATCCTTTTGATATAAGGATGAACAGTGGCGATAAAAGTACACAGATAACAAACGGAGATATAAGGTTAAAGATGGGGACTTCGGGTATGGTTATAAACCCTATTCAAATATCAATGACTGAAGGAGGAAATTCAGTGACAGGATTTACTGGAAGTTTCTTGATTTACTCATTATATGATGAATCAAAGCCTATAAGTGAGAAGATATGGAAGAAGGTGAGTGTAAAGAATGGACTTATATATAAGATAGAAAACTGGTTTCTGTAATGAGGTAATATGGGAAAAGGAATAATTAACTATGATGCAGCCACAACAAATGAGCTGCTTGAATACGTCAAGAACATTAAAGACGGAGGTGGAATAAATCTTGATGCACCTAAAGACGGAAATCTATATGGGCAGAAAGATGGTGAATGGGTTAAAGCTCAAGAACAACTTGAAAGTGGTAAAAATATAAAGACTCTTAATGGAGTTTCTGTATTGGGAGGAGGAAATATTGATGTAGCGCCCACAATAGGAGAAAACGGGAATTGGTACATTAACGGAGAAGATACAGGGAAGCCCGCAAAAGGAAAAGATGGAGCTGATGGTGTATCGTTGGGAGAGATTGCTCTAGTTCAGTCGCTTGATACATCAGCAGGATCTGAAAATAAAGTAATTTCTCAAAAAATAGTCAGTAAAGAATTAGCAGAACGAGTGGCATACGATTCGCTTGGGAAGGTAGACGAAGTAACCGTGTAGACTTTTTGTCCTTCATTACCAGTGAATGATACGATAAATTTGTAATAAAAGAAATACCCATCATGAAGATATACGCAGGACAAACCCTTGAAGGAACAATGGTATTTACCGATGACGACGGGAGCCTTGTAACTGATTTCTCGCAGACAGAAATCAAGTTGCTTTTGCGCAACCGGCACGACGATTATCAGGTTCTTCTTTCAAAGGAGAATATGCAGACAGAAGAGAGCCAGGTAAAGTTTACATTCTCCTCTGATCAGACAAAGAAGCTGAGTGTGTCTGCCATAATCGAAGTAAAGCTTATCGTCGGCGAAGTGGTTCGAATAGCCAAGCAGGAACAGATAGAAGTAGTAGATAACCGCATTAAAGACCTATAGCATGAAAGTAAGAATTACATTTCAGAGTCCTCTAACCACGATAGGGGAGAAAGGTACAGGCTGTGTGGAGCTTCTTCTTGGTACAATTCTTAAAGGCGATAAGGGAGACCCTGGAAGAGACGGAAATGATGGTGCGCCAGGTCAGAATGGTGCTCCCGGGAAGTCGGCCTACGAATATGCGAAAGAACAAGGATTTTCCGGAACAGAAGAACAGTTCTCGCAAGCACTTGCAGGCGTGTTTCTTCACGAAAATATAGGTGAAACCGATGAAGTGACTATATAACCATGCAGAAAATAAGAATAGGGAAAGAATTTTCCGTAAGGTGGACACTAACCGTGAACGGAGAAAGAACAGATTTACACTCGCTACCTGTTACTGTGATACTTGTGTATCCTTCAGGGAGAAGGAAACAGATGGATTTTACAGCAGAAGGTGACGAGCTGCTTATTCCTGTAAATCGTGATGTACAGAAAGAAACAGGAGTATATAGGTTAGAAGCATGGGTTAACAAAGATAAAGATGGTCAGACGGTAACAGACTGCTGCAATGCTTTTTCACTGGTAGAAAGAAGTTGTCAGGAATCTGACGAACAAACCGGATCAGACGTAAAACTGGAGCAGGAAATAATTCTTTCCACTTCCAACATCCAGATGGGAGTAACAGGCAAGTCCGCCTATCAGGTTTGGCTTGACAATGGCAATGAAGGGACAGAGCAGGATTTCCTTAACTGGATGAAACAGCCTGCCGAGCAGTCCGCCGCACAAGCTCTCTCTGCTGCCCGGCAGGCAGAAACCTCGTCAGCAAATGCAAACGAGAAAGCACAGCAGGCCCAAAGCGCGGCTTCTTCCGCGTCATCGGCTGCGTCAGAAGCCCGACAGGCAGCATCGTCCGCATCATCTACAGCGGAAGAAGGGAACAAGCTTATAGAAAACCTGAAAAAATATGAGGAAGCACTGATCGGAATGCCGATCTATGAGAACGCAGGAGAAACAAACGAAATAAACATTTAAAATACGATAGAACAATGGCAGCACAAAAAGCACAACTGAAAGACCCTACCACGGGTGAGAAAATATATCCTGTCACCTCGTCTGCTTGTGTCGGAATGAGTGATGGAAGCGGGAACCTTGATAACAAACTTACCGAGCTAGTATAAAACGGTACGTAAATTTTGGGGTATGGCAATGGTTGTTACTCAAGAACTA